TGTGAGGTTGTGACGCGTAACGTTCATCTTTCAGATGATCCCTTTCGGTGTTACTCGGTCATGGAGTTGGTCAACCGTCGTTACGAATAAGATATATCCCGGACATGAAGGCGCTACGCTGCTGATTGGATCGGCCTCCGGGAACGAATTAAAAAACGTGATTATGAAAGTACTTATTCAAAAAGAAGTAAAGACAAAACGCTTACGTGAAGTAAGAATCGGGGAAACCTTTAAAAAAGAAATGCACATTGCAGAACAGGTAACAACCCTTTATATCATAGGAATCCCCGTTTTCCGGAAGAAAGAATTATTCAGCGATTAATTCCCTGATCTGATCAAGACTTTGATCTACATACAAAACAGCAGTAGCATCCGATCTTGAATAGGCAAAATGCACAACAGAACCAGACAAGTCGCTTCTTTCGACATAAGAAATAGAATTAACATTCACGATAAATTTGTCTTTCCCAGAATTTAGTTCAATAAACTTGCTCATTTTCTTAATTTTTTTGATTTGACACTACAAAGTTAAGAAAACCCGGTACAAAGGCGCGAAGCTGTCGATCGGATCGGCTGCCGGGGACAAATTTTTACTCAACTAATTCTTTAATTTTTATTGTTTACAGCTAACGAAGTTGGCAAAACCAACTTATCCGTATCCTCTTGCGACAAGCCGATACGGTTTCTTTTTTGACTCTTTTTATTTCCATACTATATAACTCGTGGCAATCCCTATCCGGGTATCCTTGCGGTGGTTGGTTAAGAAGACCGTATTGCCACATAACAAACATTGATATGAAAGAAATATTTATTCCGCCTTAGAGATGGTTGGGCGGCCAAATAAACAAGGTGAAAATTTTAATTATATCAACGTGTCTCGCCTAAAAAGCTCACCTGGGTTTACACGCGGATCGAGTCCGCGATTGGCCTCAGTTATTTTTTATTGGTTTAGAATAAGTAGTAATATCGCCGTATCGGCCTGTGACAGGTAGATACGGTTTCCTTTTTGAAACAAATTTAAAAATCAACGATATGGAAACAGAAAACAAAATCATCTTTGTGATGGCCTTGCTTATGGCAATAGGCAGTGGTGTCGGGATGTTCTACAACTATTCCCTTGTTCTCTTCTTTGCATGTGGCCTTTCCTTATTATATGCAATACATAAGGAGGAACGGAAATGAAGGAGATCTACATCAAGAACCCGGACGGCGATCTTTGCTACGACGGAGAAGAAACCAATGATCCAGAATTCGACGAAATGTTGGAAGATTGGAGGTTTGAAATGAACACGTACAACTATTAAAACATAGCAAATGAAAACAAAAGAAGACTTGCAGGCGATGAGCCACGGAGAGCTCGTTGAATACGCATTGGAAGCACAGAATAACATAATTATTGCATGTGACTATCAAAGAAAATGCATAAGGCTGGAGGAGATCCTTTCCGCCATCGGCATCGTATATGAGGCTTACAAAAACGAACAACATTAAAAACAGTATAATAATGGAACAACAGATTCAAACAACAGAACTGCAGATTACCCAGGCAAAACAAGCTGCCGAATTTGCACTTACTCCGGTCGGACAGATGGTGAAACAGTTCGAGGTCATGCAACGCATGGCAAAGATGTACACGGAAAGCACAATCGTACCAGAAGCCTATAAAGGCAATGTTGGCAACTGTGTGATTGCGATTGATATGGCAACACGTATGGGCGTGAATTCGCTGATGGTCATGCAAAACCTTTACATTGTCAAGGGCAACCCCTCATGGTCGAGCAAATTCCTTATTGCTACCATCAACATGAGTGGTAAATATTCATCCCTACGATACCGAAAACGAAGTCTCGGTAAGGTCGGAAAGATCAAATATAACGAAACGGTTTGGGATAATGTTGCTAAGCGTAATACCATAGTGGTAAAAGAGTTTGACGGTACAGATGTTGACAACATTGAATGTATTGCCTACGCAACTGAACTTTCTACAGGGGAGACACTTGAATCCGATCCTATAACGATTGAAACGGCAATTAAGGAAGGATGGTATACAAAAACCGGTAGCAAGTGGGTTACAATGCCAAGCCTTATGCTTACTTATCGTGCTGCTGCATTCTGGCAACGTATGTACTGTCCTGAAATCAGCATGGGATTCTTGACTAAAGAAGAAGCTGACGACATACAGGATGTCGAATATGAAGAAATCAAGCCAAAAAACAAGCTGGCCGATCTGGCAAGCAAAGCAGCCGTCCAAAAAAAAATGGAAGAACAGCAACCATACCCGGTTGAAAAAGCAGAGACGGATAGTAAACAACCCTCACAAAAAACCCTGTTATGATTGATAATGCAGCACAGCATACGATAGCTTGGTTCCGCGCCCGTCATGGGAATATCACAGGCAGCAATGTCGGCTTACTAATGAAAAGCGGGCGCACGGACATCTTTTCTGAAACAGGGAAAAGCTACATATATCAAATAGCATCAGAAAGGGCAATGAATCCGGCTATCGTTAATGACGATAGCCAGTTTGCCGAATATCTCAAGCAAACGGAAGTGACCAGCAAGGCGATACGATGGGGCAACGAACAAGAGGCGGATGCTCGCAACCTGTATGCCGAAATATCCGGTCTGCATATTGTGGAGGTCGGTTCGTGCAAACATCCTACCATTCCACATTTTGCCAGCAGTCCAGACGGTTTTTACTACGACGAGAACACCGGCATAAAGTCCTGTCTGGAAATAAAATGTCCCAACCAGGCAACATTCATGCGCTACAAGAACGAGATTTATGACAACGCATCCCTATTAAGCGTAAAATATGAATACTTCTACCAGTGCATGGCACACATGATGTGTACAGGGGCGAAAGAGGTATATTTCATTGCCTATAATCCATATCAATCCGATCCGATACACATCGTCCGTATCCTGCCGGATGAAAAAATATTCGCGGAGATGGAGAGGCGTATACGCCTTGCTAACGATATGATAGATAAAATAATTAATTGAAATGGAAACTAACTATCAGAAAAATACACCTGACAATTTTGGGCAAATAAGATGGCTTGACAAATACATGGAAGGTCATAAAGGATTCATTGCCGGAGGATGTTTTAAGAATATCCTTTCCGGAGAAAGAGTAAAAGACATTGATATTTTCTTTGAAAGTGAAAGCGATTTTCAGGAAGCTGTTAATTTGTTCAATGAAGGAAGACATCAGAAAGAAGGATGGAAATTTAAGTATAGGAATGAGAAGGTATGCGCATTCCAGAAAGAGGGAGAAAAGGTATGGGTAGAGTTCATAGAGTCAGAGTTCGGAAAGCCAGAAGAGATTCTCAGGAGCTTCGACTTTACTGTGGCAAAAATGGCTTACTATAAGGAGCCTAAATACGAAGAAAAGGAAGATGATTATTTTCCATTCTCATCTGCAAGTATAGTAGCATACGAGTACAAACTACTCTATCATGAGAAATTCTTCGAACATCTTCATATGAAGAGGCTGGTCATTGACGAAAATATTCCTTTCCCAATCAGCACATGGGAGCGTACATACCGGTACAAAGGCTATGGTTATGACATGTGTCGGGAAACCAAGAAAAAACTTTTAGAAGCTATTCAGAAAACGGATTTAGATTCTGCCGATTTATCCATGTATAATAATGGTGGATGGGACTAATAAAAAATATAGAGAAATGAACACACAATTAGCAATCAAAGAAAGCGATCTTGAACTGGTCGTTAGTGAAAAAACATTAGGTAGCCTTACTACTAATGCGATCCAAATCAGAGACATGGTAAAATCAACTCTTCCCATGTACGATATATCTAACTATAACGATGACAATATCGACCAAGCGAAGAGAGATAAAGCTGCTCTCAACAAGGCGGCCAAACTTCTCAACTCAAAACGTCTTGAAATCGAAAAGGAATTTATGAAACCTTTCGGGGAGTTCAAGGAAGTTGTGGCTGAAACCGTAAAATTGATTGGCGAATGCTCTGCCAAGATTGACACGGTAGTCAAGCAGAACGAACAGCAGTATAAAGACAAGAAACTTGCCGTTATCCGTTCCTACTTCGACGATGGAAATACGACTCTGATCGACTTTCGGAAAATCTTCAAGCAGGAATGGCTTAACAAGTCCACAAGCATGAAAGCGGTACAAGCAGACATTGAAACGGTTTTCGCTAAGGTTGACGAAGATCTTGAAACGCTTAAAGGCTTTGGCGGTGATGATTTTGACGTACTTCGCACATACTATATGGACACGATGAACATTGGCAATACCATCCAGTATGCTAATCGTCTGAAGGAACAACGCGAACGTGCCCAAGCAGCAGAAGAAGCACGTATCAAAGCTGAACAGGAACGAAAAGAACAGGAAGAAGCACGTAAGAAAGTAGAAGCAGAACAACCCAAAGTTAGCCAACCCAATCCTTTTAATACGGCTAATCAAAGGATGAATAGGCAACCTTCTTTTATGGATCAGCCTAAAGAACAGCCTGTGCCGGCACAGCCGGAACTTCTAACTCGTGCCTTCAAGGTCACAACAACCCGTGAAAATATTATCGCTCTCGGCAACTTCATGAACGAACACGGCATTGACTTCGACAAGATAGAGGTTCCATGACTTGAGGATGAAGACAGGATAAGTAAAACAGATATTAAAACAATCATAGGTCTGCTCAATCGATCGCAAGTACTAATAGACACCAACTGCTCTAAGCCGGTCGATCTGGATGTAGCCCGCAGATGCAGGAAGATGGCCCGTAAATTAGAAAGGAGCTTGAAATGAATGATTACGAATACATCCCGGATTGGAAAGTCTGGGAATAGTCGAATAGTATGTTTTGCATGGTATTAGTTTAGGTTAGTTTCCCCTTGCCGTCCGTGAGGATATGCAGAGGGGAGTTTTGGGACGAAAGGGAGTGGTCACATAAGCCATGCGTCAGAGCGGTTCGATTCCGCTCCGTCCCACAAATAGGTTGAACGAATTAAAAGAAATAGAGTATGATGCACAATTGGTTTGAATGTAAAGTCTCCTATGAAAAGATAATGGAGGACGGAAAGCAAAAGAAAGTGACGGAGCCCTATTTGGTCGATGCCTTGTCGTTTACAGAAGCAGAGGCTCGTATCATCGAAGAATTAACCCCTTTTATCAGCGGTGAGTTTGTGATAAAAGACATCAAACGGGCAAAGTTGTCCGAGATATTCTTCAATGAGAATGGCGACCGCTTCTATAAGATCAAAGTCTACTTCATTACGCTTGATGAGAAAAGCGGAGCTGAAAAGAAAACAGCTGCACAGATGCTGACACAAGCCTCCAATTTGAAAGAAGCTATCGAAGTGCTGGAAAAAGGAATGAAGGGCACTTTGGCCGATTACGAAATTGCTTCTGTCACCGAAACCGCACTCATGGATATATTCCCGTATGATGCCGAAGATGACAAAGATACGGATAAAACAGCCGACGCCAACAATCCATCCGTTCGCAAATTCTTCCAGTCCCTACCTGAAGGGTGTAAGACGGAAATCACCGTATCGGGAAAGAAGATCATCGTAGACAAGACCGGACGTGACACGGTTGTAACACCTTCTGGTGAAGGATGAGAAAGGAAACAGCTCGATGGATTTTGGATACGACATACCGGACTATGAACCGGATGAATACGATAATTACGATTACGAATGAGACATATAGAAGATCAATTACAAAAGTCAATAGTCAGATGGTTCGATTTGCAATATGCGAACCTCAGACACTTGCTGATACACGTTCCTAACGGAGGCTATCGCAATGCAGTCGAGGCGGCGAAGTTTAAACAAATGGGTGTCAGAGCCGGGGTCCCGGACCTCATTTTGCTATATCCAAATAAAGAACACCCGTTTATGGGGATCGAGTTGAAGGCCGGCAAAAACAGACAATCCGTACACCAGAAGGAATACGAAGCTGAGTTTGGTCGGATCGGCGCCAAATATGTCGTTGTCCGTTCGATCGGCGAATTCATGAAAGTTGTGAATGAGTACTTAAACAACGTATGACGATGGAGAAAGAGATAAAAGAAATAAGCGATTATCTAAACACCACCTGCTCGAACAATCCGGCGGAAATACAAGAGCGCATATCCGTCATCATGGTCTACATGATGCGTACCGGCGAAATGCTCGCAGAGGCAAAAAAAATACTCCGGAAGAAAAAGTCTGACGAGATACAGAACATGATCATTCGGATAGCGAAAGAAAATTGCCTGTCGGCCAAAGTGCAGAATGCCTTACTGGATAGCATCGCGGAAGACGAATGCTATCTGGTCGACCGATTGGACCGACTCAATGCTTCTTGCACGCATCAACTGGATTCGCTTCGAAGCCTGCTTAGTTACGAGAAGGAATCGCTTAGACTCAATAAGACAGGATATTGATAAAGTGGAGAAGAATTTATGATATGGCAACAAGGAAAGAGTTGACAAGCTACTTTCCCCATGACAGCAATGCAAGAAACTCTGACAAACTTATACGGCTTAGAATGCGGCATAAAGCTGCCGGTTACAGTGTTTACTTTATGATCCTTGAAAGATTAAGGGAAGAACCGGAATACACGAGTGTCAAAGATTATAACATGATAGCCTTTGACCTTCGTGAAGACGCTTCCCTGATAAAATCAGTCGTTGAAGATTTTGGGTTATTTGTCTTTACCGATGACGGTAAGTACTTCTACTCCGAAAGTTTCAAACAAAGAATGGAGATTAAAGACGAACAAAGTAGAAAAAAAGCTGAAGCTGGAAAGAAAGGTCTTGAAAAAAGGTGGGGAAATAGCAAAAATATAGCAAATGCTATCGAAAATGATAGCAAAGCTATAGCAAATGCTACGGGAAATGATAGCAATAAAAGAAAAGAAAAGGAAAGGAAAGAAAAAGAAAGTAAAGAAAAGTATCCTCCCCCTCTATCCCCCACAGGGGGAAATGGAGGATGCGGAAATAATCTTTTTTCTAAAGATTCCAATACAGATGGGATAGAAAGAAACTTCGAAGGACTGACCAACAGGCTGAACAGATTATTTATCCCTCCAGACGAGTTCAACACCATTTGCCAATTGTCGAACAATGGAGAAATAGGGCATCCCATTTGGACCATAATCCAAGCTGCTGAACGAGGAGGAGCTCGGCTGCACTCTCCCGGCAAATATATTATTTCAGAACTCAAAAAAGCAATCAAGAAATGAAAATCAATGTTTTCAAAACTCAATGTAAAATAGGTTCATCTGTCAAATACAAACAGAAAACAAGAAAAGTTGTCGACATAAACCGAAGTACCAATGAGGTTTGTTTAGACCGCCGTCTGTGGGTTCGTTGTACAGAGGTTGAGTTATTAACATCGGAATAAAAAATATATGATCATGCAAAAAGACTGGAAATTAGAAGAAATAAAGCGTCTCGAAAAGGAACGCGACAGGAACTTGGCAATACACTGTAACTATGTGGCTGCCAAACATCAAAGACTGATCGACAGACTGGAAAAGGAAATCAATCAAAACACGAAACATTAATACATCTATAACTACCTAAAATTTAAAAACAATGAATGTTAACATCAAAAATTTAAACCTGTCGGTAATCATGCCGGCGATCACCAAGAGTGGCCAACCCGTATGTAACGACCGCGAACCATCTAAAGATGACAAAGTAGAGCACGCCAGCGGACTGTATCTAATCTACGAAGACGGACACGTAGAGCCGTTTACCGGCGATAACTCCAAAGATTGTGTACGATACATCGGGTTGAAGCACAGATACATGTCATTTGCAATCTCACTGACGGAGCATGATATCGTACAATTGCTTGACGATGATAGCCGTGAAGAATCCGGAAGTGGGACATATTACGAACGTGAATGTGATGCGCTGTTTGACATTGACGGACGCGGCAATACGGAACGCCTTGTAGCCAGAAATCCAAAATTGAGAAATCTGCTGGAAGATGGCGAGTATATACCATCTCTTGGTCAATTAAATTTAATGGCCCATTATATGGACGAACTAAACAAAGCATTCACTTATGTTTCGGCATCTCCCCTCTCCTCGACGTGGTATTGGTCCAGTACTGAGAGCAGCCAGGCCGTCGCGTGGTACGTGGTCTTCTCCAGTGGCCTCACGGGCACCGGCAACAAGCACATCGGAGACATGGTTCGGACGGTAATTGATTTTTAAAAAGGATTACAATGATAACATCGGTAAAAATAAAAGACAACACAAAAACTCCTTTTGAATATGCTTCTGACATAGAAGCATTTGAAAATGGCAGAGAATTTATTTTCAAGCCAGGAGTGAACGTAATTATAGGTAAAAACGGTAGTGGAAAATCAACCTTGCTTAACATCATATCAATGTATGCGTTATGTGAGAAATCCATGTGCTCTGAAATACCGATCGAGGCACTGGATTTTCCACCTATATTTGATGATGATGATGACAAGGTTCTTGATGGGATTGACATATCATCCGATTATGCAGGGAAAGTATTCCGTTTATTGCCATCGGCGGAGATGAATCGAGATAGTGTATTAAAAAACATCAGCAACTTAGATTTGTATGTGAATAATATTCGAAGATCTTATGGAGAGAAAGTGGTGTTATCATTGGAATCACTTTTCAATTTAATGTTCGGTCAAAAGGATTATACATTTCCAATACAAGATCTTGTAGAATACAAGAAAAAATCAAATGCGTTTTGGATTAAAAGAATTGATAACCTGTTGAAGTATTATGAAAGAAACCGCATAACATTAACAGAAAGCAGTTTTGAATACACGGTTCTCATGGATGAGCCAGATAGGAATCTTGACATTGACAACATAATGCAAATTTATAATGTATTGTCATTCCATAAACCACAAACACAAATTATAGCCATAGTACACAATCCGGCATTGATTTACAAGTTAAGCAAATTAGATTGTGTGAATTTCATAGAGATGACAGAAGGGTATCTTAATAAAACTTGTACATTTGTGTCCAATTGATCAAGGCATTTATATGTCATTTTAATACATTTTTTATAAATCAATTAATTATTCATTTTTAAGTTACAGTCATGAAAACATTAAAAGAAAAAGACAAACAATCTTTTTTAGCAAGAAAAGAAGAAGTTTATTCCTTAATAATGGAAATGGGATCATTATTGGCAGATTATGATCATCAATGGTCTAATGAACTAAGAAGAAAATTTGAAAGAGCTACTTCTTTTCTTTCCTCTATGAATTAGAATATTTTCTATCATCGGGGAACTTGTTGGTAGGATTATAGAATACAAAGTAAAACAACTTATTGCAATGGCTTATTTCATATTAATGGGAAGAAGAATCCCCAAACAAGCTATAACAGGCTTCAAATTTCAAAATGAAACAGATAACATTCGTCCTTTTCTGTCAATCAGGATAAGGGGAAAGGACGAAATTATACCTTTCAAAGATAAAAAGGAGATACAGTCCGTAAAAGCGCATCTGTGTTCTATCTTCTCCGGATTTGTAAAAATAGGCGACTGGTATCTCAAGATGTCGGAAGTTAAGGAATATAAGCCGGTGACCGCCGAAGACATGAACCCCTACATCTTGTTTAAGACATCTAAGTTCGGAAACATAAAAGTTCGTTTCCCGAAAGATGAAGATATGGATGCAGAATTATTGGTGTTAGATCAACTTTTTGATGTAGAATGAATTATTGATCATATTTTAGAAATCATGACCTGGAAAGAATTAAAAGACAAAATATCCCTTATGACAGAAGAAGAGCAACGACAAGAAGTTGCAGTATGGGGAGAAAATATGAATCTAATGAAAGATTGTTCCTTGGAGAAAACAGACGAGGATATGTACTACAACTCTGAATGGGATTATACTTGTGAAGAGAGTGAATTGGAACCGGAAGACAAGAATGACCCTGATGTACATAAGGTATATGAAGCAGGAATGTATTATATTTATTCGAATTGATTTTAAAAAGATCTGATTATGGCAGCATTAACAACACTAAATATAACGGAAAAGAACGTTAATAACAGTTTGTCTGTAACTGTTAAAGTGAATGTCACCAAAGAAGGAGTGTTTACCACTACCTTGTCAAAAGAAGATGTGGACAAGATTCATTCTTATGGGATCAAATTACCTACAAACAGATTAGGCAACGAAGGATATTTCAATAGTATAGCACTTTCTGATTTGGAAAGTCAAATCAGGGAAGTTCTGAAGAGATGTTTGAGTTATAAAATAGTAGAAGAAGTGCCTGTTATTAAGTATCAACTGGAAACGAATTGCCTGTTTTCATATGACAAAAACGGAAATATTGTCCCTAACCCCTCTAAGGAATGGACAGGAGGCGATGAAAATGGAGAATGGAGGGATGGAACTTCCCGTTTAGATGCCTTAAACGCCCAACCTTTCGGTTTTAGTGTTTATGCAAAACCATTTCTAAAAAGAGTAATTGAATATGGAAATGGAGAGACAAAAGTAGAATACAGCAGGTTAAATACAGAAAAAGGAACCTATGCGCACTGGCTGAATTGTGTAACGAGCATATCATACAATAGATATAAACAGGTAATGGAAGTGGAGTGTAACGAATGTACCTCGAAATTATTCGTTGATATGATCAAGTCTATTTGTAATATAAGCGAACAAGTTAAGAGTTTTATCAATCCAGAACAAATAAAAGCAATTGCGGAGTCAAATGAACCGATTTTGCTTTTATCTAACAACTAAAAAATCATGAGGTATGTATGTGTTTTTATCTGCTTTCTGTTATGACTTATTTTTACGTTGTTATTATCATTCACTGTCATAGGATTGGTTATAAGCGTGAGTGATGAATGGCAGGAAATGGGTGACAAAATAATAGATAAACTTTAAAAATAATTGAGCATGAGTAAATATACAGCAAAACAAATTGCCGAGTCCGATGATCTGTTTGATAAGCAAATACATAAAGTCAGAAAGTTTTATTTGAGTCGTAATCCTGATAAAATGATGATGCTCGAAGAAAGAAAAGCTGTTATCAAAGAACGAAATAAAGGTCTTTCCCCAGAATATGATAAGGAATATTATTGCGGAACCTGCGGAGCTAAAGACGGTGCGGAGCATCCTAAAACCGGATATTGCTTTCACTGTGATACGGATAACTGGATTCCAAAAAATGACTAACAGCTAAAATAATCGAATTATGACAGCCGAGAAGTTTAAATCTATTTGTGAATATAAAGGAATAACTTGGAATGATCTTGTCCGTATTAGGATTATCAGGCCAAAGAAATTTTTAGGATTCTTTAGGCAATTAACGGGTATAACAATCGAAGGTGCATTCAATAGATGTTCTGCTTGTGTTGAAATAATGGCTAATGATGACAACGGTGTTTCAATGATGCACTATATTGATTACGAAGATATTATAGGAGTTGAATTAATTAAAAATTAAAAATAATTGAGTGAACAGTTTGCAAAAATCAGTACGAATGCGTTGTTAGGATTATCAACATCCGCCACATAAGAACCATCTAATCCCGTAAATATCGTGATGCGTTGGTAGTATGTGTACAGATAGCAAGCAGGCGTTGGGATAAAGCATTTGGCAAACATTCACTCTAAATAAGAAATAGTAGATATGAATACAGAATTTGAAAACATGGCTTTGCTGAATATAGAAGACTACAATGAGCTTAAAGCTAAAGCCGAAGCAACAGATGAGCAGATAAAGAAACAAGCCGAAGAAATGGCTAAGCCTGAAGTTGTCACATTGAAAGTGTGCTTTGATACATACGGATTATTATACAGGCCAAATACTTGTGTTGATGTTGAAATACCATTCTATGATGATGAAAAAATCAGAGATATGCTTAACAAAGCAAGTGCTGATATAATGAAATGGTGCGACAAAAATATGGTAAAATACAACAAAGAACTCAAAGAATCCAGATCTACAAAAAAACATTGCGAAGGACTAAGAAAGCATATCGCAAATCTCGAAAGGCGCCTCTTAAAGCATGCATTGGCAAACGTTATTTTATCTATTATATCAGTTGCGGCTATAATTGCTCTTTTCACATTAATTCAAAACTAAATAGACATGGAACAAGAATATGCTATTCCTCTTTTTAAAGCTGGTGCAGAGTGGCGCATTAACAGCGTGTGGCATTCTATAACAGTAATTCCAGATTGCCACCGTTTTATTGTGTTTCTCCCTAAGAAATCAACAATAGGATCAAAGAATCCAATTATGGGTATATTGGAAGAGAACAAAACTTTTATATCCAGCCATCCAGGATGTATCTTATACAGATTAGATGAAATGGAATCATGGGCTTATTTAGATGATCTATTACCTTAAAAACAAGATAAACAACATGGAAAGCGAAAAGAAGAAAATATGTCCCGAATGCGGATGCGAAGATGGGTCGGGGCAAAATAATATACATAGCATGAATCCAGAACATTCTTGTAAATGTCCTATACGGTCTATTATGGAACGAGATGGAGTTTGCTATTCTTGTGCGTTTTGGATCAGACTATATGAAAAGAATAAGAATAATCCCAATTGGTTGATTATAGATGGAGAATCATGGATAGCTAATCCGTTTGTTCCCAATACAAACAACAAAACACGAAGATTCATGGGTATGGGAGGAAGAATGATGGAGGCTATTTCAAATGATGGGAGAAAAATCATTTCCAATGATTGGTGGCATCAAGGGAAAATCCCAGAAGAATTTAAGGATTTAATACCTGATAATGCCAAATGGGTAAAATGAGTTTAAGAAGAAAATATGAAAGGTTATGACCGACAGAGAACTTCTCGAAGAAAACAATAAGATGTTAAAGGAAATTCTAAGTTTTGTGAGAAAAGTTGATTCTGCTGAATACAGGGATCATCAAGACTTTATGGAATTTCTTAGAAATGTGGCAGCCGATATATGGGTTGAATATACGGAGCCCGAACAAAGAGGTAGATTGTTTAATTTAATAAATAAAAAGAAATGAAAACAGTTTTTGATTTAAGCAGAGATGAGATTGTGGCATTAACAGACGAAGAGATAAGTCTGTATATAGACAAAGAGCTTGTTGGTAAGGGTATTCCAATTGAAGCTAAAAATTGGAATATAAAGAACGAAAAAGAAGTCGTGTATCCAAGAACGGGAGTTCCAGTATTTATGTTAAAAGATATCGGCATAGGTTTTAGAACCATAGAAGGTGCAACTGAGGTGGCTAATTCGCTTATTAAATATAATGCATTTAAAATGGAATCAAAGTTTCTGATAGGATCGTATGAGCAGTTTTGGATCATAAATGGAAGTGTTTGCCCAGCCATTACAGGAGAAGCGGGATATAGCAAGGAAGAGTTTGATAAGGTAAACAAGGAAAACAAAGATCCAGAATTGGAAAGTATAAATTCTTTCAATGATACTGTGAAAAAAGCCAATGAAATTAAAGACAGGGTATTGAAATACGTGTACAATATAAAACAAGAACGTTCATACAACAATGACCTGGTTGGTATCTTTGAAAGGTATAAAGATATAGCAGACGGTGACATGGAAGTAGCTATGAATTTTATTAAGGAGGCCTATCCATTCAATGAAGAAACAGAATCGTTTATCAGGAAAAAGTTTGACATGCCTATGCCGAACGAATCAAAAGAGCAGTAATTAAGCTAAATTAAATCATTTTGAATCTTTTTTATTATCAAAAGACATATCTTTGTCCAAAAAACAAACAAAATGGAAGAAAAAGAGATAAAAGAAGCTATGATTGAAGCCCTGACGCACTTAGAGGGGTGTAAGTATTTCGTGGCTACGATAGTAAACGAAGAGGAAAGAAGATTTGATATGAGCCTAAGAATGTCACAACATCAATTGGCGTTAGTTATAAAAGGTATCTTATCTAATAATGAGATGATGATGATGGACGTTTTGCAATGGTGTTCTGAAAGATTTAAAAACAGTATAGAGAAAGGGAAAAATCAACTAATTAAATATTAATACAATGAATCGCTGGTTTGAAATTACGGTAAAAGCCGAGATTGATAATATCGAGAACGGCAAAAAAAAGAAAGTAACTGAAAAGTATTTGGTAGATGCCTTGTCTTATACAGAGGCAGAATCAAGATCTTTGGAGATTTTCAAGGATTTATTTAACGAGTTCGATATTGTTAAAATAAATCCTATTAAAGTGTCGGAAATTTTCTTCAACGGAGAAGCTGAGTACTGGTATAAGTGTAAGGTGAATTACATTACACTGGATGAAAAGAAAGGTAAAGAAAAGAAAACACCATGCTATATGTATGTCCAGGCCGGCAATCCCAAGGATGCCGAAGCTGTGTTGACTAAAGGCATGCAGGGTACGTTGGGCGACTGGAATTGCGAAGCTATTGCTGAAACGAAGATTATTGACGTATTCAAATACGATCTTCAGAAGGGAGCTGAAAAATTAGGCGAGAAGAAGAGTGAAGAGTAAGGCTGATGTAGTTTCCGACATAGCGCTTGTTGTGGCGATAATATCATTGCTTTCAGCAGGCGCTTTCCTTCTGATAGTGATTAAGACAGACGAGGTATCTAAATTATTAATGAACGTACCTTATCTACTGGCTTCAGCGGGATTGTTCTTTTCAATAATATCATTATTGTTCGAATGGAAAGCAAGGAAAAGAAGCTATACGTCTGCGAACGATGCGGACGAAAAGTGATGATAAGAAGTCATGGCTTATGCCAGGCTTGCAGGAGCAAAGAGTTGACTCCGAAGAAAAAAAACAGAATTACATCCATTAAAAACAGCAGCAAGAAGAAAAAGTTAGAGAACCCGGATTTATCCGGGTTTTTTCGTCTTATGTTGGAGGAGTTGAGTACTATTCGAATGTCTATGACTGGTAAAGCTATTCATTTTCCTACAGTATGTAACGTCTGTCACATACTTCCGAAAAGGATATATAAGTCGGTTGCTACTTGCAGGGATAATATAGTTTTCCTTCATGAATCGGAGCATACGGTATTCGACATGTATCTTGACCGGATGGAATTTGATAAACTTGAAACAGAATTTCCTTTTGTGTGGAAGTATGCGGTAAAGAAGGTACTGGATATGGAAAGCAGAGGAATGATCAAGGAAAGAGGTAGGTTGATTATTGAAATAATTGATAGATATGATAGAAGAAAAGATTAAAATATTAATAGATTTAGGGTTTGTACCTATGGTGGAAGGAGAAGGAAATACGTTGTTTAGAATGAACGATGTTGTGATGTCAGTATCAGATCCTAATCAAACACCGGAGCAATTAAAAAAGGAAGCTATGTCTTTAATAAAGAACAGAGACATAGCAGAAAGAGGCGGACAGGTTCCAGTAGTTGAAGAGCCGGCTTCTGAGCCAGAGCAGGCCCAGAAGGAGGAACCGGAAGCTCCGGCGGAGGAAGCCGCTCCTAACCCTGGAGAAGAAGACTCGAATCCGTTTACAGAAAACCAGGAAACGTTAGAGCCGTTTTATATCTGTGATGAGTTGAAGAAGATTGAGACACCCAAATTCGTAAGATTGACATTAGACGATAATCGTTTTTATGTAAGAAAGATGGATGATGGGACGGCTAAGATATATGCTTCGGTAACAACTTTAATCAAAGATGGGTATGTAGATGATAAGACGGCACTTCAGGAATGGAAGCAAGAGATGAAGATGCTTGGTCGCAATCCAGAAGAGGTAGCGCAGTATGAAGCCGATAAGGGAACGATCATGCACTACTTATACGGATTGTACCTAACAGGTAGAGATATGGTCTTAAATAGAAGCTTTGTAGTTAAGACAGTGCAAGAAGGCAAGCTGAAGATATCTAAGAAAAATCTTGATCGGTTCTTTAATAGCATAGATGATCTTGACGATATGATTGTCAGGGTCATGAAGTTTGCCAAATTCTGTTCTGATTACAAGGTGAAACCGATGATGATAGAAAGAATCCTTTCTTTAGAGGATTACCTTGTAGCAACACCTATTGATGCGATGGTTAAAATGACATTCAAATACAAAGAAGAAGGTTATTTTGGAGCCGTATATCAAAGGGCTACCGGACAGTTCAAAAAAGGTGATCCGAAGAAGGAGGTAAGAGACGTGGAGAAGGAAGAAGTGGTTATTCTCGACTTTAAATCAGGGGGAATATGGGAATCATACGCATTTCAATTAGAAGCTGAAAGAAGAATGGTTAAAGCATGGTATGGGATTGATGCACGTATTATGAACTTTTCTCCAAAAAGCACGAGCAGCAAAGGATATACGTTGAAAGAATGGACAGAAGACAGTATAGCACTTGAAAAGGCGGACTGCGTGTTCCAACAAGGTATGTTGAATCACCTTAGAAAAGATAAGAAGTTCAAAGTGAGAAAAGGAGTGCTGAATATCAATAAGCCGTACAATGAAGAGGATCATACGGTCGTGTATGATATTGCAGAGGAAATGTCTAAAAGATTTATAATATGAGGAATTAAAAATGCTTGATTTCAGAAGATACGAAAACGTACCCCGGTTTCAACTTGACCGCAGACCTGGCAGGAGCCGACTGAAGCTAACCTGCCCCGCTTGCGGGAAAAGCCGGTGCCTCACCCCTTATATTGATGTGGCAACAGGTCAGGTTGTTGGAAACGAGTTTGGAAGATGCGATCATGAACGGACTTGCGGTTATGATAAACGACCTACTGGTAAGGATGTAGGTGACAAAGATCTTTGGATTTCGGGAAACAAGTGTATAAGAGCTTATCGTCCTCCTGTAAATCCTGACGTTGTAAATTACATACCTTTTAGCGAGTTTGAGAGGACTGTGGTTCCAGACGACAGAAACACCGTATTTAGATTTTTATCGTCTCTATGGGGAAAAGAAAGGGTATCTGATGTATTCAGGAGGTATCATGTCGGAACAATGGACTTATGGGGATGGAAAGGGTGTTGTATATTCTGGCAGATAGACAAAGATTTTGTATGTAGAACCGGCAAGATCATGGACTTTTATATAAAGACCGACAGCCAGGGGAATGAGATTGATGTAAAAAGAGTGAAAGAAAAAGACGGTGACAATGAGCGGCCTCATGTCATGTTTTATCACTCGTTGCATGCAAGAGACTTCTTGTTTAGACAATGCCTGTTCGGAGAACATCTTCTAAGCCAGTATCCGGATAAGGTGGTTAATTTGGTGGAATCAGAAAAGACGGCTATTATATGCGCTGTGAATAAACCAGATGAGTTATTTGTAGCTACCGGTGGGTTGCAGAATCTAAGGCCGGAAGTGATAGATGTTTTAAAAGATAGAAAGACCGTAGCTTTTCCGGACAAAGGACAAGCATTTGAGACATGGAGTAAAAAGATAGATGGGATGATGATGAGATCAAGGATAAAAGTATCGGACTATCTTCAAAATGTTGAAAATGTAGGAGATGGAGATGATGTGGCAGATTTGATAATTAGTAACAAAGTAAAAGAGAAATATTATGAGCCTGGACGTTTATATTAAGAGCAAGAAGAAAGAAGAGGATCGTAAATGGGTTGCAAACATCACCCACAACATGAACAAGATGGCACAAAAAATATTCGTATCAGAAAACAAAGAAACACTATACGATTATGTTTGGAGACCGGAAGAATTGGGCAGGGAAATAGATACTAAGGAGATGGTGAAGATACTCACAAAAGGTATATATATTATGATCTCCAAGAGAAAGAGTCTTTTGAGATACGAACCAGAAAACGGATGGGGGTCTTATGATTCATTTCTTAAGTTTCTTATCGAATACAAAGAGGCATGTGAAGATAATCCAGGGTGTGTAATTGAAGCAAGTAGATAACAACATGGAAAATTATAAAAACACTTTAAACGAGGTAGTGGTGATCGAATCGTCACCAGAAACGTATTTTGTTTACGCTATTCGTAATGCTATTCGTATCTCTAAATGCGCGTATCCGACAGCCAAGAAAGTAATTTTCAAAAGAGAGGACGTAGAGGTAGAGATCTCAGAAATGGAAACTGAAAGCAGTTTGTATGAAAAGTTTAAAGAGAAACAAAAGGATAGAGTATGGAACTCAATGTGCGGCAACAACGGATTTTAAGAGGCGAAATTTGCCCTTATTGCGGAAGAGAAACCGAGTTGGTCAATGCCGATAAAATATATAGCAGAAAAGGCTTAGGGATGGTTATGATGTGTAAACCATGCAATGCTTATGTCGGTGTTCATGAATCAGGGCCGAATAAGGGAAAAGCTAAAGGCCGGCTTGCGGGGCCATCACTGAGGTCTCTTAAGATAAGAGTCCATGCCGAACTTGATAGACTATGGTCTACGCCGGAGGAACGGGAAAGGATGTATAAAGATTTATCCGAATTTCTATCTATACCGGAAGAATACACACATATAGGTATGTTCGGCGAGAAGACGATGGGAAAAGTCTTTCAGTTCTGTCATGTAAACAAAGAACGATCAGGTTCGAGAATAGAATGGCATAAGCCTGGAGATAAGTGCCCTAATAAGAACAACCAAATAGTGTCAGGCAGTAGCGCATGCAGAGGATGCCCTGAGTATCTTCATGATGAGAAAGACGGGTATGTCTGGTGTGATCCTGATATGAGTTACGGCAGATTGAAATAGGGCGCGAATTGCCTATCTTTGTGCTATTATTAACCAAAAACATAAGCACATGGGTAGATCGACAGAGTACTACAGGACTCATCCCGAAGCCAGGAAGAAAAAGGCTAAAAAGGACAAGGAGATAAATGCCAGACCGGAACAGAAAGCCAAACGCCGGGAGCTTGGTCGTAAAAACTACGAAACGGACAAGAAGAAGGGCAAGGGCTGGAGGAAAGGCAAGGATTGTTCTCATACCAAGAATGGTCTTAGGTATAAATCAGTAAAAGCTAATAGGGGATCCAAATCGGATACAAAAGGTGACAAAAATGCACGAGGAGATAGCAAATAAGATAGATATAAGAAGGATATTCAAGACCTCTAAACAGGTTATGGAGGAGGCGTATGAGAATATCTTGAAATACAGGCGGGGAGAGCTTATCCCCGCTAAAACCGGATACGATTATATTGATGAGGCTTTGCTTGGAGGTATTTTTCCTCAGCACGCTATTGCCATAGGAGCCCGGCCATCTGTAGGTAAATCGTATGTGGCCCAAAAGATATTGGAAAATGTGATGAATCCGATGATCAACCCGCAAGCAGAAGATTATTTTCTTGTTAATTGCGAGTTCGAAATGAATCCTCAAGATCTTCTTCTTCGCAGAATGAGCCAGGATATGAAAAAGCGGGCTCCTGAAATATTAAGAAGGCAAGATTCTAATACAGTAGAAGAGATGAGGATGTTTGAAATCCTTCAAGGTGAAATCAGGAATAATATAATATACATCGATGCTCCGTGTACGGTAAAAGAGTTTGAGGCGGCTGTGTATCATATAGCTACCAAACACAAAGACAAACGTCTTATAATATTTAAAGTCGATCATATTGCTTTGATAAAAAGAATGGGATTAGATCCTAAGTCGGCTATAGATGATTTGGTGGCGGTTATGAACGAAGCTAAATTAGTATATAAAAACATATTTTTCCTCATCATATCCCAATTCAACAGAGAGATAGAAGGAAGGATAAAAAGCCCACAAGAGCAGCCTCCGCGTCTTTCTGATTTTTACCAATCTGATACGCTGGGGCAACTATGTACGTTAATGATAGGCTTGCACAATCCTCGTAGGTACGGGCTGGATAAGTATATGATATTTGGGAAAGATTGGTATCAGACTCTTGACCGGTTTAAAACTGAAAACAAAACATCATTCAGGACAGCCGGACTGGTGTTTCATCATATACTGAAGGTAAGGCAAGTTAGTATGGAAGAGCTTACTAATACAATCCACCCAGAGATCTTGCCGGGGCATGGATGGATGTACGGGGAGGGAGGGACGAAGTTCGTGAACCCCAACCAGCCGCCGACGCCGCCCAAGCTCTATACTGTGGAAGACGTTACGAACAATCAAGATCAAGAACAAGAGGTAAAGGAAGAACAGTCAGTATATTAAAAAAAAATAAGAACCATGAGACTAACAGTAGAAGAAAACGAATACCTGATAAGTAAGTTCCTTTTGGTTCTTACTGAATTTGCAGGGGATGAAAGAGAGATGTTTTTAATCAACTCCATACATGATAAGGCGGTGGCGGATATGAATTATCGTCTTCCGTCTTTAATAAGCAGAGAACGTAAAAGACGAGTCATTGAGCTCCTTAAAGAAGGAACCAGAATAATCAAGGACTTTTCCGGCTATGCAGGTGATATGGGTATGATTAACGAATACGATCGTCTAAAGAAAGAAATAGGTACCGTCCAAGATCAGCTTGGTGACGTAGAAGGTCAACTTCGGGCAGCCGGCGAAGTAATCAAAAAAGAGCTTGATATGATTGCTGACCGAATCAAAGAAGACCTTCTTGATCGAGAACTGGCTAAAAGTAATGCCGAGGCCGAAAGAAAAGCCAAAGTAGATCCGAGATACGAAGTAGCTTTAGGTGATTACAAGGAGATGCTGGAAGTGATTTTTACAACCAGAAACAAGTATTCTACGGTAGATTCTGTACATGACGATCTTCGACAGTCGGTATCTACCGGTAGAAATTCGATTATTAAAGAAGGGTACAACAGTTAAAAACAAGGAGGGAATATGGAAAAGAAGGAATTTAAAGTAGGAGAAGTATTTACTGCCGGAATTGTAAGATTAAAATGTGTGGAAGGTGATACATGCGATAGGTGTATATTCGAAGATTACGATTCTTGTTCATGTATAGACATAATTGTTGGTCCATGTGGACATGTTGATAGACAAGATAACAAGAATGTTATTTTTATTAAAGCTGATTAAAAATGTACATCAATTTCAGACAACTTGCAGCATCAGACATGACTCCTAATGATCTTGCCAATCTTCTTGCCATAAGACAGAAGGATTCGGTTATGATCGAAGCCATGCCGGAAGAAGATGCTGGTAGATATATAGAACTTGGCCTGGTTGAGAAATTAAAATCAGGTGTGATGAGATTAACCAACAAAGGAACGTCTTTTGTGAATTATATAGAGACACCAGAGATGACAGACGAGGTTCTGGAAACGTTGAAGATTATGATAGGAATGTACGAATCATATTCAAAAGACATAGGTGTCAGTAGAAAAGAAGCGGAATCCAGATTGTGTTGGTTTATGGGTAACACCTCATTCAAGAAAGAGATCATACTTCAGGTAACGGAATCTTATATAGCAGAGTCAGGAGATTATACAATGAGCTTATGCAACTTCATATGGAAACCACCTTCTCAGGCTTTTTCAGTCCATATGAACCTTAAAAATTCAAAGCTCTTTGACTTAATAGCTGAAAAATTTAAGATCGCTACCGAGCCTTATTTGGAGTCTAAGAAGAATAAGGAAATGGATTGGTTGTTTGCCGTATCTAAATTGCCTACGCCGCCAGCTAAAGGCAATCCGGATTATTTGTTTACCGGAAGTTCTGAAACAGACAAAGAGCGATTGAAAAACATAAAAACGTATTTATTTAACAAAATTAGAAAGCAATGGAAAAAGTAAGAATCAGAAAGATAATAGAGGATATAATTATTACTCAGTTTCTTAATTCGGAAATAGATATAGTTCATGAAGAAGATGTGACGTTTAAAGAACTTGGATTAGATTCTATTGATCAAATTGAACTGGAAATGATGGTGGAACAAAAATTCAATATTATTATTGATTATGATATGGAGACCATCAAAGATATGACTGATCTTGTTTACAAAATAATAACAGAAGGATATGGGAAGTGACATAATTTTATGCATGGCTTTAATAGCGTCATTTGCTTTTGTTATACAGTTTTTGTTGTCGATATTAGGATCTGATCTGGATACGGATATTGATATTGATGATGCTTCTGATTTAAGTATGTCTTTGTCGGACATCATATCATTCAAGGGCATAACACATTTTATTCTTGGATATAGCTGGACTACCTACTTTTCGGGTTCCCATTTAGTAGGGGTTGTGATAGGGTCGTTTTTCTTTATCGTTTTGTTTTACGTATATAAGTTACTTCTTAAGTTAAAGCAAGAAATGGTGTACGAATGTCCGGAAGATTTAAATGGCAGAGAGGTGGAGATAGTGTTTAGATTAGGGAAGAATCATTATATGGTAAATATTTCGAAAAATGGAAGACAGGAGCAAATGAGAGTAAGATGCTTGTCTGGAAAAAATTACAAAAACGGTGACAAGGTGAATATAAAATACGAAGAAGGAGAATTAAGTATCTAATTTTTTTATCAACAATTAAATTTTAAAAGTTATGACAACAATCATGTACGTGTCAGCTATTTTAGCTGTAGTGATTATTTTGACAATCATCGGAGTCTTATCAAGGTATCGTAGATGTAAACCTAATCAAGTCTTGGTCGTTTATGGTAAGACAGGTGGGGAAAAGAAATCGGCGAAATTATATCATGGTGGAGCGGCATTCGTCTTGCCTATTATTCAAAGCTATGATATTTTGTCTATGGAGCCTATGCAAATAGATTGTAGGCTCACCGGTGCTTTGTCGTCTCAAAATATCAGAGTGGATGTACCTACTACTATTACAGTAGCAATCAGCACAAATCCTGAAATTATGCAGAATGCAGCAGAAAGGCTTTTGGGGATGGATACTGAATCTACTGAAAATCTTATTACGGATATCGTTTATGGCCAAATGCGTTTGATCATTGCTGAAATGACGATTGAAAAACTTAATTCTGACAGGGATGAGTTTTTGGATAAGGCAAGAAAAAACATTGATAACGAACTTAATAAGTTAGGCCTTTACCTCCTAAATATCAACATCAGTGACATCAGAGACGAAGCCGGCTATATCATGAATCTTGGCAAAGAAGCTGAAAGTAAGGCCCTGAACGAAGCACAGGCTAATATCGAAGAACAGGAAAAGCTGGGTGCTATTAAGATTGCTGTACAGCAAAAGGAAAAAGAAACGGCTGTAGCTAATACCCAAAAAGAGCAAGAGATTCAAATTGCCTATACTGAAAAAGAAAAGGAAACGGTAGTAGCTGAAACAAAGAAAGAAAAAGAAGTAGCTTTGGCTTTAACCGATAAAGAAAAACAGATCGGTGTAGCTCAAGCCGATAGAGATAGGGCTGCGGTTATTGCAAAGACTTTGGCTGATAAGGAATCAGCGATCGCAAGATCTAAGGCAGAACTTGAGGTAAACAAAGCTGAGGCTGAAAGAATGGAAGAAGTCGGAAAGAATAAGGCTGAGGCTGATAAACAAGCAGCTATAGCAATCCAAGATTCCGAAGCTCAGATCAAGAAAGCTGAAGCTGAGAAAAACGCATCTGTGGGTTATAACAATGCCCAGAAAGAGGTTGCTATATCAGAATCAGAATTACAGGTTATCAAAGCTCAATCAGAAAAGAAGGCTGGAGAAGAGAGGGTTAAATCGGAAGCGGCTGTGAAAACGGCAAAAGAGCTTGCTGATAAAGAAGTGGAAGAGGCTAAGGCTGAGAAAGTTCAAGCTGCGCTTCGAGCTGAAAAGATTGTGCCGGCTGAAATCCAGAAGCAAGAAGCTATTTTGCAAGCTGATGCTGAAGCAGAAAAGATTAAACGCCGGGCTGCCGCTGAAGCAGCAGCCAATTTGGCAAAAGCAGAAGCCGAAGCAAAGGCTATTAAGATGAAGTTGGAAGCAGAAGCCGAAGGTAAGAAAAAGTCGTTGATGGCAGAAGCAGAGGGATTTAAGGCTATGGTGGAAGCAGCAGAATCCAATCCTCAGATAGCCATCCAGTACAAGATGGTTAATCAGTGGAAAGAAATTGCTGGAGAACAGGTTAAGGCATTTGAGCACATTAACCTCGGAAATATCACGGTATTTGACGGCGGTCAGAACAGTACCGGTAATTTCCTTAACAATGTTGTTAAGACCGTCGCTCCGGCATTGGGAGTCATTGATCAGCTTCCGATTGCAGATACTTTAAAGAAGCTAAAAGGAGATGACAAAAAATAAATACAATGGCCCAGGGTTACACTTGGGCCTAATTGAAGAAATAAAAGCAGCATTCATAGATTTCCTGCCGGCAGGAACAGTGCTTTACTAATTACGATATTTTTAACATGGATTTTGGACAAGATTTAGAACCAGAAGAACTGACCAAGCATTATGATCAGTATTATGGAATTGATTTTGAAACAGAAGAAGAGGAGGATGAAGAGTATGACTGACGAGGAATTTGTATTGGATAATAAGAAAAGGGTTGTTGTAAGAAAAAGAATATCTTATTTAAGCAAAGGGGATAAAGTGTGGATTGTGTCTTCCGACGGGTATCTGCTACACACGGACGTGGTTAGAGCCGACCGCGGCCGATCTTATGTGGATATAGACGGTATCCTGTATTGGAAACGAGGATTGGATGGCAAGCATCGTAATCGTGATAACTACATGCAGTTTGCCATGACACCAGAAGACGGTAAGAAGTATGTCGTATATTACCCGGAAGGATTTAAAGACAATGACTTATGATGGTCCCGGAAACGCATTTGCTATATAAGGAGTTTAATGGTGTGAAACGTCTTGCCATATCTTATTCCCAGATAGATACGTTTCTTACTTGTCCAATGAAATGGTATAAAACTTACGTGGAGGGCAAAAGGTCTACGGAAAAACAAGAAGCTACGTCTTATGGTACGGTTATTCATAAGACACTGGAATACTTCTTCAAGAACGGAAGACAGCCTTCTGGCAAAGACCTGGGGGAAGCTATAAGTTACTATGCTTACCAAGAAGACATACCTTGGCAATCACCGGAAAATATGATGATAGCCATGAAGCAATCTGGAGAGCTTCTTGCTTGGATTGTGGATCTGTTCAAAAAAGACGGCAATAGGTTTATGATAGCTGATAGTGATCTTAATCCCTGCGAGAAACTTATCAGACACGGCGCTATAGTTGGAGTCGAAGAAGATTTTGTGCTGCCGTACCGTCTTCCTAAGCCTGTTAACATAAATGGAGTAATTCATACTCATGTGTACATAGTAGGATCGGTAGACCTTCATCTGGCTATAAAAAGCAAGAACGTAGTTCACCATTATGTCATAGATTGGAAATCAGGTAATAAGGTTTTTGATTCTAAGAAGTTGGAAACGAATTTACAGCATCCTATATATTCGTTTTACATCTATAGAAAATATGGTGGAGTTCTGCCAGATATGAACATCTATTTCTTTACCAGGACCAGACAATACCAAAAGGTTAAGGTGGATGAGGAACGTAAAACAAAATCTATAGAGATGCTAAATGACACTTTGTCTAAAATGTATGATTTTGAAGATAATAGTGTAAAAACATTTCAGGCATACATCCAGGGAGCAGAAGGAGCCAGGTATAGCAAGCGGCGTGCCACCCTAAGCCAGCCTGTTTCGCAAAACAAGCTACCCTGCCCGTCGGCACTGTGTTATTATTGTGACTTTGGATTACATAACAAAAACGAATGCCCTTTCTCTTCAGATTGGGATCCGTCTAAAAAGATAAATCGATGAAATACGAGGACGTTCAAAAGTTAAGAACAAAATACCGGCAAGATCCGGAAGTCATATATCTTGAAGAGATGAGGAACGTGGCGGTACGGTGCGGAAATTTTAAAAAGGCGTTTGAGTTCCAGGAGAAACTTGAGGCTATTTGGTTTAACTACTTAAAGGGAGTGCAATGAAAGAAGATCTAATATGTGGAGTAGCGATCCTTTTGTATTTAGTTTTATTATACTTACTCACGACAGCTTTCATAAAAACAGGTAGAGCAATAAATCGTTATAAGATGAAGAAGAAAACTGACAAAATCAAAGTAGGTCAAAGATACGAACATAAGAGCTACTTTGAGGATCCATTTGAAAGAGGCAAGCATGTGATTAAGATATTAGACATAAAAGAAGGGTACGCTCTATATGAGTACGAAGAAAAACTATATATACGTTCTTCTGAGAGTCTTGAATATATTGTTAAAAAATATATTTTAATTACTGATATAAAATAAGGGATTATGGAAAAGAAAGTCACAATCAAAGAAGGAATGGATATTTTTTACAAAAATGCAGGGAAAGATATATGGGTCTATATTGGACTTTTTGGAAATAAAGTGCTATCCATTTTAAAAAACAAAGGTGTTATTGCATGCGAAAACGATGCTGAATATTGCGTGTTGATGGATGGAGAAGATCATTTTATAAGTATAGCAAAAGACATGAGTCACGACTATTGTTGTGAGTACGTTGTAGAAAGAGCAGAAGCCTACAGAGACTACCCCTCCAAAGGTGCTACATGCAGTGTATGCCTGTTTGAAGATAATGAGAATAAAGCAAGGGAGATGTTGAAAGAGGCGATAATAGAACTTTCAAAAAATAATATAATAGATTGCGATGGGCTTTGAACTTAGACCTTACCAAAAAGAAGCAGTAGATGCCGGGCTTAAGTTTCTTACAGGAAGATCTAAGAAGCCTGGCATAATCGTAGCCCCATGCGGATGTGGAAAGAGCCTTCTGATATCCAAGATAGCACATGAAATAAATAGACCGACATTAGTATTACAGCCCTCAAAAGAGATTCTGGAGCAGAATTATGCAAAGGCCGTATCATTCGGTTCTAAACCTACTATATATTCTGCTTCATGTGGTATAAAGGAGCTGTCGGCTATGACTTATGCAACATTAAAGAGCATAAAGAAAGATGTAGCGAGGTTGAAGGATATAGGGATAGATACCTTATTGATAGACGAATGTCATTCAGGATATTCTCCTGAAGAAGGTTCTGAATTTATGGAGTTTATGAACAGGTTCCCAGAGGCGAAGGTACTGGGCTTCACCGCCACTCCCTGCCGCCTCCGAACCTACAGTTCCATGCTGGAAGGGAACTATAGCAAGCTCAATATGCTGACGAAAGACGAGCATAACTTCTTCAAGAAAATAGTTCATGTGACTCAAATACAAGAACTAACTTCTCAAGGGTTTTGGTGTCCACTTAAGTACGAACGATGGTCGTTTGATGAATCGGCTCTGATGTTAAACAGTACCGGAGCCGAATACACCAACGAATCTATTAAAGAAAGTATTGTACGAAACGGCTTAAACAACTCTATCTACAAGCGCCTTCTTCAACTTATGAACGAGCGTAAAGCCATTTTGGTTTGCATGGATTCTATCGAATCATGTAATAGAATATCAGAGTTCATGAATGCCAGGATGGGAGCCATAACCGGTGTCGTAACATCGCTAACAACCAAAAAGAAAAGAGAGCAAATCATATCCGATTTCAAAGAAGGTAAGTTAAAGGTCGTGTTTAATTATTCAACGCTTGCTACCGGATTTGATTTTCCTGAACTTGATTGTGTGATGTTTGGTCGCCCAACTTTCTCATATTCAACTTATTACCAAATATTAGGCCGCGCCGTCCGCATCCATCCTGACAAGAAAGAGGCGCTGATAGTTGATTGCTGCGACAACATGAGGCGTTTCGGCCGGATAGAAGACTTGACAATCGAACAATTCCCTTCTAAGGGCTGGTGTATGTTTGCCGGCGATCAACTTCTGTCCAATATAAGGATGGGAGATATTATTACCAAAGACGAAATACTTCGCCGGGCAGCTTCTCTTAAATCCGTAAATGGAGATGGTAGGAGAGAGGACGATCTTGACAGCATAATAATGTGGTTTGGAAAATATGAAGGAATTAGATTCAAAGACATACCGGTGTCGTATTTTAGGTTCTTGGCTGAGAATATGGCAGTAAAACAGGGAGATAGGAAAGAAAAGATTATCGAATATTATAATAGGATAAAAGCATGAACAGCAAAAGACGTAAGAAAATAGAGGATATTATTTCCAATTTGGAAAAGCATAAAACAGATCTTGAGTTTATCAAATCAAAGCTGTCAGAGGTCAGGCATAATCTGGATTCAGCCAAGGATGATGTTGATATGATTTTAGACGAGGAGACAGAAGCAAGAGACAATATGCCGGAGTCGTTACAAGATACAGAAAGATATTATCAATCAGATGAGGCTGTAGCTAATATGGAGGCGGTTGTTGATGATATGGAAAGTATTGTAGGGGATTTAGAGAATGCGGTTTCAACCATTGATGATAAAATCGATGAGATAGAAACTGATATTATAGGAAATTTAGAGGCAGCCATAGGCGCATAATATAAAAATACAACCATAAAATTTAACACAATATATTTGTATAGATATAATACGATACATATTTTTGTATCGTATTATTTTTTTATGTGTTATATTTTATGAAAACAAATGTTACAATGGTATCAAAAGACCGAGAATTATTTGGCGTAATAATTAAGCAGGACACTAAAACTTCGTTTATGTCCTTAACAGACCTTCAGGAAGCCTATACGAAGAAGAGGGTTGAGATGGGGTGGAATGAAAAGAGAATAGAAAATATCCTATCTAATAAGGAGAGTGCGGAACGTGTTTACTATATCCTTGAAAAACAAGGATATAAGATAGAATCAGGATTTCCTGGTTTTATACAATCTGTTGAAAAAGAGTCACTTATAAAAGTGATGAAAAAAATGGGAGCTTATAAGACAATGGGTAGAGGAGAGAATAGGAGAACTATGTGTAATCCATATATATGGGTGCTTGTAGCTATGGAACTAAACCCTATGTTGTATGCTGAGGTTGTTACGTGGTTAACAGATAAGCTTATCTTAAACCGAATAGAGGCAGGTGATAAATACAATGTCTTATCAAGAGCTATATCAAGATTTCCGGATGCCGATTACTCCAAGATGGCTAAAGGTTTAAATTGGATTGTATTTAATGAGCATGAAAGCATGATAAGAAATAGGGCTACACAGGAGCAGTTGAAAGAACTTGAAACCCTACAGTCTAATCTTGCATTCTGCATAGAGATGGGAACCATCTCTTCTTTCTCTAATTTAATGAACATGATGAGGTCTATATATGTAAAGAAATGGGGAGAAGAGGCTGTAACTTCTAAAAACGTAAAATAATATGGGAGTAAAAGAAATAAGAGAACTACTTAGACTCTACAATCTCGAACATAGTGTCGTCCAGAACAAAAACTCTGGGCGGTATTCTATTATTCTCCATAACAACATCATAGGAACGAACGTGGATGGAGAGAAGGTAGTTGTGTTCAGAACCATTCCGGATGGAAGCAATACGTTCTCTATGGAGCGAAATAGATTCTATGAGGGGTTTGTAGAGGCTTTTGATGACGATAAGGCGATTGAAGCCGTAAGACAGTATTTTGAGAAAAACAGAAATGATAGGGTATAAGACGAAGATGGATTATATTACTATCGAAATGAGGTAAAACAACGATAAAACAATGGAAAAGATGGATGATAATACTAAAAATATCCTTTATCCAAAAGGATCTATTTTTCGCATATTGAAAGATGATATAATCAGTGCCGAATTTAAAGTCGCCAAAGGAGCTATAGCGGAGGCAGTATCAGACATAGAAGTAAATGATAAATATGCTGAGGTTTGTTGCAATGGGGAGACGTTCGTTATAGAAACGGATATTATGGGTATTATTCTTACCAAAGACCCCATAGAAAACAAATCGGTGAAAAATGACATCATAGACGACAAACTACGATGGGATTTACTTCCTATGGAAGAGATTGAAGACATTGTAAGAGTCTATCATGCTGGCGCAAAGAAGTACGGACCTAACAATTGGCAGAATCTTGATAACGGCTTTGAACGGTATCGTGCTGCGGCTGCCAGACACCTAATGGAATACATGAAAGGAGAAAGAATAGATTCAGATACAGGGTGTTTTCATCTTGCACAATGTGCGTGGAACTGTATAGCTATGCTATGGTATGATAAGCACGGGAAAGGGTTAATACCATTAAATAAGGAGGAAAAGAAATGACAAAAGAACAAATGATTCAACTGTTAGACACAGAGCTTGATGCAATGAACAAACACAGAAGTAATATTGAAAGAATTAAAAAGGAATATTTCGATTCTGTTTATGGATTCAAGAAGGGGGATAAAGTGAACGTTCTTTACAAACGTTCGAAAGCACCTCTTGTTGGTTTCTTCAAGAGCGTTCAAATCATGAATACTGGAACAGTTATATTTACAATCCAGGAAGTTAATAAAGAAGGAAGACCTGGAAGAGGATCTTATTTGGTGTATGAAGGCGATTTAAGTGAAATCAAAAAAGTAGAATAACATGATCAGAGCAAGATTTTATATTAGAAAAGACGACTGCGATAACGATTACCGTCCGGTCAAATGGCCTATAAAATATCCATATTGGTGTAGTGCAGAATCCAGTAATTCATTTGTATTGGTGGCGTATGCTGAAGATGAAGACAGCATAAAAGAACTGTGGCCGGAGGCGTATGATATTAATGTCTTAGAGAAAGATACCGAAATTAGATTCACATTAAGATTTCCTAAGCCGGAATGGTATGAATTATATGAAGAAATGTATGATACATTTGTGTGGATTACAGACACATGTTTGCAAGATGGTAAGATAAGAAAAGTAAAAGCTAAAATAGAAGATTATGATGGTACTTTATTAGCCGACACCCCTAACCGGTTCACTCCTTATACGATAGGGTATCAAGCTTTTAAAAATAAAGAAGAAGCTTTGAAATATGTAGAGGAACAGAGAACGGATTTAATTAAGCATCTTAAGTTGCAAATACACGAACTTGAAAATCTAAAATTTAAATGCGATGATTGAATAATTTGATTATTTTACAAATAACGATTACATTTACGATATAAATCATTCAAATGAGATTAGTTGAAAGGCCTATAGTTAAAGACAACCGGTTTGAGGATATTTGCTTCAAATCCGGCTTGTTATATAATTATGTTCTTTACAACATTCGTCAAGGAATCTTTTCAGGTAACTATTTAAAGGAATTTGATTTATCAGACAAACTTTGCAAAGAAAACCAATTCGATTTCAGGAATTTACCTAATCATGTATCCCAACAGGTGATTAAACAGGTATTTAAAAACATAAAATCCTGGATAAAACTCAAGAAGGATTTTGAAAAGAATCCTTCTAAATACGGAAATCATAGACCTCACCTTCCATCATACAAACAAGGTAAGAAACAAAACATGGTTGTTTTCACCAACTGCAATTGTAGGGTAAAGGGTGATAATTGTATTTATTTTGTTAAAGATATAATCAAACCTATCAAAACAAATGTAAAGAAAGACGAACTAAAACAAGTTAGAATAATCCCTCAAGCTACATGTTATGTAGTAGAGGTAGTTTATGAAAGAAAGGAAACTGATCTTGGTTTAAACAAAGACAATTTTCTTTCGATTGATTTAGGATTGAATAATTTATGTTCATGTATTAGTAATGTAGAAACTAATTCTTTCATTATAAACGGACGGGTTATGAAATCAGTAAATCAGTGGTACAATAAGAAGAAAGCTAAGTTGATGTCTTTTGTTGGTAATAAGGGAACTTCAAATAGAATAAGAAAAATTACTTTGTTTAGAAATTGTTGGATAGAAGACAAATTGCATAAAATCAGTAGATACATTGTAGACTTTTGTAAATCTAACAATATAGGAACAATCATCATTGGATTAAACAAAGAATGGAAAAACGAGATAAATATCGGTAAAAGGAATAACCAACATTTTGTTTCTATTCCTCATTCTAAATTCTAAATTGATTGATAAGATTGTTTACAAAGCAAATCTTTTAGGGATAGAGGTAATTACTCATGAGGAATCTTACACATCAAAGATTGACCATCTTGCTTTTGAACCTCTAAAGAAACAAGAATCCTATTTAGGGAAAAGAAAGAAACGTGGATTATTCCAAAGTTCCGTTGGAAAGCTAATTAATGCTGATATTAATGGAGCTATAGGAATAGCAAGAAAAGTAGTCGGTGATTCTTTCATTGGAAAGATAATCGATAGTGGATTTGTGTTTAATCCGGTTAGAATAAATATTTTGTGATATAAGGTTGAATCTAATGAATAAAATGAATAATTTTAATAACATTAACTACGCAGCAAAAACCAGAAGAGCTTATTTGATAAACAATTTCGATAAGATTCTTAACAGCCTCAACACGCTTCATTCAACGGTTGAAACCATGACGTTGTTCGTAAATGACCAGGCTTATAATTACATTCTTAAGCTAAAGGAAGTAATTAAAACCAGTCCTATGTATAAGCACAATATCAAGCGTCTTTTAAATGATATGGACAAAGAGATAAAGAAGTACAATGCTTCTATCTACTACATAAATAAAGAGCGTAGTGAGGTTATAGCTGATATAACACAAGCGATGGAAGATTACCTCATGCCATACATAGACGACCTGGCCGGCGCTATAAGGGCAGCCGTGTGGTCGAGGGGTGTATCCGAGGAGCGGACGGAGGTGGCGGTACTGTCCCTAATCGTATCCTCCTTGGCCACGACATCAGGCAGACTTATTTCAGGTGGATATCAGATCATGAAAGAAATGGGTGGTGGATGGGGTGGTAATCCATTTACGTTTATGAGCATTGATAAGATAAGACACTTATCTACATCATTATCTGATGCTATTACCGGTGGAGAAATAGCTCTTGAAGAAAAAGAAGCCAATGACATAACTAAGGCAATGGATGTTTTTATTGAGAAAATGTCTGATTCGGATATTGTCGATAAGGTGATCAACATACTCGAAGAGGCAGAATCTAAAAATAAGGAGGAGCAATCGTGAATTATTTGGATGGGTATGTAGAAGAAGTTCTTTCTGAGCCGTACTATGACGATTATGGCTCTGGGGTTTTTAGGTGGTGGGTGAAAGTGTCTTACGTTTGTGAAGGAATAGGAGCTGTCACTACCTTAATGTTTGATACGAGAGAAGAAGCGGAAGCTGTAAAAACAGGTTATAAATTTTTATGTTGAAAATAATATGAGGTATTTTATTTTATTGATGGCACTTGTGTTATCATCATGTTCGCATGATGATAGTCAGGTTAATAACGGATGGGTTATATATGATCTACTTCCTTTAGAAGATGGATGTATAATGTATTATGGTGAAGACGAAAGAATTTCAATATTTTATAATAATAGGCTTATAAAATTCGTTGGATACCAAGGGGAATACAATATCGGAGATTCTATTAAGATCGTAAAAGTTAAATAATATGGAAAAGAATTTAAAACTCATATGTCCAAAATGTGGCACCCCTCACCAGCCTCATTCTCCGCACACGATGGATGCAGATGGATTTGAAAGGAGTGAGATAAGAACTGTCATGGAAGACAGGGGATGGTGCTACGAATGCTCTTTTTGGCAAAACTTGTACGACAAGCACAAAGACGATCCTGGATGGGTTAGGATAGACGGTGTAAGCTGGGTGCTTAAGCCTATGGTGGAAAACGTACCGAGCGGATGGAACAGCCTTGGATGTGGTGGAAGAAAAATGTATATCAATATCGAAGGGAAAGGCATTGTTACATCAAATAACTGCTGGTGTCAAGGTGATGTTTCGGACGCATTCAAGGATCTTATGCCTGATAATGCTACTTGGGCTACGAAGGAGGAATTTGACAAAGCTCCTGTAGTAGGACATATCATAGAAGGTATTGGTTTAGTTTTCACAGATAGGGGAGGTCATGAAGTTAATGCTTAGAAACTTATTTCATGTTCTGCTTATACAAGAAAAGATGGTAACTACAACAATCCCCAACCATACAATAGGCGTACGGTTGGGGATTGTTGTCATATCGTAAAATTAAGTGTTTTTTCTAATATCAGATATTCAGTATGAACTTTACTTCCGCCATCATTTATCAAGTCCAAATTAATATAAGCTGTATATGATACATGATGATCACCAGGAGCAAGACGTTTCATATCTGATAAGAACATAGAATTTAAACCTTGGCCAGACCATGATTCTGGATATGGCAAAGGTTTAAAGTCGGCGTCTGTACATCTTACAACCCAAGTAAGATTAGGATCTGCCCTAACTATTCTATCATGAGGTCCATCAATTACAAGATCTGGCATCTCATATTGGTAACTATCATAATTAAGGACAATAGGATCACCAAAGTTTACACCGTATATAGCAGCAGGTGGAGTAAAGCTTGTTATTAAAAAGGTTCTATTAATCCTATTGGTTGTTCTTAGCGTAAACTCATCAGGTGCTATCACACTTACTCTAAATCCATAATAAGGAGAGGTTGTTAAAGCAATAGCAAGAACCACCGAATCCTGTTCAAGCAATTCCTCTGTCGTATCAACCTGACTATCGATCTCTTGCCTATCTTCCATTGGAACACCGCCTTGGACACTTATGGAATCCAGCCGTTCTTTTTTAGACAGAAAGATAAATTGCCCGCCCTGTGGAATGGTGCCTACTTTCTTTCCTTCTACGATTACCCCCCCCCCTATACAATCGCTAACTATCTTATACTCATATAGTTTAGCATTATTTTCAAATCTTCTTCTCATAATTTCATAAAATTAATTCGGTAAAGGGGCGGACATAACGTGGATTACTCCTTGTACTTGTATCCAAATGATCTCCTTGGATGTTTATATCATAATACCACGAATAGGTAAATTGTGTAGATTGAGTGGATGTCCACATTTTATTACTCATTATCGTACCTCCTACCATTAAAAGGCATTCGTTTATTTCATTCGCATACAATGATATCAAAAAAAACTCTCCGGCGCCACCTACATATCCATTTTGACCATTTTTAAATAAATAGCTATTAGCTTTATTAAAAGCGTAATTTTCATTACTGGTATCATATTCAAGATACGCATTCTGATTTTCACGCCCCCAATAATCCTTTTTAACGGTCTCCATATAAGAACTATTTTGTGCAAATACATTGTCTACTCTTCCATTCTTACCCCAACTAAATGTGCCAATATATTCAGTGGCTATAACAAAACACACTTTATCTACAAGAGCTATTCCATTGCATAGATCATTGGAATATCCTTTATTAGACCAATTTTCTTTTGTATATAATCCTCCATCTACATGTCGGATGTATATGCCTTTATTGATTATAAGCGAGGGATTTACCCCCATCCCTATTTGAAATCTTCGTCTCATGATTTTTGTTTGCAAGATAGCAATAATTGACAACATAAAAGAAACCGGTTCCCTATCATCTCTGACTGAGAACCGGTAAGAAAACAATTTCAGAAAAAAATTAACCTACATAATCTTTCAAGTAAGAACAAAAAACGTACAATCTACTCTTTGACGATGCTAATATAACATATTGGAATCATACAAAAACAATGCAAGTCCGATATTCTTCGTCTATTTGTAACTAACATCATCGTCTCCTTCCGAATCAGGAGTGGCGCCGATGAAGAACATCATTGACTTGTTGTTTGTCTGCTGCCACCAATTATAGGCGCGCGCTATGTCTTCCGGCGTCTTGATGTTATACCATTGTTTGATAAACGTCTGTCTGGCGAGTTGCCTAAATAACTTAAACTCTCCTTTGTATGTGCCGGATGTTACTTTATCAAGTGAGTAATTCCTAAGATCAGTAAGATCCTTCAACTTCCGCCCCATGACAAACGGGTCGTTAATGATATCTACAACGTTAAGCTCCATAATAAACGGCATCTGTGAAGCTATTTCGTTTATGGTTCTGAATCCGACATAGGATCCAAATTGAGTAAGCCAACTTTCTTCGTTTTCATCATCATCACGCCATCCGGCAAGAAGCATGGATACGGCTTGCATGATAAGGAACGTGCCGGCATAGACACTGAGGCGTTTTATATTGGTTTTCTCTACCTCATTCATATTATCTTTATTTTCGTTCCAGGCATCTATGATGTTTTTCATACCAGACTCGGAAGCTAAGCTAAATGTTTTGGCTATCATATTCTTTAACGTAATTGACAACCCTTCCTCTTCTTGCATTGTTTGGAAATTGAAGCCACGTCTTTTCCACAGGCGTTGAGCCGCCAGCACCAACCATCCTCGGTGGGCGGTCATGAACCTGGCTATCCAGTTGCGCGATGCGGCAGTTCGATTTTCTTCATTCAAAGATCCGTTACATATCTGCGACAAGCTACGGACTTGATTCCTGGTTATAGCCATCTGGGTTTCAACTTCCTCAACAGTAACACCTGATCCGGGCTTTACAACCACCTTCCCATCCACGACATCTACCATACTCCATAAAGTACGATCTTTTAATGCATTCCATTCTCTTTTTATGGTACTCTGTTCTTTATTGCGTTCTTTTTCCATCTTGAAATCTTGGAACGTGTAGAACCGGCCTTTGTAATAACGAACATTGTCCATAGTAGCAATCATAACCTGCGGATCAAGAGGGTAGTTCAGGATTTCCATAAAAGCATACATAGGTGAACGCATTAAGGTCCTGGCCACTCTATTGTATCCGGCACCATACATACGATTTCGGATATTGAATATCCCCATTCTCTCACCTATGACATATAATTTGCTTTTCCTATCTATGTCTCCGGTTTCTGCTATACAAGATGGAGCAAGGCGTGAAAATTCAGCCGATGCGTATTTAAGGGAGTCTTTGCTTATATACTGTCCTACGGCAGATTCCATGATGAGGTTGATATGACCTGTCAGGGCGCCGGTAGCTGCCACAAACGGAGACAGTGCCAAGTTCATGACCGACATAAATCTTTCAACAGCCATCATAATTCTTGTAAGGTCTACCGTATATCCTCCGATGTTCACCGTAAGTTTTTTGGTGTTCATCCTAATGCCATAATAATGATCGTTGAAGAAGTCCCTGAACATCTGATACGCTTGGGTTGCTTCAGCCTTCTTACCGCCTTCAAATTGTTTATTCAGTAACATCTGCTCCAGTCCTTGGGCAAGCTCTATAGACTTCTGCTTTTCGTTATATAACGATGACTGCATCATAAGCATAGAATAAGAGTAGCCAAAATCGTGAGATACATCATCTTGGTTCTCCAATTCATATATGTAGTATTTGGGTATAGACCTAAGTCTGTCTTCCGGATCATATACTTCCCCTTGTCTGGTTTTACCGTATAAAGAATCGTCTACTCTGTCCAGGCACAGATCTGATACAAAATTACGAACCGTATTTTTGAAGTTAATACCCAATCCTTCTATACGTTCTATATCTTGTTTTGATATCTGTGGAATAGCATACAGGTTCGGGCTCTGCTCTTTGTATAGATCAAGTGATTGTCTTTTTATTTCCTTGAGTTTTTGAATCATATTCCACTGATCTACGTTTTTAGTAGCAACTTCATTACCGTCAGCATCATACTTGATACCAAAGTCATTGAAATACGATTCGTCACGATACAGGCTTTTCTTAGGCATGCGATGACCATACCCATGATCTTTTACATAATCAGGATTACGGCCGCTATTTTCGGCTTCAGATTCAGCCACCCATGCCCTTGCAGGGTCGAAAGAAAGGTACGATATGTCCATGCCATAATCTTGGGTGGATGTACCGTTTTGTACGTCCTTAACCATCTGCGCCACATCTATCTCACCTCGACCGATTTTGTCGATCATGGCCGCATATCCGGTAGGCGCCATGCGTTTATAGTACGAAAAAACCTGGCTCCTGGCAAATTCATTAACAATAGCATTAGCTTCTTCTATACCCTCTTCTCTTGTATTATTTAAAAATAAGCTGGCCATCTTAGCATTAACAGCATTCCTGAAATCTCTACCGTCTAATTCTTTGCTTATACCAAGCTTTTCTGACAGGTAGTTGGTTTCAGATACGGTAAACAGATATCGGTTATCAGCAGCCTTAAACAGCTTATCCCTTAAAGCCTGAATCCTTTTTGCTTTCTTCGCCGTAGTATGACGTTGTACGAACTTCCATTCCACTTCCTTGGAGTCAGCAAGAGCATTTAAATAAGACTGATTTACTTCGTTTTCAGCCTTACTGCTTTTAGTAAGGTACTTATCAATATCTTCAAGACCCACCATCTTAGCATAATCTATTAAGATAGCGTAATCGGCTTCAATAGCTTCAGATGCGGCCCTAAAAGCATCTCTTTCAGATGAGGTAAATGTCGCTTCGTTAATTTCTCCGATATCAGCCACATCGCGATTGTTTCCGATTATTTCCTTGATAATGGCCTTATTTTTTTCTATATCTTTTACAATCGAGTCCACGTCAGTCGCATCTCTATCACTTGTCGTAGAACTAATGATATCATGCGCCATTTTAAGATACGAAGCCTTGTTATTTGATTCGGTACGTGCCGACTGTTCCGATTCTACATCATTCCAAAACCGATCATTAAATGACAGGTGACCTCCCAACATAAGTGCCTTCAACGCAGCTTCTCCTCCTGACTCGTTCTGAATCGTTCTTAATTTTTGCAAAAACGATTCTGATACGGAATTAGTGGCATTATTTGATTCTTTTCTCCAAACTTCATTTATGGCTTGTATTTCTTTGGCCATCTTAAGTTGGTCGCCGGTTTTTTCAACACGTCTGGTCCCTACATATATGTATTCCGAAGCTGCTTCCTTACGTTGTTTACGAAGCAGTCCTTCTTCTTCGTAGTTACTACTCTTATAGTAGGCAACCTCATCAAAATTACCACCGCTATCAATAAAAGGCTGCCTCAATATCCGTTTTTGCCGGGATAAGGCATTAAGGTATTCTTTGGTTGTTTGAGAAACCGGATGTCCTAATTCTTCTTCAGCCTTTTTGTATATGGATTCCATTCTTGTGGCGTAACTTTCACTAAATTCCAATTCTGAATTTTCAGCATCCCACTTTTCCATCTGCTCCGTATAGATCTTTTCCTGCTCGATGGTAAAAATATCGGTATTAACCCTGTCAGATGAGGGCTTAAATTTAGCGTTTTCAGTAACCGTATTTCCGTCCTTGTCAACTACTTCTCTTTTAAATACGTAATTACGATTATTGTCAACCACATCATTGATTTCTTCTTCTGATATTTCTATGTTCATGGCAGCCGCAAACGCACGCATCTGTGCCAGTTTCTTATTACGATCGTATTTAGCCATATCAAGAGCACTGCGAAGGTAATTAGAAGTTTTGCCATCTACTTTCTGAAGCAGTTTTTCAAATTCATATTTGTTAAAACCATGCTTTTTAGCATATGCCAGGAAGTCGGATATGGCGGGCTGAGCATTCACCATCGCATTGTAATTGTCTTTGGCAATCATAGCTCCAAGAGCGTTATTGAACGGACTGGAAGAATGCTCTAATATACCGAACCACCTACTTATCCAAGAGACATCATGTTGAACTTTGTCAAAAAATTCTTTTACTCTCTTTACCTTATCTGCCGGCACATGAAGTTCGTTCATTAACTTATCAAGCAACGTGCTTTCATCAAGGTCTTGTACTGATTTAATATCAGACTGAATACCATTAATGTCGGCAATGACGGTATTAATCCTATTTGTATAATCCTGCTTTTCACGTTCATCAAATTCGGTACTTCTGTTACGGATATATCCTCGAAGATCGTTCATGATCGGAAGAACCTGATTGTTGATAATATCTACGTTCTTTCGATCATTGGTATTGAAGTGAAGCTTACCATCTTTGGTATCACCATGAAGGATGGTGTTCACCACATTGCTTAAGTATCTGACCTGAGCTTCGGCTGTAGAGATCATGCTATTCATGGCAGCCGCCATCTCATTCTTGTCTATTTCGGTCTCTACCTTATTTATCTTATCTTCTATAGTCTTAAGCTGAGCAAGGGTCATAGACGTAGTTACAGCCCTATCAGAGCTTATCTGACGCAAGTCTCTTAAGGTTTTTCTCAATGCCCGGATCTTAGACTCAAGAAACTTGTTCTTGTTCATAGAAGAAAGGGAGTATAATGTAAAGTCATTATCCTTTAACAGAGAGGTGTCAAATCCTTTATCTATGTCAGTAATGGCAAGATCACGAATGCTTTTAATAACGTTATTCAAATCTTGTCTTTGGGTTGATAAAGCTGATTTAAGCCAGCTTACGATTCCAGAGAGAAGCTGCCGGACGCGCCCCAGGAAGGAGGTGGGCTCTACCGGCGCCTGTGCTGTGCCGGTCTGCATCTCCCTGGCGAGGATCTTTCCAAAAATTTCTCTCCTAACAGCATTATCAAGCTCAGCTCCTTCATATACCTTACCGTATGTATTATAATACTGACCTGCATACTGGTTCCACTCTTCCGTACCTTCTACATCTTGCAGAACAGCCTCAACAGCATTCTGATCTCTGTATGCCTCTACAAGGAAGTGGGCTGTTTCTTCTACTAAATCAGATAAAGTAGCATCTTCACCAACTGCTATTACGTTATTGGCAATATCCGCCAATGCCTTAGCAGAAGGTTCATGCCCGTATTTGGTTTGGTACTTCTCTATATAGTCGGTCATACCTATGACACTAACGCCAAGAGTTTTCAGTATCTCGACAATAGAATTTCGTTGATCACGTTCCTGCCTGCTATAATCTGATACGATCTTAGCTTTAGTATCAGCATAAAGATCGTTGTCTTCTAATATGAATGAAACTACAAGCGCATCAAAATGATCGTACTTGGCGTCCAATTCATTGTATCTTCCTGACTTAAGATCGTTCTTTATCTGCTCTTTGCTAACCCTTTCCGTTCCTCCGGTAGCGAGCCTCATAGTTACCTTACTATTATCCAACGAGCTTATGGTTATCATACCTTGGTCGTTCATGGAAACATCGGAACCAAAATGATTACGGAGCTCGGTGTAGGATAATGCTGAATTGAAAAGTCTAATTTGTCCTGTATGTCCTTCTCCTGTAAGATAATAGCTTCTTGTTTCCGAATCGAATATCTTAGATCCTGACAAAAGACCTTTCTTTATAAGGTAGTTAATTATCCCGCCTTTTGTTGATAAAGAAGTAGAAGCAGAAGCGGTCATGACCGGTATAAAAGACTTGGGATTATTAAGAATATACTTTCCAGCCTTGTAAGTAATGTCTGCCACGCCATCCACGGTAGATTCTTGAACGGTGCCGGATAAGAATCCTATTCTAATATCATTCCCGCCAGAGCGAAGAGCTTCTTCGTAATCTTCAAATAATTGACTACGATCGTTCATGAAAAACAAACGAGGCTCTCCGGTCTGATACGTTACACCCACAGGATTAGAATCTGTTTCTGGTAGCTCTTCTGGGCTAAATATCTTAAGACCGTCTTTTATAACCATATAATTAACACCCTTATCCTGTACCATAGATACGGGAGTGAAGTCCGAAGATATAGCATCTTGTAGATACTGCCCGGCGTCTATTCCCGGTCCTTCCGGTACGGAAATACTTGACGGAACCATAGCATCCACCAACATAATATTATCACCCAGATCTTGGCTGTAGAATCCAAAGCCCGATTCTTGAATCCCATAAGGTGCATCTGATTTTGACACAAGAACAGGGTTACTCATCTTAGAAGCCTTATCCAGCACCCTTTCTATATAGGCTTCTGGGATAAGATCGATGTTGGATTTTACCTTATTATAAGCCTGTTTGTTGATAGGCACTCTCTTTCTCCAGTCGCCAAAAGCCTTTAAGAACTTATTAGAAAATACGGTTTTAAAAACAGTAGTAGCCCGTTCCCTATTCTCCATAAGGGGAACAGATGCTATTTTATCAAACAACATAGACCTGTCCCCTGATCTGGTAGAGACAGAAACAACTTTCTTTTTATTATCTCTTTTAATAATACACGTTGATGTCATAGTAAAACATTTTTGTTATGAGACAAAGGTAGTTAAAAATCAAGCATATCATAGAAAATAAAGCCATCTAACTTCTCAGTCTGATGGCTTAAAAATAATATGAAAAAAAAATTATAATCTGACGAAAAATCGTCAAGTTCAGCTTATATGTAATGCATGTACCCATCTCGGTGTATAAACCTTCCCGATTCAAAGCGCTCAATATCTTCAGGGCAAATAGAGCCCGAATCCTCTCTCCTGGCTTCAAACCAAAGCCCCGGCTTACGAATTAGGCAAGTTATGATATAATTGAAGCAATTGTGCGTAAAATGGAAAACAGATCCTACAGGGAAATACCTATCAGCTTGAAATACGATTCTTTTTCGTTTAGTATCAAACGTGATATCTCCTACTATCTTAGCCACGTAATAGCTTCTGCCATTTAACGTTTCATCTGTTTGTGGTATCCAATAATAACCTCTTGCCATGCCACAAATATATAAAAAAAATCGGACAAGATATATGTCCGACTTTATATTACTTTGATTCGTTTTCAAACCGCTTTATAATAGAAGCAATATCATCACCACAAACAAACATCATTCGACGTTCTTCTTTTGGTTTATGAGACACTGGGATGGTTTTGTTTATCTTAATCTGATTCGCCAGACCTCTGCCTAAACGAATATCAACTTTTTTACCTTTCATGAATTATTTGTTTAAACAGACCAATTCCATCTATTATAATATGACCGCTTTGCATACGACCATTATTAGGATTGTGTAGAAAATTGAAACCACTTTCTTTTTCCTGTCTTTCAAAAGAACTGATATCCTTTCCTCTACGGGCTCTTTCAAAAGCTTTCTTGAACAACTTGCCTCTAAAGGTCTTGACGAGGATCTTGGTAGCGTTATTGCCGACTCTTACCATTGCTTTCCTTGCCTGGTCCTCCGAGACAAAACTGCTTCGGAAAATATACGATGCTGCTGCTTGTATGTCCTGCTTGGTAATCATATGATAAACATTTCTTTCAGAATACTGATCTTTATTCCGTATATCAATTTCATCTCATCTCTATCATATACGTCAAAAAAGGATTCACTGGGGTCCTTTGGATTTACGTTCAATTAAATTATGCAATTACCAGTTTGACATACTCCCATCGCTAAAGCGAATGGGATTCTTGGATACAAACGCAAGAAACCCCGATATTACTATCGCTGGAATTACTCTTGCTCTCCAATTCGGAAATGCCCTTCCGAAGAATATTTTTAGCTGCAAGAACATCACGGTCGTTAATCGCTCCGCACGCTGGGCACACCCACGTGCGGTCGCGTAACGACAGTCCTTTATTAATGCAGCCACATTCACAAGTTTTGGAAGAAGGATACCATTTGTCAATCTTGTGTATCGTTACTCCATACTTTGAAGAAACATACATTAGCTTATCAATAAAAGAAGAATGACTGAGATCAGAAACTTTCTTTCCCCACAAACGTTTCATTCCTTCAATGTTTAGATCTTCAATAAAAATATAATCATACTGTTTGCATAACTGGTGTGCTAATCCCCATTGAAAATCCGATCGAAGATCGTTTATTTTACGATACGTTTGTTGGAGTTCAAACAATCTCCTTCTTCTATTGTTGGATCCTTTCTTTGCATTAGAAAGCCGTTTGTTTAGTTTTCTAATCTTGTTTTGATATTGTTTTAAGAATAATGGAGAATCGATTTTGCTACCATCGCTTTTAGTTAGATAAGTTTTCAGGCCAAAATCCAATCCTATAGATGCACCATCATGTGTCTTTCTATAGGAGTTTATAGGATTATAGTCTGTAACTATAATCAAACTAAAACGGGAACACGTTTCTCTAACTATTCTAATTTGTTTAACATTACCTTCGTAGACTCTACTGTATGAGAATCTAAATCGTTTCTTTCCTTTGTTAATTGTTAAACAATTACCATTCAGGGTAAAACCACCTTGTTTGAATACAAAAGAATTGAATTTCTCCGGTGATTTAAACTTAGGAGGTCGTTTAGCTAACTTCTTAAAGAAACGATTATAAGATTCATCAAGACGTTCAAGTATTTCTTGTGTTGTTTGGGAATGAAGAAGATTTCTTTTAATTCTTTTGGTAAAATGTTTCTTCATTTTACCAATTGATATATATTTCCCAAACAGTTTGTGATACCTACGTTGTAGAGCTAACGCATGATTCCATACAAAACAACATTCACGAAGCATCTTGTCAAGATACTTCGTTTTCTTCGAATGATAGATGTTGTATTTGTATGAAATCATTTTTTTATCTGTAATTTTGATTCAAAATTAATCAAACCAATTCATCCACCTACTAAAGTATGGTGGTTTTGTTGGTTAAATAATCATAAATCCCATATTATTTTGTTTTTAGTTAATATAAATCTTCTGAATACAATTGTTCTCTAACGGCATTCCTATCTACTATCATTTCCTGATTATTGCTCTTAACAAGTTCAGATGCCTCCTCTCTTGTTAAAAACCGATTCTTGCTTGTCAAAAATCCTTGAACACTGCGGTTTTTATGGGCTATTCCGTATGCCGCAAGTTGCGATATTATGGAACAGTGTCTCAATCCACAAAATACGGTTCCAGATGGTATATTTACTGGACCGTGAGGCTTGTTCTTGTGATCTTGAACCCATATAGCTGCACATACAACAATTTCCTTATCACACATAATTTACATATTTAAAATACCGTTTTTACCAATATGCTTCTTTTCTTCTTCAGTAGGCCATTCTTTCTTGAACTTACCATGCCACGTTCCAGGAACTACCACCAGTTTATCATCCTTATCATATTCAATAGCGGCGCATTCAGAACAAAGAGGCTTGCCTTCATATCCCTTTAGCGACTTATCGTAAATACGATTCTTACAAGGTCTTATAATAGCCCAGTAACATGATGTGGCTGTATTATCTATACAGCCACACTTTGAACATACAAACAAACTCATCCCGCAATCTCCCAGTCATTAGACATAATATCATGTTCGGTTGGATTCCAATTTGATGCTACTTTTTGACCTGTATCTATCATCAATATATTTACGTCAAACATACAGATATACTTTTTACCCCAATCGATTCTTTTTATCTTACGACCTAATTTAAGCCGTTCTAAAGCCTGTTCGAATGTCATGCCATGACGAGGCAGTTTGAGATACTTTTCAAGTCTGTCGGAGGCTTCATTTGGTGTATGGCCATCGTATTCGAAAGCGGTTTCTCTTTCAGGAACATCAAACAAATCCCAGTATTTGCTTTCATAGTGATTAGATACCTGACCGGTAGGTAGGATCGCCATCACAATAAACCAATCATCAGAACCGAAGCATTTTTCTCCGTCGCTGTGTCTCCTTGATTTGCAAACTTCAACCTGTCCGCTTCTGGCTAATAGATTAAAGAAGGCAGCGTTATACAACATGCGATACCGATACAATTCATTGAAAGTGTGGTATCCGTCAGAGACTTCTCCCACGTCTACAGGCTTCTTGTTTTGAATACTACCCAAAATATTCTCTATATAGAGCTGTATTTTATACATACCCATTTCGGTGTGGCCGTATTTGTTCAAGATATTATTGACATCGTATTGTATATTAAAATCTTTTTCAAATTCTACTTCAGGATGATTAGGATAGTAGTAATCTACTGATGCTTCTAACACAGACTTGATATGCTCTACTATCCTCGTGGCATCATCATGTTTTAAGAAATTCTTGAATCCCTCAACGAATTTAATATCTTCTTCGATTGTTGATTCGAACTCTTCTTTTGTCATTACTCTAACCACATCTTTAAAATCTTTTAATTCCATGATTTGTTTTAAATTAATTGTTACTATACTTTCTTTATCCTACAATACAAACCCCACAAAAACTCAGCGGAGAAACTATCCCATACATTATTCTTCTGCCAAAGTTCTACTTTGTTAACAAACCAAGACCATGTGGGACCCTCATATGAAGAATCAGATGATGATCCCAATCCGATTTTCTCCATTTCATTCGCCACATCAGAATAAGGATCTAAATCGACTCCCCTAATCATGTTAATAATATCATCCTTGTCTAACGTAAATTGAAACCGCTCCTTGTTAGTAGGCGGATCTTGATTCAATTTACCAGTCGCAAGCCATTCTCCATCATGATACAATTCGGCAAGTTTCTTTACCTTATTTTTAAGAAAAGAATACTCTTGTGTGACTTCTATAAAATCAGCTTCGTTAGCTTCACCCTCTATGAAGATAACGGTTTTGCTTCCAGGTCTATGATCGTCTAAGCTTGCCGGGATCCCCAATATCGTCCATCCTTTAAACTCAGCTATCTTAAAACGCATGACGTCAAATACCTTATAGAAATCATCACAATCTACAGATTCTATTACCTTAATATCCTCTTCTGTGAATTTACCTCGTATCGGAATAGCGTAATGACCAGGGCAGCCATCGGTTCCGAAATATGCGATTCTAACCACGATATTTACAATATTTTAATTTATTTTGCTAAAACATTCATATAACATGGCACATCTACCACATCTCTTCTACGAAGTCCCTTATCAAAATAGGAAACCATATAAGTATTTTTACCTTCGTGATCAGGTCTGGGATCAAAACATTCAAAAACGAATCTTGTTATACCTTCCAAATGACCAAGCATGAAAACAAATTCGCCACTGTATCTTTTATTAGCCAATTCTTCTACAGTCATAATCTGTCCCCTCCTAATCCTGAATTGATGCTAACGTACTTAACACGGACATCATTTCCACGTCCAAGCTGACCCCAGCCTGGCGATGGCGTTCCCTTGGCCGGAGCAGGGACAGCCCTAAGCCGAGACCAGTCCTGCTTTTGCCTCATGGCTTCAGCCTCTTTGTAATACAGGTTACACAGTTCTTGATCTTCGTAACCAACGTAATCTTCCTTATTTTCCATATAGAATACTTTTTCAACAAAAGTACGACATTCATGAATTAATTAGATTTAAAATAAAACAATATGAATTAAAATAAAAACCCGATACGTTAAAATCGCATCGGGCCTGGTATTAAAAAAAATAGGTTCAGATCTTGGGTAAAGATTCGAGCCAATTTTTAACATCTTTATATTTAGGGTCTTTGTCTATTCTATCTTTCAGTTCATGCAATGCTGAGTCCATAACCGTATTCGGTACGCCAATCAACTCTCCTATTAAATACAATGGGGTTTTATTCGATTTAGATTCGTGTGCTATATTCATATCCAAAAAAAGTTATGTGAAACAAACCGGCCACGGGTATTCTATTGCCCGCCGACCGGTATAATATTTTTATTCCTTTTTTTCCAAACGGGAAAAACGGGAATGCGGGAATCATATTTTTTACTATGGCTCCCGCACCACCGGAAGGACCTGGATCTGGATCTCAGGTCAGATCCTTCCAGTTTATTTTTTCGCCGAGGTAATCTTGCACGGCAAGCCATCTTATAAAGGCTACTCCTTCGGGAGCATCCGGATCATCCAAATACATTAACGTAGCTTTCACCAACTCGTTCTCACATTTGAAGACCTTCGGAAAACCATCCGAATAGTACATTGCAAAGACATATTGGACATCGCCCCATGTCGCTTTATCCGGCTTCTTCGCTCCGCACTTTTCAAAAATATCTTTTATTTCCGGCTGCTTCCAGATCCTCTTGGATCCATCGATGTTGACCATCTTCTTTACCGCCTCATCAGCGAGAGCATTAGAAAAATGGTAGCCGTAAGTATCTACATATTTCTGATAAGCTGGATCCTCTGCGTCTGCTCCTCAATAAGAACGACCTCTGCCACGTCCGCGACCTCTACGCATCTGAGGTCCGTCACCGTAGTATCTGTCGTCTCCATAGTAATCGGTCGGGTAGGATTCGTAACCCATCCTCCGGTATTCCCGGTCCTCCATTTCATGACGACGTTCGCGCTCTTCGAGCCTTCTTTCCCTTTCTTCCAGCTCGTTTTCGCGCTCTTCCATTTCTTTCATCTTCTCATGCATACCGTAATGGTCGTAAATACCACCACCATACCCCATGTACGTCCCATCAGAACGCCGGCTTCTGCCTCTGCCTCCACCTCGTCTGTCTTCTATCTCGTCATATCCAGGATATTCTCTGTGTCCTGAATTTAAATCATATACTATCATATTATACTTATTTCAAACGTTCTACAATTAACTTCTTTAAATCTTCGAATGAATCAGTAAGGTCATTCACCTTATTTTCTATACCAGCTATTTTACGATCCTGCTCTCTCGTTTGCTTGAATGCCGGATTGATATCTTCTAATATAGATTCACAAGCCTCTATCTTGGCACGATGGGCATCTACGCTGTTTATTATGTCTTGACTGGTGTTTTTTATAGCATTCAGTTCGTTCATAATCGGATCTATGCTGGTAGATAATGTTATGCCCATAGCCTTAGCCACATTCTGGGATTCCGGGACCGTATAGGTCTTGGTTTCGCCAGTGAGCTCTACCGTCAGATCCACCACGCGGGTCTGCATCGCCTGATACTGACCTGGCTGAGGAGGAAGATACCTGGGTTCGGATACGGCTACTACCTTTCCCAATTCGTATTTAGGTACTGTATTAGTATCAAGGGTATGTACCTGAAACCCTTTCTTCAAATCTGAAAACATGATCAAAATATTAGTTAGGTGAAAATAGGGTGATGATCTTCATCACCCTACTGAAATCATTTACCTGCTTTAACTTCAGATGCCTGGGCTGTTGTTGTCGGAACACAACAATCCATTAATCTTAACACGCCACGAACTTTATTGAAGTACAGAAGGCGTTCTGTGCCATTTACCATAGCAGCACCCGTGACAGCTACGTTAATAGGGTTCACGACATTCACTCCCGTAACCGGGCAACAGGTGTCGGCTCCTACTGTTGAAACTGTGCTGTTTGCCGGGACCGCAATCTGTACCGGTAGAGCACTTCCGGCTGTGGGGACTACTTGCCTTATCTTAAGAAGGATAAGACCCTCACACGGAAGGGCGATCCAAGCCCGTGGGTTAATACCGAAGACTGTATTTGTCGTACTAACAATAACATTCTTCGTAACCATCTCATACAACGATCCTATTTTAGAAACACAAGCCATATTAGCCTCCTCTCTTAATAAAATCAGACAGCAGCGTTGTTATTGCAACATCCGTTGTTACATCCACATCCGTTATTGCAGCAACCTCCTCCGAATACCTGTCCCCAAGTATAAGCCTGGTAAGGAGAACAAGAGGGGTAGGCCGGAACGGCCGTCGGACGTAATTGACCAACGATATTCTGGGTTTGTTGCTGAGATAATGCCGAAGCTGTCAAAGCCGCTTTTTCTTCACGAAGTTGAGCAATAGTGTTCTGCATCTCCCTCATTTCCAACTGACAGAATTTGTCGTTGATCATAACGGTTTGGGCGTCAAGTTTCGCAGACAAGATATTGAATTGGCTTGTAGCTTGCTCTCGATTGTTAGCCAGACCTTGGTTGAGACCGTTCTGCAAGATATTGGTTTGTTCCAACGTTCGAAGCTGGTTATCAAAACCTTGCTGAGTAATCATTCCCTGAGTCTGGCAAGTGCTTTGATTGATTAACGAACTCAGATTGCAGCAGCAAGAGCTGATTTGATTTCCTATTTCACAACCTTGTTGTTGAACTGCGTTGATAACAGCCTGAGAAGTCATACCTACCTGACCAGCTACTTTATCAATAGCACCCTGTACGTTGCAGATAGCGTTCTGAAGTTGAGTAGTAGAACAGTTCAAAGCAGAAGCAATCTGATCTATGGCGCTACGATTACCTTGAATTGCCTGCATCAAAAGTTCACGACCGTAATCGTTATTCAACTGAGCCGGCAAACCATTGGCACAACAATCACCGCCATTTCCAAAACCGTTACCGAAGCCGCGTCCACCCCACAGCCAGAACAAAACAATTATCCAGAGCCACCAACCGTTAGCCCCGCCGAAACCGTCCTGGTTGTTACGACCGTTCATCAAAGCCGCCACCAGATTAGGATCCATTTTATTACCACCTATCAAATTAGCAAACATGCCGGGAATCATTGAAAGAAGACCGTTGGTAGCTGCTGCACCACCGCCGTTAGCCCCGGCTCCATCTAAAAGGACGATTTTATCACCACCCATAATTTTATAGTATTTAATTGTTAAACATACGTGCATGAAGCACGTAACAAAGATCATGATTGTAAGGTGGAATATGGGTGTATTTATTTCCTATAGAAGAGAAGTATTTTCAGAAAAGACAGAAACAAAAAAATAGGTAGTGTTTTTTTGTTCTTTTAAAACACTACCTGTAAACAAACTCAAGCAAATTTACCATATTTTAAAAATACATTTTTGAGTTTTCCTTTTATGCCATTGAGGGTCACTTCGTATCCAGATCCTGTCATGTAGATAGTTTGTTGATTAACTCTTTCACCAGAATATTTATCAACAAAATAAGACCTATATACTCCATATCCTTTAGCTACAACATTGCTATATAGTCCCCATTTTCCAAGACCGTTTCTAAACATAAACTTAGCTTCTTCAAGAAATGATCGAAGATTCTTTTCGGCGATAATAACACCATTCTGTTCTAACTTTTTAGCAATATCACGAATCAACCACATATTATTATGGTCTACTTTCCTAAAAGACTCGGCAAATTCCACATCAGGTTTATGCTCTTCTATTGTTTTCAAGGCTTGTTGCTTCTCTGCCTCTGCCTGCGACTTTTCAGCTATAGCTCTCTGAGCAGCTTCATACTGATCAGCCCATGCCCTTGCCGCATCTGCTGGATTAGAAAAGTCAGGAACCAAAATTCCCTTGCCGCCTGAACTTGTTTTGTATTCTCCTGTTTTACGAATAGAAGGAAGAACCTCAGATGTTACCCATTTCTTAAATCTCTTAGCAGACTCTAATTTTGAAGATAATATAAGAGAATATAAACCAGATTCATTAATTATTCTTATACTATCTATATATCTGGTTTTCAATATAGATCGTTTTACGCCCCATTGATTATCAGATACTTGCAAAAGCATAGAATCATCATCATCTACATGTCTTTTTACCGCATCTTTAGCATTTATATATCCAAGAGATTTAGCCACATCTGACGCCACAAACCAAACATCTCCTTTTGGATCTACAATAATTCTAAGCTCTCCAAAATCCGAACTTTCAAAAACAGAAACTTTATCCATGATAAAAAAAATAGGCCCAAAAGAGAATGTCAGATCCCACTATGACAAACCCTAATGAGCCAAAAATATCTTTCAACATCAAACAACCAGAGGTGGGATCTCGTTGTTCATTGTTTCTGAAACAAAGATAGGAACAGGATCTTAAATAGCAAATATTTTAATACTTTTTAAATCAAACCAGGGCCCGCATCACTGCGAACCCTGATCTACACTAATCTAAACTAATACCATGAAAAACTTAAATCTAAAAACTAAAGAACACACAAATGTATGAAAATGTATGCTTTTCACAAAGAATCTGTATCCTGTTCTTTTGTGTGATTCAAGACATGGGATATAGTTCTGATACTTAATCCGGTTTGATTTTGTATCAGATTATAAATATAGGATTTTGAAACTACAGTTCTTAATTGACCTAAATCATTCATAATGTTTTTATACATAAGATGAATGCTGTTATTACGTTTGATGGTACTGATTCTCATTTCCTACCGTTATTAGTTGCGTTCTGTTCTTACTTTTCCCTATTTTCTATAATCCCTTCCTGAAACTAATATCGCAAACTTAATAAAAATAATCCATAAACAATGAAAATCTAACTTTTCTTATATGTTATTGATATATACACATATATAAGAAAAGTGAGACTTTCACAAGCCTCACTTCCCAAATTGTGATTATGAAAAAACTATATCATATATATACAAAAATTATTTGCATTCTAATTTATTAAGATCACCTAATTCAGACTTGCTTATGGTCATGTCTTGTGTCAAGCCAGATCTGTTTTGGTATGGAGCATAATCGGTTTCTACCGTCTTAGCCTTCTGAGTAGAATCGTATTTCACCTCCGATTCGGTTCCTGTTAGATTTTGGTAGATAGAGCCGGAACTACTTTCGCCGACTTTAGTGAACACTGTGTTCCCTATTCTGATAAAATTATTATACAACCCTTCTACGATAACATTACCATCCTGCTTAGTTATGTTATGATCCCGAACCTCATTTAAGAGATTAGGATGCTTTGTGAAAAGATCGTGATAGAAATCAGAACCGGCATATAACATATCATAATAATCCAAATAGAACAGATCTGTAAAAGAAGGATCGGTACTGCTCATGCTATACTCAAATAGCTGTTCACGATCATTACCTGCCAAAGATAGTTCAATTTGTTTTAACGTATCCGGATCTGAAACGGTAAGACCCAGCAAATAATCTGGTTTAAAGTCAAGATACTTGTATGCCCCTTCATACACTTCCGTATTATGAAGCTTATTTTCAAGATAAGATTGGTATAAATCGAATAAGAGTAAAGGATTCTCTTTGTCCTGCTTTCTGTTTATGTATCGGCTAAACTCCCGTTCTTCATTAACATACGGACTTTCAGGAATAACAAGATGACCAAACGCCAATCTGGTAGCATTCATCTCTTCCGTATTCTGAGAATCGGTATAAGACAGGACGTATTTTTTAATAGAATCAGCAAGGGCCTTACTATCTACGTTTTTCACGCGGAGCTTATCTAAAACACCATCTTTAAAACAATATTCAGGATAGATACCAGGTGGGAAATAAGTTAGGCTCTGCTTGGCAAGCTCGGCAGCCATATCGTACAAATCACCTAAATTATCTCTTTCTACCTTATGATATAGGTTTCCACCAAGATAAAGCAGAGAATGATTTTCAAATGCCGATACCGGATCTATGTCAGATTCCATATAAACGATATTCATATTATCCATATACTCTGGCAAAAACATAACACGGCGATCCCTGCTATCTCCAAGAACGTCATCAATAGCAGAAGCTAAAGTAGGAGCATAAGTATCATCGTTGCGCCTTGCTACATAAATATCAAGATCCAACATCAAGCTATCAATTTTATTCAGCGATTCTTCTGTTCCGTCATATGCCTTAGACACGCCTACGATATCTATACCAAGACCCACACAAGCCTCTTCTACGTCCCATATCATACTTCTAAGGTCTTCTTCTGTATCAGCATTAACCCTATTTAGAAAGGCTGATATACGAGCTCGTAATGACTCAGATCCAATAGGGCTGTAATAAGCATAATCTTGCAACTTTGATAATGACCGTCTCTTCCCTTCTACGATATTATTATCTTCTAAAGCCACAACCGGAACGATGTTCATATTCGAAAATTCGTTGAACATCGACAAGGCAAAACTCTTATCCGACTGATATCTTTCAACTAACTCCGGATATGAATCAGATAAAGATCCGAAAGCAGCATCAAACTCTGAAGCAACACTAATACCTCCTACTGTATTTTTTATAGCCTCATAAACTTCAGCCGGATTGTATGATGCTCTCTTTCCTAATTTATTGAAGACGCCTTTTTTATACACAACAGGACCGTATGGTTTTTCTACGGTTGTGAAGTAAAACTCTTTCCCAAGATCGTGTTCGTTATTAGAATAGTCTAATAATAGCCTCATAAAAGAGCTGACCTCATTGAATACAGAAGGATTATCTAATATCCTACTTATTTCCGTCTCATTATACAAGCCGGATCTTCTTAGATTTTCTTCATTTAGGATAAGATTGCCATCCACATAAAAAGAGCTTCTAACTCTATTAATAAGAGATCGTATGCTATATATGGAATTGGATATCATAACATCTCTTACATCCTTAACATCCTGAGCCGTTAAGGGATCGGAAAAATAAGCCTGACGCTTCATATACGACAGCACATCTTCTAAAAGAGGTTCGCCATTAGGATCGGTATTAAACATCTCCCCTGGAGCCGGGTTATTCCAATGACCATAATACGACAAAAAATCAGAGGTGTAAGCCTTAGCCCATACTTGAAGAGCTCGCTCGCTGTTTCCTAATAATTTTAAGGCACTTTCGTAAAGAACGGAAGGCTCACCGTTAGGAGCCTCAACCCGTTCTATTTTATTTTCCTTCTTTTCTATCTGACATTTGACACCCATAATAATTAACTTTTTTGCAAAGTTAATTATAAAACTGATTTATACAATGACGGATCCCAAACTCCCTCTATATGAATCTCCGGAAAACTCAAACTGCCATCACGAAGAGTGGTGACTTCCAAGCTGGGAATGTTGAAAACAGTACTGGCACTACCAAACTCACCATTCAACTTGATAGCATTTCCGCTGTTATTAGCCTCATAATAAAAATAACAATAATTTTCATTAAGACTCGGATCATATTCGTACCAATATGTTAGATCTTGTATATGGTCTTCTATATTACCAATTTTGTTTTCACCTAATATAAAAATACCATTATTGCTATGATGATAAACCATAGATTCATAACCACCATAATTCCAATTACTATTAAACATTATGTAACTAACATCGGAATCATGATCTTTTAATACAGGTCCTATATGTATATGAATTTTATTAAACTGACATACATAAGGCCTTTTTCCTCCAAGCCTTTTTATATCTTCATTAGATAACTTATTATAACATCCTCCCACAAAATTATCCGCAGCATTAAAAAATCTCCTTCTCATACTCAACACTCCTTATTTAACTCATTTATCGAATCCGAATTATCAGAACCTTCTACAAGATTCTTATTCCTATCTATCTCTTCCTGGCTCATGTTACTCATCATATTTTGTATTTTCCTACCAGATTGAGATAAAGAACGGATGAATGCGCTGGAACTTATCTTAACTCCAAGATCTGGTTTTGCCCTAAACGCTTCTCCGGTACTGATATTATATAAATCATACACACCTGAGTTCATGTAGAATTTGTATATCCAGTTTCCACCAGCTTTTTTGTATCCTAATTTGGTTAGCTGGGTTACGCTCATGCCAAATTTAATGCCATTACGAGCCATTATCTTCTCTGGTATAGGTTCTATCTTAGCCGAAACAGACGTGTATGCTTCATCACCGCCGTACAAGAAATAAGGGGTTGTTACCCTTGATATGTAAGTAAACGGTTCTTCGAATATACGAGGCTCGTCTTTTGCAGCCTTAGATTCTTTCCTTGGATTGGATATCCTAATAAAAGGATCGTATGTCAAAAAGGTTAAGCCGTATTCTACTTTATAACCTGACACATCATTAAGACCCCTTATAGCCTTAGTTGTATGCGCATGGTTAATGGTGTCTATACCGTACCTGGATTCCATATCGGTCATAATACTATTAACCTCATCTCCCTCTACATAAACCTCTTCTCCTTCTGGGATAGAGGTTATGCCGGCAGCCCTTCTAAGTAGCCATAAGGTGACTTCAGCAATGTCAGAGAACTTATCTCCGTTCTTCCTATAGTTATCTACTCTTCCTTCTTCAGATCCAGGTAATTCGACATTTCCTTCAACTTCGACATTTGTTCTGGATTGTCCTTTGCCTTCTCCATCTCCCTTTTTATCGCCATCTTCCTCAGTGCGTACTGCACCGCCTTCTGCACTTCCTTCTTTTCCATCATTTAAAATATTATCTGATTCTGACTCTATAGACTCCACAACGGTATCATACCCTGGTATGCCGCTAAGGAAATCCGCTATGTTATTCAAAAACTCTATTTTTTCCTCATTTGTCATATTAAGACTTTCCACAGGACTCCATATGGCAGGCAAGTTGTTTGATTTTATTGCAGTAGAAACATCTTCTACAGTTTGATTATCCACCGTAGGCAAAACTTTAGAAACCAAACTATTGATGTCATATTCCATTTTTTCTACTTCCTCTTTTGTGCCATATTCCTTTAGGGTGTCCATGCCATTGACTCTAAGGGAATAATTCAAAGCCTTACTCGGAACAAAATTAATATATTTCAAAAAGTTTTTCAACTCTGATATAATTTGTTCATCAGACCTTGAACCAACATAATCCACTACTACCTGATCTGTTTGAGAACGAAGCCAAGAAACATATTCATCTAAGGTCTTACCACTTTTCTTGGAAGGAGTGGATATCTTATCACCTACTGTTCCTTTAGGTTCTAATCCCATTTCCTCCTTAAGACTTTTAGGATTACCTCTCTCACGAAGAAACCTCAAGTCACCTCCTACAATCTTCCTTGCTATAAAATCAAAAATATTAGCATAAGGCGGCAATCCTTCTTTTTCTATATGAGATTCTATTTCGTTTAACATAAGAGAGAAGTTTTTCCTGGAGGTACGCTTCTTGCCAGGTAAAGACTGCGTAGCTTGTGCCGCAGGAGCCGGCTGAGCTAATGGCGCCGGCTGAGTCCCCCGGACAGCCCCTTCCTCTGACATTTCCTCTTCATAAACATCCACGTCTTCTTTAGAAGTAACGATCTTACCCTCATCAGAGAAAGGAAGATCCTCCTCTATAAGCGACTTAGGTCTGGAAGATGATTTACCAAACTGAATCCTGATCTTAGGAGCGACAAACATCTCACCTTCGAAATCTATTCCAGATTCTACTTCAGACGTCACAATGTCTTTCACATTCCTGCTTTCATCTTCTACCCACTTAACAACATCAGGAACCGTAGATAATTTTTCTATAGCCTCACGAGCTTTTCTAAGCCCTGAAATAGGATTCAAGTACGATACTTGATACGAAGCCGGATCAAGACCTAACTTGGTTAGATACGCATTAAGATCTTGTATATCATCTTGACCCATCTGTAACAATTCAGAGCCACTGGATTCAAGCAGCATATCTATAAAAGAAATCCATTTCTTTCCTTCCTCTGATTCTACAGAACGTAGACTAACCGGGAAAAGATAATTAAGACCGTTTTTACCCTTGATAACAACTACCGGAACTCTTACATTTTTGTAATTATTCCCCTTGTCATTTAATATAGAATAAGCAAATGGGAAGCCTGTGTATTTAGAGCCGTTCTTAAGCACGACTTTGCCATTTAATACATATCCTACATCAGATATTTTTTCAGCACCTTTTTCGGTAATGGGGAGATTTTCTACCTGGCCATATCCTTGACCGTTCACCTTCATGTTAAACACCGGTCTTCCGGGAAGGGTCTGGGCAACAACATGCGTGCCGACGCCGATGGTAGCCGACCGGCCGGCATCCTTCTTCCACTTGTTGAAAGCCGTTCTTCTTATTTTACTTATACCATCTATGCCTCCTGTATCAGCTTTTACAACAGAAACGAATCGGTTCCCACTCATGACCTTGATAACCATATTGGACACCAGTTTATTCTCAGCAGATTCTATTCTTTTTTTATCGCCGGACTGAACAGCATCATTGTATTCGGCAAAAAGAGACTGATTATAGGTATCATTTACATCTATTTCGAGATTAACCTTATCTCCTTTTTTCAAAGAAGATAATGCTTCCTGATCTATTTTATCTACCTCATTCTCTCCGAATCCAACACCTGTTCTGTACGGAACCAACTCATCTGAATCAAGACGCTTATAAACCAAAGAATAGGAATTACCCACGTCCTGAATAGACACGTCTGTGTAACGGTTAAGAACACGAGCCGATTCTTTGTCTATAGACCATCTCGCATGATAAGGCAATTCAATTATAGTAGCCGTTTCTCCACCTATATTAAGAGAATACCTTTTAGTGCCATTAGCGTTCGTTTCAGAGCTTATTTGAATAGGAACCAATGATTTTATAGAAGATATAAATTTATCGGCTCTAAGACCTGCAATTTCATACCTTTCATTGCCGTCATTGGAGATTCTTCTTACCATCAACGTCTCTGGATTCTGGGCGCTATCTATATTGGCTCCCGGCGTATTATCAGATTCGTCTAATTCATTTACAAGAGAATCTATATTAGCATCATCCTCCCCAAAATTACTTAACGTAGATTCGGAAATACGACCTTTATCAATAATCCTGTTTTGTTCGATATAAGGAAGGAGATCCGTGATGTTTCCAACCTGGCCAAGATCTTCTATGGTAAATACCGAATCGGCAAGCTTATCTTCGTCAACTTTCTCCCCTTTGTCCCGTCTGTTCATTATATCAACATACGAAGAAATAGCATCATCAAGTTCCTTCCTTTGATCTGGTTCCAAATTGGATTTAGCCATATCAATAATAGCTTTATTATCCTCATACACAGATCTCGGACTTGTAAGCCTATCAGCCTTTTCAGATAATGATTTTATGAGATTAACGGGACTGTCACCCAAAGACGATACATAATCATCAAAATCTTGTTTGTATTTATCATACACATCTTTTTCTCTCTCAGTAAGAAGATCGGCATTACCTGTATATAGTTTATCAATTATAGACTGCCTTACGGCCGGAACCATAATAGGATTATCCATAGCAGCCTCATAATCTTCATCCGATACAGACTCCGTAAGCGGTGACTCTTTTATATCATCTTCTGCTTCCTTCATCCTATCTTCCCTTACTTTATCAAGAGCATGCATAAAAGCCTTGATAGTCCAAGCTTCGTCTTCCGAAATCTTACCTTCTGACACAGCTTGATCTACTACCTCATCAGTGTCATATTCACCAACTTTATTAGACTCTGCAAAATCAGGAACCTTGTCATCCCCTTTATAAGGAGTAGACCATAGAGAAGACAGCGCTTTTGAAAACCCCCTGTTTTCCTCAGCTAAGAATCTTTTATCAAGCATCTTAGACAAGAAGTTATTCATATTCCTATAGTCCATCAAACTTCTTCGGTATTCATTTACCAAGGATCTCATGGCTTTGTCTTTGGCTGTAAACTTCTTTTCCTGTCTTGATTTTACATTAAAATAATCATCAAAAGCCACAAGCGTATCATAGGCTTCTATCACATCTTGTGAACTTATGGGAGAAAGAGGAGATGATAAAACAGATTCGGTTTTACTTACCAGCTCTTCTATCGAAAACTCTTTTCCTATTAACGTTGATAACTCAGACAACGAATTATTGTAATTGGTTCTAAGGCTTTCCAATTCTTTGGTTTTTCGTTGTATGGATTCAGCTTGTGGATCTTTCCCTTCTACGTTGCGAGGGCGGGTAGCAAGATCTTCTATTTCGGATTCAAGTTCTTCTATTCTTGACCGTATGCCACGGATAGCCATCGCCCGTTCCCTTGCCCTGTCCGACAGCCGGGAGAACGTACTTAGAGCATCCGCCACGCGAGGCTGCCCCGAAAGCGTTTCTATGACAGAAGCTATGTCTTTCATTCTTGATTCTGATTGAAGACCAAGGAAGGCATTACGAGCCACGTATTTCCTAAACTCAATCTTAGAATCATCACCTATAAGATCTTCGGCAAAACTCTGGGCAGATCTGAAATCCGAAAGACGATTGTTATAATTATCAATAATAGAATCCTTGTATTTCTTTGCCTCTTCCAAAGACATTCCATTAGCTTCGGCTATTTCCGAAATAGGCATCATATCAATCATCTGCCTAAAATTTTCAGCCGAATCCTCTAAGGTTCCCATTTGGTTGTCAATAGACATCTTTTCAAACATAGCATCATCAAGCTCCTTGCCAGTCATAGACTGGGCATCGGAACGAACTTGAGGCCCTAAACTCATTGATTTTTTCAACGTATTCAAAGCCGCCGTGTTAAGATTAGAAGATGCTTTGTTGTATTCATTCACTTGCCTTTCCAGCAAGATCTGACTATTGCTATACTCTTTAACCCCAAAGAAGCCTTCCCTCATACCAAACAAAGAACCGATAATAGCACCGATTCCTATTTCAGTCCATCCTTCTTTAGACGTATATTGCTTTTTAAATCCTTCAGAAATAGCATCAAGAACATCAACGGCTCCGTTCATGGCTACATTATCATATCTTGACTTAACATATTCCTCAGCCGTATTCTGAACAGCACCTTGAGATCCTTCTTCCCATAAGCCTTCGGACACCGGCCTTTTCATGATATTGAAAACATTGCCTGCTATCTTTTGTCCTATATTGGGATTGGTTATTTTAATAGCCATCTCTCCCGGCTTCGCAACTTCCGTCCCTAATCCAAATAAATGCTTGTTGAGCTTCTTTTCCAACCCTGGTATAGCCTTGCCTCCTAACCCTATATACTTACCAAAAAGAAGCCAGTTAGATAATCCTACTATACCCATATTGGCGGCAAATATAGCACTACCTACATCAGCATTAAAATTACGAAAAACAGCCATTTCCTCTGCATTGGGATCACGACCATAAATCTTACGATAATAATCCTTGAAATCAGACTCAGATTGCTTCATAAAAGAATTTGCTTCAACCGATGACTCGAATCCGGCACTGGTAGCCAACAACGTCATGGTTTTAGCCGCCTCCCCTACATTTCTTCCGGTAGCAACTCCTTTTCTTACATAGTCATTAAACACGCTTTTAAGGCTTCCTATACCCCTATTTGCAGCTTGCCTTGCTGCTAACTTAGCTCCGATTCTTCCACCTAATTTAGCACCTATATTGCCCAATGATCCAACTCCAAGTCCTCCGGTCATGTACGCTGATATCATGGCTCCTACGGTAAAAGACATTCCGTTACCAAGGACATCATTCCATAAGAAATTACCGGTATCCTTAAAAAGCTTCTGACCGAAATTATAATCTTCTACCTCTTTCTTGTAATAATGGGGAAGAAGCATGTCTATTTGCTGGTCAAGATCACCTACAAACTTATCCATGTTAGTGTTTAACGCAGCTTTGTAACTTCCCTCAGATGCCATATTGATAAGTTTGTCAGGCAATGACACAACTCCTTGTGCACCGTACAATGCGGATTTTAAAGCGAATTTGCCTACACCATTCCAAAACTTACTCCATCCGCTCTGTCTCCTGGCATAATAATCTTCATTGTTTATACCCGGAATATAGTTGGGATATTTTGTACGCCATACCCCATCATTACCCATCTGATGACTTTCACGGATACTTACCTTCGGTCCATAGGGATTAAGAGGCGGCGGGGCAGGTGTAGCCCCCCTGTAGCTGTTACGGGCCAGTGCCTCCGAGTAACTGTTGCTTATCTCCTTGGCTATATACGGCTCTTCGTATTCGGCAGCAGCTATCCTTGATGCATAATCTGGAAATTTAGGTTGGGCATACACACCTTCACCAGGCATATAATTAGGAACCAGAGGCGTTGTCGTCTCTGGTAATGTAGCCGGAGTGTAATTTTCTTCTTCAGCTAATTTCCTTTGCCTTGCCACATCTTCGTAAGTGGTTTTAGCAGCAGGATTATATCTATCTATGTTATTATCAGCCATAAATTTTTTGCAAAAAATCGTTCAACTTACTAAACTTGTCATTCATGTTAGGCATGATATTTATTCCTCTCATATACGGATCTCTCATCTGATCAAGACGCTCTTGAACAGCCTCCTTCACGTATTTTACAAAGAAGTACTGAGGACACTTCTGGTGAATGTTATTCCAGTAATCCGCATACTCATCATTACCCGGATCCAAAGGAACAAAATCCGAGAACAACAATGCAGGATTTTTAGAATTTTTAGTCCTTTTATCATAGAAATTGACCGCTACCTCTCTCGAACCCCTGTCATCCATTCCTTCCAACTGAACTGATATGTTGTCAGACATATCAATGAAATTATCAACAAGGGTTTTAACAACATTCATTTCCTCAGGCTTAAGATAAGAACCATGCACCTTTACTATATCATAAAGATCATTCTTAACATCAGCCTTAGAAGCCAAACGGGGAAGACCATTACGTATGAGATACTTATCATAAGAATAGCCTTCCTTCTTTCCGGTATCTACAAAATCACAAGTTCCAAAACTTGATTTGTAACCATCCACCGGATAATTGCGCTCCTCAACCGAAGGATCTATACCTGCCTTAAGAAGCTCATCATTTGTGATCTCTACCCTTTCTGTAACATAAGAGTTTTCACCGGACCCTACTTGAGCAGTCAAGAACCTTCTGACAGTACCATTATCTATCTCGGCATCCATATTGATGGAATTAATAGCAGTAGGATCCAGATTATTTACCTTTCCTGCCATGTAACCAGACAATCTTCTAAACTGAGCCTTCTGCAAAGACTTTTCCGGTGAATCGGCATTCCAATTGTATCTTTTGTAAGAATCAAGGTAATGATACTGAGATAACTTATCAGAAATCTGATCGGGAGATACAGACATTTTTATCTCATCCTGCATCTGACCTGCTATCATATCAGACACCCTACTGTTTTTCTCAGCATATCTTAACTGAGTAATAGTCAAAGGCTCCCCTTCCTGATAATCTTTTAGATCTATATCACCATCCTTATCTATAGTCATATAATCGGATATATTAAAATCGGGATCACCATTGAGTTTCTTCATTCCATTAATAAGAGCCAACGTGCCAGTAGAAGAACCATTATCCTCGCCTGTAATAGCATCAGATATGTTTTTCCCCAACTTACCGGCACTCGCCTTAGCTCCTAATGACGGAGATATAGCACTAAGAATATCTATTCCTCTTGAAGGATCCATCATGTACTCTCTAAACCCTACGGCATCAGATACGCCAGTTGTTATGGCCGTGGCGAGTAGGAAAGCTCCAGCCTTATCATCTGTATCGGTAAGATTTATAAAAGAATTTCCTTTCATAAACTTAGCATTACGAACCTTCCTGATAATATCCTTATTTTTTTCAGTAACTATATTATCGATTTGATAATTAGTTATGTTATTTATAGCCTTTGTGGCTCCATTTGCCTTAGAATCAGAAAGAAGTAAAGCATCATAAGCTTCAGACAATCTGTTATTTCCTTGTCCGAAATATCCGTTTTTCTGACCTCCATTGTTTTTCAAATAAGAATATATCCGCTCTTCAGGAGTCATATTAGCATACAATCCTGGATCAGTTTTTTCTTCTTCGTATGATGCTGCAACGATATTGCTTCTATCTGTAGGAGATAACGAGTTATATAATTTCAATAAATTGGCTTTACGATCTATAGAATGAGATTTAAGTAACTCGTAAGGAATATTGGCCAAATTAACAGATCCTGTCTTACCTGTGCCAGAGTTAATGGCCGTAGGCCCGTCCATAGGAGCCATCGGCACTCTCATGCCGCCTGCGCCTGTTGCGCCTGCGGATGAGCTTTCAGTTCCCATCTTGGAGCCGTAAGTGCGCATGTACTCGGTTTCAATCTTAGCCTGAGCAAGTTTCTCTTTTGCCAATGATATTTCAACCATAGACTTAGCATTGTCAGTCAAAAACTTTTGCTGAGCCCTATCCTCTTCTAACCTCGCAAAATAAAGATCATCTTTCTTCCTTTCAAAACTTGTATTGTCGTATCTCCATGCATCAGTCATCTTATCGAAAAGATTATTGGTAACAACAAAATTAGCAGCCGCTACCGGATCAGACGAAGCTATTATCATATCTGCCTCCCTCTTGGCTTCTGCTTTCTGATTTTTAGCTTCCTGTATCTGACTGTCAATACGATCAATAATACTCTTATTATCACCTACTGATTTCTTTTTCGCTTCCAATGCTCCTATGTGTCTATCGTATCTTTCGACATAAGACCCAATGTATTGACTAACCAAATCCGGATTACTGAACACCGGATTGGTGGCTGCCATGTACGATGCTTCTATTCTCATCTGATTCCTCATGTTTTCAGATAAGTTAGCAGACACAAAATTCCTTATCTGGGAATCTGTAAGTTCATCTACATTAACTTCTATAATACCACCAGTAGGATTACCTTTAACATCATATTCTGTTGTCTGAATCTTCTTGCCTTCGTTATTTTTCCTAAAGTCACTAACCAGCTTATTTATCTCCTTAGTGTAATCTACATAAGGAGAATAATGAAGACCCCCTAACCTTGATCCTGCTTTACCATCTGACCTCCATTTGTAATAAGGATCCAAAGCATGCCATTCATTAATAGGAGAATAAAGTTCAGGATGATTCTGTTTTATAGATTCTATTTCCTTCATGACCCTCTTGCCTTCTTTTGTGCCGGCAATCGCGTTAATGACCGTATCATCCAACACCGAACTAATCTCTCCTTGTATGGCTCTCGTAACACCATCAGAAGAAAGATCCACGCCTTTAAATTTTTGATTGATGTTAGCAATCACACCTGACATCTTATCTTCCATATAAGCGCGGGCTTCAGGCTTATCTATCTCTTGACCCATAAGATAATCTACCTGGGTATAGATCTTTTCACGAGCAGCATCAACCTTCTGCTGTTTGTACATCATGACGTCCTTAACAAGATCTATGTTGTAAGGACTAACATACGGGGCATATTGCCTTAAAATACTATACTGTGAAGCCACTATTTGGTCCTCCTTCTTCTTTTAGTTTCATCATCTTCTTCATTTAAACTTCTCAAGTAAGGTGTAGAATAATCACCCATATTCATCACATCCTGATTACCTTGAACGTAAATAATTTGGCCACTTGGAAGCATTCTCATATTCGGAGCTATGGAAGCTATGGTATTCAACGATGTACGAACATTGAACTTATTCTGTATTTCGCTGTTTATGCTATCATAATAACGAGCAAGATTTTCATCCCTTATAGCCATAGCCTTCAATAACCCAGATTCATAACGTTGCCTTTCCGCTATGTTCTTATCGTCTGTCTGAACATAAGCCATTTCATTGAATCTATCAGCTTCGTTTATTTGCCTTGCGTTATTGAAATTTACTTCGTTAATGTACTTGGCTATATTGCTTCCGGCTATGGCGTTCATATTAGCCAGAATAGCGGAGCGCTGGGAGTCGGGCACGTCACCTACTGCGTCCAACTGAGCCGATGTCGCGCGGTTGAGCTCGTTGATATACTGATCAGCAGATTGCAGAACAGGATCTATTCTCGGAGCCTGATGCCTTTCCAATCCCTCTATCTCTAATCCGGTATCAATCATCCTCAACATCTCAGGGAATATAGGACCTGATAAAGCAGGATTGACACCTTTTCTTCCTTTTGTATCATCTTCTTCCTCAGCTTCCGTTTCTACAGTAGTATTAATAACAGGATTTTCTTTCTTCACTTCTATCCTGCCTGGAGAACCTGGGTTGGGAGATTTAGCGCCGGTTCCTACAGGTTCAGCTTCTATAGGTTTTGATGCCGGATTTACGGCTTCTAAAACAAAGTCTGTTTCTGACATCAAACCGCTATCTTTTAAAGCAGCAAACTTATTATAATCGGCACCCAGAATCTTCTTAGCTGCATCAGATTTATCACCAAATAAGTCAACATAATTCTTTATCCCTTTTTCGTTCAACAATCTCTTTTGTTCAGGAGTAACTACATCCAATCCATAAAATGATCTGGTTGCCGTAGTTTGCCCAAATTTGTCATCTACGGCAAATGAGTTATATGCCGATTTACTTCCTTGGTCGTACTTACCAGCATCTTCTCCCCAAAATCCGTATTCGTCTCTAAATTTCTTGGCTTTTTCGGCATTGGCTATAGCACCTGATTCTGCCAAAGCCCATAGGTTGTTTAGTTGGCTATTGTATCCAGTCTGGAATCCTTCTGTATTAAAATCTCCATCCGTATTGTATTTATTAGCCCAACGGTTAATATCAAGCAAATTAGAAATAGCTTTGTTGTTTACCCTACCATAACCGGAACTGCTTCTGTGTTGCAGATTTTGATTAGAATTTACACCAGAATCAGGATTAAGGATCTGCTCTCTGTCTGCAACATCTACTATAGACATATTAAGAGCACGTCCAAACTGCTTCATTAAAAGCTGCTGTACTTTCTTACCCCACTCTATTTGCTCTTTGGTAGGGCCGCCTTCAGCCATTTTCCTAACTCTCTTTACATACTCATCGTATATCCAATTTTTAGCATCAGATTCAGATACGTTAAGAGCCTTAGCCTGCTTTCTTACGGCATTTAAATCAACCTTTCCGCCATCTCTAAAGAAAGCATCTATCTTTTCTTGGCGCTTGGATTCCTCTTGTTTGTTATAGACAATATCAGCAAAAGACCTGAATTGCACCTCAAGTTCGTCTATTTCCTTTTGATTATCATTTACGTACTTGGAAAGAATAGACTTATTCAACTCAGAAGTATTTTTATCCTTAACATCCTTATTCTTTTCCAGCCTCTTGAAAACACGTTCCTGATCATCATACTTTTCGGACAATCCTATTTTTTTCTTGTACCTATCAAGAAGCGTAGCATATGTATCTTTTTCCGTAGCTCTAATGCCATAATTTTCCCTTACGTAAGAAGCAAAATCATCATCAATAGTACGGTAATCTGAAATAATATGAGCTTCTGGCAAATCAACGGGAGTGCCGCCGTCTTCATGCCTGTTACCTTTTGCCTCCATAGGACCAACATCATCCGGAGTCGAAACATATTCTCCTTTTTCTATCTCAACATTAGCATTATCCTCCATAGATTTAGGAAGAGGATAAATATATTCGCCGGTCATATCAGACGTATCCATCTTCTGACCGTTACCTAAATTCACGCCACCACCTTCACGTTCCCACTTGATGAATTGCTGACGACGCTCCTTGGCAAGTTTTTCCCTTGCAGCCTGCTCGTCTCTGCTGGCAGCATATGCAGCAGATGAAGCTCCCATGATATTACGGGTAAGACCTAATCCTAAACTAACACCAGATAAGGCAGCTTGAGCCACGTTAGCGCCCACCTTATTACCGGCTCTTATCCGGCCAAGACTTGTACCGAACATTTGAGCTCTGCCGGTTAGATCGGGTGAATAATATGGGGTAGTCATAGGATCAAGAGGATTACCATCTTGGGAACGTTTTTCTTTAGAGGAATCAGCATCAACACCACCTACATTCATTGCATTATCAACGACTGATTTCTCTACGTTTTTAACCATACCCCTATTATCAGCGAGATATCCTGCATATCCTGCATCATTGTTTTCAAAAAACGGATCGGATGTAGGCATACTACTAAATGGATTTATCTCCCCCTCCTCTGTTTCTAAAATCACATCAGAAGGCATATATATATTCTGAATATCAGATTCACCCCATTTATTAACAGGCGTTCCATAATCAAAAATAGGCTGAGTAGAGGATACATTAATATCCTGTTTCTTATCCTGAACACTACCGCCAGGAGCGAATATCGGACGATTTTTTATGATTCGTAATTTCATACTATCTTTTTTCACAAAGATAAGAGAAACGAACGAGAAAATCCAACGTTATGGGATACGTTTAAAAATCAATCATGTACGGCAGACAAACCGCCCGAATCAGGGTCGTACTTAAGACCGCATGCCCGGCGATAGTTCTTAAGCGCTCTCTTGTACAAAAACAGCACTGTCTTGGAAACTATTTTCTTCATAGATTTGGTTAAAACCTCTTCTGTTGAAACAGACATCAGACAGCTATTCAAAAACGACCTGACATTGGAACCGAACAAGATCTTCACCATTTTTCTAAACGTTCTAAAAAGATATGATGCAGAAAGAGACTTTAACCCATTGCGAACCAGTCTCTTATTCAAATACGAAACAGCCTTTTCAGATAGACAGAGCCTATTCTTTCCTTCGCTATCTACCTCTGATGAAAACCACGAATATAAAGTGGTAGGATGTTTCTTAAGGTGATTGATGAAGGAAGTCATTATCCCTTCTTTTAAAGCCCTTTTGTGGGCTACGCATGCAGCAATCTTCTCTTCTCTTTTTAAAGAGCTGTCAAGGCATCTAAACACCGTCCTATCGTCTCCGATGAAATACTGAGGACGTTCTTCCTTGAACTTAGCCCGATAAGCGGCATATCCTTCCTTACGAAGCATATCTATCTGAGACCGGATATAGAACCTTACACACTTTTCTTCAGCCTCTTGCACGCTTTTAAGATAAGGAACTGACTTTCTCCCATATCGAAGATAATCATAAACCATAGCCTCAATAAAGTCATTGTACGGAAAGAATCTTCCAAATCCAAAGTTCCAAACTATGAAACATCGCACTCTATCTTTCCAGTAATCAGATATGAGAAAATTACTACAATATCTCAACTTCCTGTTTTTCTGATAGAAATGATGAGTATGTTTGTCATAAAATAGATTAAAATATCTCAAATTGCCTAAGCACTGACCGGCTGGACGGCGTACTACATTGTACCCTAAGTTGCTGAAGCTATTGTATATAACTTCTATCGGAGAGACCCGCTCTTTCTTGAAGAGCTTGTCGTGTAACTTGTGAGGATTCATTATTTCAGTTATTTTTGTCTCCATATTGTTTTTGTTGTTTAGTGCAAATATATGATTTTATATAAAAAGAAGAAAATGCACTGCCTTGTATCCGGTTTGAGAGAAATAGGATACAAGGTTTTTTGTTTTATGACGGTTTGGATAAGAGACGGGAAAACGACTCTGAACGTAACCGCCTGACCGTCAGGGGTGGGACAACAAATCTTGAATTAAAACTACGCCTATGAATAGTCTCCGTTTTCCTTAATATTAAGACCATTTTCAATGATCTTACTCATTATATTATTTATATTATTTTATATACTTTACCATTTATTCATATAATTGTTTACAGTGAATGAACTTAACGACCGAAGGGAGTTAAGTGAGTGAACGGATTGACAAATTACTTTTTCCGTCATTGTATTGTTCGCCTAATTGTGTTAAAAGATTGAGTATCGTGACCGAAGGGAACGATGCGAAAGAACTTATAATATTTAAAAACGACTGAACCTATCGACTGAAGGGAGATAGGTGATGGAGTGACGTTAATAATTATATTAGATAGCCAGTGGAGAATTAGGCAGGCTGGTAGGCGAGACGAGCGCCCATGCCCGTCAGGACAGTGGAAGTACGTAGGTCTGTTCTGTTAAACCAAGGCGATGATAGTTCCATCCTTCACGAAATCGCACAAAAAAGCCGGATTATCTTGATATCGTTCTTCAACCTTCGGTATCCGCATAACGAGTCTCAAATCCGGCTTCGCTTTATTAATATGAGAAATAAAATAATTGTTCTAATTGTCAGTGACGCCTTTAATGCGAAGCTGAATATTGGGAAGCACGGCATTAATCAAAGCCATTTTCTTATCCTCTTCGCTTTCTTTTTGATTCTGTCTATACATCATATTATAATCACTGTCATCACCATCCTTTTTCCCGTCTAACGTTAGTAAATGATTTATGATGTCCTTACCATACGTTTCAGTCCATGTACGGAATCTCTCTTCCTCGGACTGTCTCTCCTGGGACGGAGCTTCCGGGTTTGGGAGGGCGGCTGCCACTTCTACCTCTGGAAGTGTTACCGATGCTGCTATTTCCCCATCATCTCCGAATCCCATTTGACCATACGAAGATACGGAATTTTCTTCAATATCCAAACCAAGATTTTTAGCAACCTCCATAGCATAGTTATAACGGTCATCGTTTCGTATCACGCTTTTATGAGGACGTCCTGCTCCTTGGTTCCAAGCTACTACAGCATCTTTAAGGTTATCGGCGTTCATAAAATCCTGCCGGCTGTAGTTGTAATACCCTGGTCCTTCTTTTCCTTTTCTTGTGTATAAGAAATTAGAATATCCGGTTTTCCCTTCGTATTCGTCAGCCAAGAACTCAAGTTGGTCTTTGAATGTGGGTGTAGAATGACCTTTCTTTTTGGCATGCTTGAATAACTTATCCATGCGTTCATTATGCCATTGCTGTATGCCGTATGATGTTCTATTGTCTCCATATATGTCATCTTTAAGACCGGATTCAGCCATGAGATTACCTATGATGGCAAGCGCCTGTATCTTGGACATACCTCTCTTATTAGTAAAGTATTCATATGCTTCACGCTGCTTGCCAATTACTCCACCTTCTTTCATCTTACTTACATCATCTACTACACCTAATGTTGATATAATAGGATTTGCAATATCAAGTACATCATCTACCCTATTCCCATATCTTCCCATAAAAGACATATTCCTTATCACATTCGTTCCTCCTATTGCCTCGGCGGCTCCACCAAGTATGCCGGCGTAGTTAAAAGTATTATCTCCTTCTGGATCTAAGGCAATCTGGCTTCCGTCAACACCCACATTAGACAATCCAGCTATGGTTTGTATTTTGCTACTTTCTGCTATTGTCTTAAGAATCGGCATCAACCTTAATCCCATTTTGTTATATAATCTGAGCATTCCTGGTGTAGAAGAAGCAACGTCCGCAAGTGTAAGCAAAGATTCGGCCATTAACTTATAAGGGTAAGCATCCTCCCTGCTCTTGTTCTCCCTCTCTTCTTTAGCATCATCAATTCCCTCTTTTACCTTATCTATATCTATGGAATCTAAAAGATTATTTATAATAGCTCCTATTTCTTCCCCGTTTCCATCTTTGGATATTATCAAATTTCCTATTTCACTATTTGAAAACCCGGCTATTCTTCTAAATTCGTCCTCATCAATTTCACCTTTTTCAAGATCTGAATGAGCTTGTTCAAGTAATCTCCTCCTCTTTTCTTGCCACTCCCCATTGTCATCTTGTCTTTTTATAACCTCATCTCTCTTGTCTGGATTGCTCCACCAATACTTAGCTTCTCCACCTTCTTCGTATTTCCTTACAAACCTTTTAGGTAAAGCCTTGTCATTATTTCGAAGCACACTACCTTTCTTAGGATCGTATTTGATACGTTCCCTTATTCTAAGAGGGACATCCCTTTCCGGTATGATGTCTTCCGCTATCTTCTTTCGACTAAAATCATAATCATCCTTCACATCTAACATACCGGCATCAGGATCCCATCTTACACTGAAATTCTTCAACGCACCTAATCCGGAAGCTTCGTTTACTTTTTCAAAATTGTCACCATATACTTCTTCTCTAAATGGACTTACACCTTCATTTACTAAAATCCATTTTCCTGGATTTTCAAATATATTTTTATTTAGTTTATCAAGGACCTTCTTATAATCTCTTATTTTTCGTTTACTTTTTTCATCAGCATCCTTATATGCCTCGTCAAGCATGTTGTTTATATATTCTTTATCTAATAAAGATTGTATCAAAATGGCTTGTTCTTGAGGCAATCCCACGTACTGAGCATTATCATCATCGTCATCAAAACGATACTTGCTTGCCGGTAATCTACTTATATCTCCATCCGTGTAAGCCTTCCACATTTTTTCTTCAAAATCTGTGGCTGTATCTTCTCCGGATCGCTCCCTATTAGGATCCAACATTCGTTTCACAGTAGGAATAAAATCGGCAATTAAACTAATAGGATCAGTGTCTAATATTGGATTAACGGATTCATACCACTTATCAGGATCAGCGTTATTGGATATGCCAACTGATTCCATATTCGAATCAGATACCCTGACCTTATTTCCGTCATATCCTCTACCCACATAACCTGTATAACCATATTTAGCTTCCACATGGCGAGCGTCTTCATACTTCGAATCATTAGTATCTTTTTCTATAGATTCGTTCTCTACAGGCTCGTCTTCAACCAAGACATAGTTACTATCGTCATCCACCGTCCAAGGCTGGTCTGTCGGCGTAGAGAACACACGGCGCTCGAAGGCACGACGCTTCTTCTGACCGCCCATACCTTTCTCGTTTTCATTGTGGTTTATTTCTTTCACTGCCTTATCATAATCACCTTCTTTAAGGTATTTGAAAAGCATTGGGCTTTTAGAATACTCTGGTCCTCCTGTATTGTAAAATAGACTAAACAAAGCATCTCGCTGATTATTGTTTAGATTTTTGAAATTAGGAGTTCTTCGTATAAATTCCGGAACAAACGTATTAACTACACCTTCAAACTCCTTATCGGCCTCTTCTACTGTTATACCATTCTTGTATTTTTTAAGAAGATGAGGAAGATGAAATCCGTACCCGATTGTTATATTTCCCTTCTTATCGTCATATAATTCAGGCTCAAACTTTTCCCACGATTTCAAATATTTTAGGATATTTTCTGAGGGCTTCCAATCTGATTTATTCTTCTTTGCCATCTTTTTCTTCCTCTAAGAATCCAAACATTTCACCTGCGCAGTTACCAACAAATCCAGCTATGTAAGCTGCGTGTTCATCTTCTCCCACCTTAAAACCAAGAGACATATTACAATGTTGGCATACCGACATAGCTGCATGAAATGATTCATGACATATGTTTTGTATAGTCATATCATCCTCACTTTGAAAATTCCATAATAACTTAAAAGCTCTATCATCTCCCTTATCACGAACAAGATTCATAAAAGAGACTTCTGAATCTAAATCGCCTTCATCTCCCCATTCTCCTTCATGATCCAATTCTGCATTCTCAAAACGATCACACAATGTTTTGTAATCTAACCCTATGGTGATAATCAACTTTAGTGGATATATCACAAAATCAAATTCTTTTTCTTTCATTTTTCTTCCTCCTTCTTAAATTTGTGGTAAGCATCACAAACCTTGTCAACCAACCATCCCATTAGATAGGCAGCGTGCTCATCTTCTCCGGCGTCAAAACTGTAGTTAATATTAAGATACTTACAATAAAGGGAAAGACCGTGCAGACATTCGTGTCCTATGGTTCTCACATCCATATCAGACAGTGAATGAAACAAGAAACATATTTCTTTCCTGTGATTGGTTCGGTTTCCTACGAAAATAGTTCTGCCACCATAATCATCAGTCCACCCCTCCCAGCTCTGATCTTCTACTTCCAGGTTGGCGAACGTCTTAACTATATACTCTTCATCTGCCCCAAGCAATACCCTTACATTATAGGGGTATATGTCATTTTTATATAATACTTGTTTCATAACAAACTGTTTTTCAGCAAAGATAAACAAAAAAGCCGAAGATACACTCACGTGCTTCCTCGGCTATACCCATTAAAACTTTTTATTATGAAAAGCTACAATTAAAATAGAAATAATAATCAAATTTTTATCTTCTTAATTTCCTCAACCATATTCTTATATCCGCAGAACTTGCTGTTAATAACATCGAAGATAGATTCTGACCAGCCAGCTATGTTCAAGATATTAGATCCTCTGTAAAACATCTCACTTCCATATCCTTGAATAGAAATAGAAACGATTTTGCAATTTGGATTCACTTTCTTGAACCCTTTCAAAAGTTCGGCGAATTTACCATATCCATAACCGGAGGTTTTCTCCCATACAACAGATTCACCGTCTCCTATCTGCATATCTGAAATAACGTACAAGTTATCTACTTTGATCTTATCTTTAACGCACTTATCCAAGAATGCAAAAAGACCGTTTTCGGTAGCACCACCGCATTCTCCTCCGGCAGTAAAAGATTTTTTGTTATTCCATAAAACACCTTTACTTCTATCGTATTCGTAATTGATAAGGTCGTCACCAAACATACCAATAAATACGTCAGGAAGCACAGATGCGATCATACAGCCAAACAAGTTACCAATGACAGCCGTACTTGTTTGGCTAAAGGCAGACACCTCAGAAGATCCTCCCATATCTCCACGTACAGAGCCAGAGTGGTCAATCAGGATAGCCGACCGCCCCTCCAATACCGGCAGGTTCTTGCAGGAGATGGTTATGGCTTTCTCCAACGCATCTAAAATCTTATCTTTGTTACGCGCTGTTAATTTAGCACGTTTTTTATCCGACTCAAATACAATATCATTATCGGAACCATCAGTGCCTATATTTTCAACCTCTTTGAAAGCTGAAGCAAAACGGAAAGGAAGCATCTTCGAATTAAGCACCTTCTCTTCTATTGTAAGCTGCCTACAAACTTCATCTATTTGATCAGGAGCGTATTTGATTATGTTTACAAGGTTGCGAACCATATTAAAAATAGGCATGCCTTTCACATTAGAAACCACGTCCCGAATAGCGTCACCTAAAGCTTCTTTCTTCTCTTTATCATCTTTCTTATCCTGACCGGCCTTAGACATTTCTTTTTCAAGAATCTTGCTTTCGTATAATCCAGACAAAGATCGACCTTCTATAAGGTACTGGAAAGCTGTTTTATTAACCTGATTGCTTTTGGGGTGAAATAAATTCACAAGATCAATCATCGTAATAACCCTACTGTCCATCTTGTACTTGTCAATCCGATACGGATCAAGACCTTCCAGGGCCGTCTTAAACCCTTTCTTAATAGCATTGGATATACCCCTTAACTTCTTTGGATTTTTGTCGTTAAGAGCCGTATAACAGCCAAGTATTTCGCTCATATCATCAGGACGCATAACGATCTTGTTATGCGTCCTGAAGCCCATTCTTTACCCGATACCTTACCTGCCAATACAGAAGCCATAAGATGAGTAACGGACCGCAGCTTCCCTTCCTTCCGGACATACAATGCCGTCTGTGCTGCAAAATACGGATCAACCTGATCCATGAGGTTCTTAATTCTTTCTACTTTGTCTTTTTCTTTCTCATAATAAGAATCAGACAACATGGTAGTCATTACCGTAGACACCAACTCTTCTTCCGCATTAGGCTTATACGCCTTCTCGCCCATGTGATTCACGATCGTAGGTTTAACACCTTCATCCTTTTTGTTAAACTTTCCCATTTGTTGTTATGAAAATATCGGATTCGAACCGATGAAAAGCATATGTACCTGATGCTGCGTTAAACCACTACGCTAATTTTCGAAGTAACCGGACTCCTCACCATCTGTATATTTTATTAAAACAGGGATAACTTGGAAGGTGTTTTAAAGGAGGTTTTGATCTACCAACTGATCTAATCTTTCTTGCATGAAAAATACAGGACTCAAACCTGTGACACAAACCGAAGTATCACCTTCCATCACCACTGTCTTATATCATAATCTCTCTTGATTACGATGCAAATATAGACACTAAAATATGATTTACAAATTAAAATGATTTAAAATAGATTAATTTGAATAAATTAACACACAGACAATATAATAGGAAGTATTGTATTGTATATTTGCGTATAACATAAAAAAAATAAATACATGGATAGATATATTGTTGATTTACTATTAAATGAAGACGACTCTCCGTTTAATAGTAAAAATTTTAAAATAATAGAATTTGAAGAAAATGACAATGAAAAAGTATATAACCTATTCAATAAAGTGTACGGAGAAAATGTAAGTATTATTTTCATCGATAGTGGATTTGGAGTATTAACGTTTATAAATGACAACATGATGAGACAAGTTGATTTGTATATCATGCTGCAATCTTTATCCGTTATATACGAAGATGCTATAGATGTAATATCCATATTGTTCGGCGAAAACACATCGCTCCTTACGATATGCAACAAACCAACCCCGGTAACACATGACAAAAATTCCAGTGGTAATATTAATACCTACATAATTAAGGATAGTTCAAGTGGATTATTTAAAATAGGGAAAAGCTCTAATCCTATTGAAAGACTTAAAACGCTATCTATTGGGAATCCTAATTTATCAATAATAGGAGTATGCAATAAAAATGTAGAATTATTAATACATAAAGAATATGATTCGGTAAGAGTAGGTGGAGAATGGTTTAGAATGGATAATAATGATATTTGCCATATAATAAAGAAATACGGATTTATATGTGTAGAATAAAAAATCACCCTCTACTTATTGAAAAGTAGAGGGTGATACGATATTATCTATTCTTAATCTTATCCTCAGAAATCAACCACTGGAATATAATCTTCCGGTTGCTAATTACTTTCTTTATCCTCATCAGCATCCAACTTCCTCTTAACCTATCAAGCCATGACCGTCTAAAATTAAGAGAATCAGGATTAACCGACTTATTTATATCGTTATCGTCCTTGATCCAGATAGGTGTTTCAGATCGGTCATCGTCAACCCTATTAAAGAAGTCGTTTAACTTATGTCTTCTATATACTTCAGTATCCAGAACCTCGGTATGGTCGCCTACGATCTTCGGATACGATATACGTTGCGCTAAATTATTCTTTTCTTCTGGAACAAGATGAATTTCACCTGAGTTGTTTGTGTCGTTGTAGATAGTTATCGTATCTAAACCTACTTTTCTATCAAGAGTGTAATTCACATCATCAACGTATTTCCTTGCGTCAAGCTCATACTCAACAGAAGCCAGCGTAGAACCATTATATTTCTCTTTTATCGGAACTTCTAATATAAATGGATATGTTGCTCCGTAGAATGTCTGGAAGCTCTTATTCGTCAGCAAATGACTCCATAAGCCACCTTCTTCGTCTGATGCCGGGAAGTTTATTCCTGTCTGGAAATATTGTTGCTGTTCTATATAATAGTCAGGACAGAACGAATAATAAGAAATCCATTCTTGCTTCAGACACGAATATCCGATAGTGAACGACACGTCTTTAAAATACTGTTCGTCTTTTAAAGATATTTCCTTATCGTTTGACAACACCTCTGTTTCATTGTACAAGAACCTTCCACCATCATATTTGTAATATGCCGGGTTCTTAACAGGTATATAATCTTTTTTAGTGATAAGTACCCTCTTATACCTGTTATCCCATCCAAGAGACAGACCAAGACCTATAAATTTATTATCCGTATCTTCTTCTGTCATCTCTGTACCGGTTAAGATATTAGTTATTCCGTATCTAAGAATCTTAAACGGAAGATGACGCTTAAGCCAATGTCTGATACCTACACTAAGTTCCTTAAGATTACGTCCGTTTGGATCGGTCATGAACACCTGTGCTCTTTTAGTATCTACCCAGAAATGACCAAATTCTGAACTAATTATTTCAGTACTCTGGGTTCCAGAATAACCAAGGTCGGTCGTGTTGTACTCCAGAGGCCGGGACGCAAACAGACCGCCGGTGCCCATCTCAGCCTGCCCTGGGGAGGTGCGCTCCTTGATTACGTCTATGGCGTTATGGAGTGAAACCTGGTCCTCGAACCTGACAAGGATCTGATCAGATTCAATACGCTTCATGTGAATAAGCTTACCGTTGCTGGTTGGGAACTCATGATAGTCCATAGGCTTGTACGTTAGCCACGGATCTGTTTGACTGTTTTCAGATACGTCAGCCCTACTCCATATAACACCATTAGGTCGCTGGTAAGCACAATCATAAAAACGACGTTCGTATGTTGCCGGCAATACATTAGGTGTTAATGTCATTCTTGATGAATAGATAGGACTTATCTTGTAATCATTGTCCCTATGGATAGATACGTTCTTTTCTTGTGTCCACCAAACAAAATCTCCTACTTTTGGATAGAATAATTCATGAGGCTGAGGGCCCTCTAATCTGAAATTACAATTTATTTCAGACTCTACAAGGAACTGAGGAATACCATAGAACCATGTATAAAATCTGCCATCTACATACTTACCGGAGGTGTCACCATTCAATTCATACAAGCTCTTCCTGTTTGGGTAAAAAGCATATCTTCCTTTATTAGACGATGTCCAACTATTGAAACGTTCGTTATCCGTGGTTTCAAGCGCATCTTCCCCTGTATCATAATTAACAAAATATCTTGGATATCCTACATTTCTATAATCCATGTAAGGGAAAGGTATCATATCTCCAATACCAAAAGCACTATTATAAAAAACAGGAAATTTTCTCTTTAATGAAAATCTGGTTATCACCGTATCACCACCGAACATCAGTTTCTTTTCATTAGTGAAAAATCCACATCCACCTATGGAAATCCATTTTATATCTTCTATTTGACCATATTGATCCGGCCTATATCGCATAAGCCTCATATACGGAGAACAGATGTATGAAACTGATTTGGATTGCTCGAATGTTCTTCCTGCTACAACATCTCTTCCAGCAATAACCGAATCATCTATACGGCTACTGTCGTAGTTGTAGACATAGTTCGGATATTCCAATAAATATTTCGATTTACCATCTCCTTTTTCACCTGGATCACCAAATGATAAAAATAACGAAGATTCACGATCTATATTATTAACAAATAAGAATCGTCCCTCATTATCGTTTTTACCGGTTCCCCATTTAGATGACATACTGGCATCCATCATAGGATATACACCGGACTTCATGTACTTAACAGAAGATAAACCACGAGCAAAATTTCGTTCATACTTATCCTGGTCCGTTATACCTATCATTGAATTATATAATCCTACAGAAGTATAATACCATGCATGATTACGTCTTGGTCCATTGTTTATAAACGTATTAAGCCAATCATAACGGTACTTACCGTACAATATCGGGCCCTTAGCAAGAGTTTGACTGATGGTTGACACCATTGAAGAAAACAGCATGGCCACACTTAAATTCGTTAGGAATCCTCCTCCGGTAAGACCAGCCGACCCTCCTATGTATCCAGACTGAGCCCTTATCTGAAGCTCTTCTGCTATCATAGCGGCTATTGTGGCACTTGATTCAACTGCGGCAAGTGACGCAGCCATCGTATAAGCGGCAGGACCTAAGATAGTCCATTTTGGATGATCTTCGACAGGTATAAAACTGCCTACAGACATTCCTCTTTGAAACCCGTCTATACATACTTCATTTGGAAGTTCGGGCTTGTTGAAATAAATATCAGGCGAACAAAATGAATACCACACGTTTCCTCCTTTGTCGAAAGGATGGGATATAAACCCGTCTCTTTTGCCAGACGTATAATTATATTGATCTTGTGATAGGTCATTATATGGGTAATTAGGATAGATATTTACATTACCATCGTCTCCTATGTATCTAAGCATATCGTAGGCCAATCCTGAGGCCACAACCGACCTATTTAGCCTCCTATCTCCACGATACAGTTCATATCCTACGATCGTATCTCTTTGTTGTTGCGTAATCAAACCAGAATCTACCGCAAAATCCAAAAACACTTGTATGGTGTTCTCATCTACCATAATACCTACCGGATATATTTCAGAAGCTATGTCATATCCACGTTCATCACTGTTCATAAAAGGTATATGCTTGTTATCTGGGAACCGGTAATGACGTATAGGTTGTTGGCAAAATACGGTAGAAGTATCTACTCCTCCATAAGAATGACCCTTGAAATAAGATAATCCATTTTTGTCTGACAAAGGAGCACCATAATATTCTGTTAACTTATTCATAATATTAGAATAAGCTTCTGTTTTTTTTGGATCATCATAAGATCTACCTGTGTCTATTTTCATCCTACTACTATCATAAAGTTCAAAATTAGCAGGATATTTCTCAGATGATTCCCAATATGCAAAATCCCCGTATTTATAAGGACGAGGCTTGCAATTAATAGGCCTATCTCCACATGTCTGACATTTAGATGCAAATACTACCGTCGATCTTAATGTTATTGAATCAACAGACAAATCAACCTTATTTATTTCTTTTTCTCTTACACCAAAAATATAAGGATATATGGTTTTACCTGTAGCAAAAGCGACTCCAAGAATAGCACGGGAAGGCTTCTTTCCTTCTTCTTCCTCTTCTTCTGGGGTATCATAATTTTTATAAGAACAAAATTGAATTCGTCTAAACGTCATTATCCAAGGAACCGCTACAATAGGAGATTCTATTGTAACATAAAAATAATTTTGACCTATAGAATCAAAAAACTCTTCATTTATTTCTCCGAAAGCCGGTCTTGCTATGTTAACAATAACGGAATGAGATGATTCATACTCAGGTCTATCAAATTCAACTGGTACTATTCCAAGAGGGGACCATGTTTCAACATCCTTCCAAAAAGAAACACGAACGTAATTGGTAGACACAGCATCCATTATGCCATCTACCTTTCCAAGAGCTTCAAGATAAAGAACTTTGTTCTCGTCTTTATAACCTTCTATGTCCCACTCTTCTGGTCTATTAATCCTAATAAATCTTGCATTTGTCATTACATTTCTGACAAACTTCCATACCACAAATTCAGATGCGAATCCAATATTAAGCTTATCCCCTGTAGGATTATTAAATGTAGCATTGTTTACATACCCTTCAAATTTCCAATCAGTTTCATCTATACCGGTATCCGAATTTTTATATATCATATCTTGCAACTTCTCAGAAGCTTCAGGCCAAAATTGCTCAATACAATACCTGGGTCCGTTCTTTGATCTATACTGATTATTTATGACTGTACTGGTAGATCTACCGGCTCGCCAATCTCCTACATCATTTATCTTTTGGCTCCATCCATCTATATGAAGAATATAACTTCCAAGAAGATAATTATAATTTTGAAAGTTGTTATAATCAGTTCTTGACACAGTAGGATCAGAGCAATAACTCTCAATATAACATCCGCATGTACAAGGCATGGTATCTAATACGTATATAGCATCAGACACGGTTTTTAAAACAGATCCAGGTTGTAAGTATGGATAAAACTCAGAACAAAGGTGTTGATTGCCATCACCTGATATGCTGCCAGCGCTATACCCAAAAAATGCTTCCTCCATCCATTCAGATAAAGAATCCATTGTCTCGTAATTAAACAACACAGAATACTTATTCTGATTTTCTCCTCCCGTGGTATATAGATAATCTGTAGAGACGTGTTCCATTTCGCTAAGAACCTTATAGATATAATCTTCTACAAGGCCTGTTATTAGTGGAACTGGAGCTGACAATATAGATTCTTGACGATGAGGTACTTCGCAGTCTCCTTCCATTTCTGGTAACCTAATATGATCAATTGGCTCCATATAATCCTGTGTTCCATCTTCTCTGTATTTGGTAGCTATATCACATATCTGTCTTTCATTGTTTCCATTCTCCTTATTATTACAAGCTACAAGACCTATATTTTCAGACAAATAATTTATAGGGGTTCCTACAATATCATCATAATCGATAATAAATCTTGATTTCCCTTTAAAAGTAGCGAAATTGCTTTCCACTATAACAGTTTGACCTACAGTAGCCGGGTTGTTACACTCTTTCTGTTCTTCATCTATAACAACCGCATCGTCGTCAATCAATACCCCATCTCCTGCCGTATTGCTATACTGCCATACATATTTCCTATTAACACCTGAGCAATCCGGAGCATATGCGTTTATAGACTGGTATGGGATACTGTCTTTGTTCATTTCCTCTCTTGCCTTATCAGAAGGTGGGGGAACAAGAACGAATGCTGGAGTTTTATAACCAGTAGATGTCTTAAACGAGATAGAAAACGGATACACTTCATTCCTCATATATCCCACATACAACGAACAAGCATTACCATCCTTATATAAATCTTCGTGGGCTACAGACGCCTGCCATTTCAAGAAATGACCCATGAGGGAAACTACAGGCTGTAAATTCCATTCTTTTTCTGCCGTAAGACCATATTGAAGAAGACGGTTACCGACCGACACTATGCCCCTTGATGTATTATATATGGCTCTTTTTAAAGAAATATGTTCAAATGTTGTCCTCTTATTATTAAGATCAGAATAATAGTATATGGTCTTCTCTGTAATAGGATGAATACCTTCTATAAAATAATCCACTACAGGTTGTGTTTCGCCATTGTATCCTACAGTATTCTGAATAACAGCCACCTTGTAATGGCTGACTTGCCTATCCAGATTAGACACCTTAAGTCTTATACCAAGATTAGTTCTTTCTCCCCATTTACCATCATTTATCCTAATATATTGCTCATCAAATACATGAACAGGGTTAGTCAATGAAGTATAGTTAGTTTTCTCGTTACCAAATTCATCGCACAAGGCCACAGCAAACTGATACACGCCCGCACGCAGGCTGCCCCCGTACTCTATCTGTACCGGCTCTACGCATGGCTGGTCCAGTAGCGGAAACACCCTAAGTTTCTCACATGCCAGAAAACAACCATTCTCCTGCATGAATTTGTCTCTATCGTATTCTTTATCGCATATCTTATACCCATGATAATGATACCATATATCACCTTCATCATCAGGAGTTAGAGCCTTGTCTACAATAACATACCTGGGAGGATTATAATCGTCAGTCCAGTAAATACATTTTCCACATTTCTCTGTCTTTATTTCTATGGTTTTTATAGGATGGTAGATAGAGAAATTAAGGCACGGATCTTGCTCGTTGTCTTCCAGCAAGGTCTTCATGCCAGAGCACAAAGACTCCGATCCTTCTACCATAGATTCTATATCAGAATCGGATAAGATACTTGTATCGGATTCAGGCTTGAAATAAGTTATTTTAGATACGCCTGTTTCAGGATTTGTTATAAAAAAATAGATATTGCCTGAAGTAAGATCATTCTTATAACCAATAACTTTAAATCCATCGAAATCAATGCATTTAAGATTACTGTGCTCATTAGATCTCATCCCAACATTACCGTCCTCGGATTCGATGTTGGCATTCAAGGCAAACGTATAATGCTGATCCGTAAGACTCGACGGATGCAGATCGCGATTCATGCCTGTTTGAGGAACCGCTATGTTTCTGTTATCTTCTGCTGCCATTTTATAACTGTTTGTCACAAAGATAGCAAAAGAGATTTAATCATGGATTTCTAAAGTAGGTGAAGAAAAGAAATACATTTTCAGTCTCCTACTTTATCGACCACACCTACATAAAAATCGGGGATAGGATTATCATTGAAATTTCTTATTTGAATATCAATATAATTATAGAAATAATTATCAACTGGATCCATTATCGTCACATTACTTTCTAAAACCCCGTCTTTGTATGAATACAGTTCCTCATGTTCGGAATCAATGTAAAAAATATATCTTGGTAAATCCTGGGTATTAACTGTTAGATGATTATTAAACAAACTGCATTTAGAATGATCAGCAGACAGAAGTAACAATAGAAATGTATATGAAGACTTATCTCTTATTATAATATCACGATTAGATGATACATTAGACAAAACTTTGGATAAATCAAATTCTCCAAAACTTATCTTGAATTTCTTTCTTCTTATTGGAGTTATATATACTGGACTATTAACTACAATATTATTCCATTGAAATTGACTTCCTTCCATTACAGGAGAGAAACAATTACCCATCGCCATATTAACATTTTCAAATCTTCGTCTCATAACATCTACTTACGATTTATATCTTCTACCCCCTAATTAACACAGTACCATCACCGCCGGCTCCGGCATAAACCATAGAGTATCTGACGCCGCCTCCTCCACCAACTAAAAAGACATCTACGGAAAAACAGCCATCAGGAACTACCCATGTGTAATTGCCGGCCGGATAAAACCTTATGATAAAGTCTTCAAGCTCCCTATTTTTTATCAAGAAACGACGCCTCATAATATACTAAGGATTATCCCCCCCCCATATATATAATAAATTACTGTAAATCATATAATTATATTTAACACATATAATCAAACAAATACAAAGAAAGAGTTATTAGAATAAAGACTGGTATCCTTTGCATATGTCATACAATCAACATCCTCATCTGCGTTTTGTATAAGGTTTCTCTTGCCATCATAATTATTAGAAAACATAAAAACATATTTTCTATTGTTTATCTGAAACCTATATATAATGCCATGTTGTTCACTTGGAGCAGGAGTTGGATTAAATTTGATAAATATAGCATTACTTCTCTTTTCTATAACCTCAAAAGAAACTATACTCTGAGTATGAATGTTAAAACATGACCCTTGCCTAAGCTGATTCAATACATTATTAACCTTATCTGGGCTAACTGTATCGGATTCATCTTTACTCATTAAATCAAGCACCTCAAAATAAGTATCATGATCGGTATCAATTTCAACACAATGATAAATAGCTCCATTACCAGATCTCTGTTCCTCAAAATATCTTCTCCTACTCATAAAAATACTCCTTCCGATAATAACCGAGGAAACTAAACCCTTCCGACTCCTTCCTCAAAACATCATGCCGATTCCAATACTTTTCTAAGTCGAAAGCCTCTCTTTCGAATACGATATTATGATATGCCTTATCGTGATTGCGATATATGCACAACCTAATCAGGTACTCAATTAAATACCATGAATAGTATAAAAATATCGGAATAAGAGACAGCCACAGCATCCGCCATCCTGCATTACCGAATAAGAGACACAATCCTATTGTAAGCAATGATATAAACATACCAAAACAAAACATTGTATGATACTGATTGCAATGTGCCTCCTCATGATATTCGGCTCTCAATGATATACTATCACGTTCGGTAAATACGGCTCCAAACAGCATAATTGTTTTATAGCCGTCAATGAACGTAAATAACTTAGCTATTTTCGATTTATAGTATATTTTCATTGCCAAAGAATATTTTATACCAATTACACAAAGTTAAAAACTCTATAGGAGAATTAACTCCATCCCATTCCCATTTTTCGAGATAAGATCTTAACTTGCTTTTATCAACGTCTTCACCCCCTCTAAGAAAAACAAGATGAGGCATAAATAATTCTCCTCCTTCCAAAGATTTGTTAAACTTACTAACCAACCTCTTTCTGAACTTAGGACCGTACCATGATTTTTCATTTGTGGATCCAAGACAATAGTAAGAATTATTTTTGACTTTAATGCCAAACCATTTACATACGTATGGATGATATACTCTATCTGCTAAGAATATAAATGGTTTATACCATAGGCAATGCCAGAATGTACTGCACTCGCCTTCAAACTTCTTAAAAGCCCATCTGAACCCTCCAGAGAAATACCAATTGTTAGCTCCTCTCTTAACCTTAACTTTGTATTTAAGATTCTTATTCCGGTTGCTAACCCTATCCCACGGCTTGACCTTATCGGTATCCATATCAGGAAGGAATGTCCAATGATGAAGCAAGGCACTGTAATAAGGATTGTATATCTTGTGCCCGTTTCTAATAACGTACTCAAAAATATCGTATCCTGCTTGCCTGGCTTCTTCAAATCCTTTTTCTGATAAGAAAGCTAATATCGGAGCCAGATTCCAAATCTGATCTTGCGATATAAATGGAGAAAAGCAAGGGTCTTCGTCTTTTAACTCTATACCATTAGTGTACCCTGAACTTATTTTGGAAAGACCAAATTTGTTTGCGTCTTCACCATGTATGTCATCTCTTAAGAAAAATCCTTTTTCGAATTTGAAATAAATACCTTTATTGCTATTAAAAAATAGATCATAAGTAGTATCGGCAAGACGAGTAAGCACCAGTATGGCATTACGAACATCATCTTCTGTCTTGTTACCAAGAACCATTTCCGTGTATAGGAACTGGAGATGCTGAGCCAGGTTAATGGTTCCGTCTCCCACCTGGCCTACCCCGTTCTTCACCGACGACAGTGGGATGCACGAGGCCTGCTCTGTGTAGCTGGCTTCATAAACAAAATCCCTATAGAAGACTTCTTTTATCTTATCGTATTTACTCCACAGATCTTCCATGCCATTATCCTATTACGATCACACAATCACGTTTTTCTTTATTGTAGACCATCGTCCCCATCTTAGTGTACAGACCTTTTATATTTTGGTAATTGGTTTCACCATGAGCTGAAACGTTGGTAGTAATGCTATCGGAGTAAACTTCTTCGCCACCTTCGTTAATGAAATTAAATCCTTGTTTAACCATCTCTCCTCCAAGGTAGGCTGTAAAAGACACAACAACATTTCCTCGCCCTCTATTTCCATACCAATTACCATAGATATCAGCATTGATATTAGGCTCCGACTCGTCCATGCCCGGCGCTGATAGTAAGGTCTTCATCTTAATAAGCGCGCCTTCAAGACCGGACTGCATGTTATCACCACCGTAAATAAGGTAATCACCTACCTGTTGTTGGGTGGTAGCCCACTGCTTACTCCATCCAACGTACTTATTATCCACATTTGATATGCCTGTGTTAGTAAAACCGGTTGCCGTATCAAAATCGGAACCGTCTTCCGATTCCCATCCGTACCTAAGAACAAGATAATCGAACTCAGGAATTACAACGACCTGCTCGCCGGCAGCTTGTGTGATTGTAACGTTCTTACTCTCTCCACCAGCCGTTACCTTAGCTACGCCTCTACGATCTTCAGCTACCGGATTAGGGCCGGCTGTGAAGATAATATTTGCCGGTCCTACGCCTCTCATTTTGTCGGCAGTTACTATTTCGCTTGCACTAACTTCTAACATTTTGTTTATTTTTTTAATATTTCGAATACGTATATCCAACTCGACAAAAATACTATTGGGCAGTACATTGTCTCTACCAAACTTGCATCTCCTTTAAATTGCCTGATTGACCAAACAATCATAGATGCAATAACGCCAAGCAAGTATATAAATAGAACTACTTCTGTCATACCAATTTAAGTATATTGTCAATTATAGGATACGCCTTAGTATATATCTCAAACTCAGCACGGCGCCGTCTAAGAGGTTCGTACATGCCTTTTAATGTCATACCCATCATCTTAAGTTCAGTCTTAGCATTTTTCAGCTTAACCAAATCTTGCTGTGCATACAACTTAAATAAGTCGGCAGCTCCTTGTGCTTCGGCATTATACATCAGTTCCTCAAAGAATCTCATCTTCACAAAATTATCGACATAATCCAGGACCAGACCCTGCGGCGTGTCTGGTATGATTATGTTAGATTCTCCGTCAAAAGGAAGAGACCGGTACTGCATGTAAATAGGACCATCGAAATTAGCATACAGGAATCCATTTACGATATTTATCTCATACGAACTATCCTTTACTACCTTATTCCGGCATTTACTTAAACAAGAATCACGAAGCATAGGCTTAGCAAGACCTAACATTACCGGCCGGTCATAATAGCAACGAACTTCATGATCGCGATCATGAACATTGATATAAAATTTTTCAACTATCACTTTCTCGCATTCGTCTTTACAACATTCATCACAAGAACACCACCTATAACTTCTTTCGGTACGTTCTTTCCAGGCTATTGTGTTTTGAAGCTCTGGTATCACCTTATCACCTTCCGGCACCTCATATCCCTTGAAATCGCATTTAAATGCCAGAATAAGATCAAAGTAATCTCCCGGCATACGAGCCTGCCCTCGCTTGACATCCACTACCGCTTCTTTGCGCATAGTAATATCGCCTCCAAACTTCTTCAGGGCTATTTCAACCCATTTGTAGATGGATACCTCATCTATCAGATCACGCTTGTCAAATGATCTTAAAGATGATTTTAATTCTATGATATATTCCTCAACAGTCATCGTAAAAAAAAATATGGAGGACAGGAAACGAACCTGACCTCCACAAAGATATTGATAATATAGTTAATGTCCTATTTTGAAGATTCAAAAGTTAGGGTCTTCAAACTTACCGTACTTTAGAAAAATATTTCTACATCTTCCCTTTATGCCATTGAGAGTAACTTCATATCCAGGTCCTGTCATGTATATGGTTTGTTGATTGATTCTCTCTCCTGAATACTTATCCACAAAATAAGATCGATAAACACCAAACTTGTTCTTAACAATATCACTGTACAGCTCCCATCTACCCTGCCCATTTCTGAACATGAACTTGACTTCCTCAAGAAACAAACGAAGATTCTTTTCTGCGATGATGATTCCATTCTGCTCAAGCTTCTTCGCCACATCTCTGATTAGCCACATGTTTTCATGATCCACCTTCTTAAATGACTCAGAAAACTCTATATCCCCTTTCTTTTCTTCTAACGTATTTACAGCTATTTCTTTTTCCATTCTTTCTTGCTCTGCCCTTTTATGTTCAGCCAAAGCAATGGCTTCCGCTTGCTGAGCTCTACGATACTGCATAGCCCATTCTTCTGCTGCTTCTGCCGGATCAGTAAAATTAGGAATAGAAACCAAGTTTGATGTTAAAAATTCTTTTATCTTCGAGTTGCACCATAATCTAAAATCAGTATCCAACCATCTCGCAAAATCTATGGCGAGATCTTCAAACATCCATGTGCCTCCTCCATTTTCAGGACTTCCAAGCATAGTTGTAACTATCTGATTCTCAGAAAGGTGGGAAAATCCCACCATTGACTTAATTAATTGATTTACAGATGGCAACCTTAAATACTCGGCAGGTTTCTTATTGAATGCTTTTGCCATCTGTGTGGCATTTAACAATATACCATAAGAAGTTTTTATAAAAGAAACATTATGGCCATTATAGCTAAAAATTTTAGATAATTTTACAGATAAATCCGTTTCGTTGGATTCTGACGTCAAAATAATGTTACTATCCTTCGCATTGTTTTGAAAATTGTTTACCTTTGCCTCCATAGAGCTTTATTTGTATAAAGATATTTTGTTAGCATTATATCCGTCCGCTTGAGAAAGTAGACGAATATGCAAAAGTAGCGATTATCCTGTATCTACAAAGGGTGATCGCTACTTTTTTTCTAAGACTTTCTATGTCCTAATTCTTTATCTTCGAAAACTCTCTTAATCTGGAAATCTTTAAACACCCTTCTTTTGGCAAGTATTTCATTGTACATAAATCGGTATCTTCGTCCTTTATTCATTTTAACCCTTAACTTCTTTTTCAAGCTATCTTGTATTACAAAATGGTAATATCTTTTAGAGTCTGAGAAATCCATAGCCAGGTGGTTGTAGAGGTAGCCGTTGGTGCCGAGCCTGCTCACGATGTCCAGGTCCCGCCTGACGGTAAAGCGCTGGCCCGGTATAAGTACATGGCATAAGTAGCCAACGTTATCTACATAAACACCGGCATCAGCCTCTATATAATGTTCTGATACGGTTTTCCATATAATAGACAACAACCTTAAAACCTCTCCCCTGTCTCTTATCATGCCTTTCTTAAAACCATTCTTTCTCTTCATGAGACGATGATAGTAGGCTGCAAAATACGGTGATTGTATTGATGTTCTTTTCATGTCACTAAATTATAAAAAAATGGGTCTTGGTTTCACAACTAAGACCCAAATAAGGATAAAAATGTTTCGTTATTGAACAATTTGACTTTTTTGATTGGAATCAAGATTCGGATTTTCATCAACAGGAATCTGTAGCCTGAATGCTACTTCCTTTATCGTCTCTGCTACCACATACTCAATTAGCTTGATAGGACAGATAAATTCGTATTCCCATTCAGACTCGCACCCTTTAGGTGTAGGATCGCAGGCCATTAATTCCAGCGCCTTCTTTCTTCTTGTTGTAAAGAACTCTACGTTAATAAGCTCTATATGAAAATCCGGTATATAAACATAGTCGTTTTCTACATAATAAAAAGGACGCCGTTCTTTAACGTATTTAGCATACGGTCTTTTTTGTTCATTACGATACGACTTTATTTCAGCGAACTTAAAAAATATAGTGTTATCTACGTTAGTCACCTTAGTAATAGCCGGTCTAAGGGCAGAATAAAGAAGTCCTGGAAGTTTATGCTTTGACCGCATAAGTGTATTACACAACGCAAATTCGGCATCACAACAAACTATTTTGTCAACTTCAATCATCTCCAGACAAGTAACGTAAGTCAGTAGCCGGTGGTCGCCAAGCAACGTCCCATCATCCCATCTCTGGGCTGTATAAGATTCGGCTTTAGTTCTACCGATATTCAATATCCATCTCCGGCTAACATGGGAGTCTTTATCAAGGGCATGAATGCCGTTTACGACTCTTGATACAAATTCACCATTTGTAATCATACTCCCCTCCTTTCTTTTGCTCTGGATTCTCTTGATTTAGCATTCAAGATCCTCATATAAATCTCTCTTTCACTCATGCCGGATATGGTTTTTATAGCATCATCCAACATAACTTTCGTATATAAAGGTTTAGGGAATCCCTTTATCTTAACCGGATCAGGAACTAACTTAGCCTTCCGATATTCATAAAATCTTTTAGAAGTTACATTAAGATAAGAAACAGCCTCTTCCCCGGTATAGTACTTAGCCGGATTAGCAAGTTGCGTCCATGTCTCAAGATCGTTGGCTGTAAGATGATCGCATTCCCCGCTTAAAAACATCTCCTTTATCTTATCGCATACCGCCGCACCGCTTTTACGCAGCGTCTCTGTCAGAATTTCTTTCATTTTCAAAACATCCTGTTTTAAACCTTAAAACAATAGAGGCAATGATTATCAGAAGAGTAACAGCCATAACAGACCACACTACGATATTGTGTTCAATAGGCATCTCAATATTAACCGTAACCCATTCTACACAGATATTAAAAATCATGCTATAGATCAATAACCTATGCCACATACAAAAACCTGAACATTCTTGAAAAAGCCAAGAGAAATAGGTCCCATGATAGAGAATGACCTAATATCGGATACAGCCAATTAGTGATACTAAAAGGATAAAACTCATCAAAAATGCTGGCTAACATAATAACCTGCATCAACACAGGATAGTACTTCACAAACGTCACACAGACATTCCTTTGCCCTTTACTAATAAAATTGTTGCTCATAATATGTTGTTGTTATGTTACTAAAATGGGGAAGGCGATCAGCACCTTCCCCTGGTTTTCAATCACTTTTTAGTGCTCGTCTTCTTTCTTTTCATCTTGCCTCCAACACTACCGCCTTGGCGCATTTTAGGTTTGTCTTTCTTATCGACTTCACCACCCTGACGAGCTTTCTTTTTACAAGCCATGATACTAAAAATTTAAAATTGAATGATGTGCAATATTAATCATTTTTGTTCTAATAGACAATACTTAAAACACAATATTATAATCCCAAAAATATTCAGGGGGGGGGGAGAGAACTAAATCCCCCCCCCTGTTAATTATGCTGGATTAAGATTCATCTGAGAATAAGAGTATTTTAAAGTTCCTCTATCATCACCGCACTCAGCTCCATCTACGATAAAGTTGTAAGAAGCAGGTGACACATTATAGACATTAAATATACCACCATTCTTGGAAATACCTGTTTTTTCAAATTGCCTTACAGTAGCACTCTTATACAATTTGCCATCATAGAATACGTTTATAGTTCGTATATGCCATGTAGTATCCTTATTCTCATCTCCAACATGAACATATCCTGCCAATATACCTCCCGCTACAGCTCTGAAATACGAACAAGAGCTTCCAGGCCGTGTTTTCTGGGCTATAGTTCCAACGCTTATAGTAGCTCCAGGTATCTCACGGTAACTAGAATCTACAACCTTGATGTCGCAAGTATAAATTCGTATATCTCCATTTTCATCTCCAGTCCACTCGAATCCAGCAATACACTTGCCGGCACCAGGGATATAAGAAACATTATTCTTCTTATAAGTAGCCCAAGAACCGTTTTTCAATGTGATATGAGCGGGTACAAGCTTGACCTCAGCAGCAGCTTGTGTAACATTTATTTTCAATGTTTTACCACTGTCATTTTGAGTAAGCACAACGGATCCAGTACGAGAAGAAGATGTACTTGTGTTGGCAGTTATCTTAAGAACACAAATCATACTATCAGAAGCCGGATTTTTATACTCAGTCGTAATCCAAGAAGGTTTAGACGTAGTGGCAAAACCATGATAAGAACCATTCAATGTGCTTTTGATTGTATATTGAGCATCATTAGATGCAGCTTGAACAGATAAAGATTTATCTGAAGTAGTATTATCATCGAATGTGAACTTATACAACATTTGTCTTGCCTGCGAAATACTAAGAGTAATTGTCTTTCCAGATTCCTTTTGAACAAAAACAATGTCACCAGATCTGGAAGAAGATGTTGTATTGGCAGATAACGTCACCACAGCCTTCATGCTTTCAGATGTCTGGTCTCTGTAATCAACAGAACACCAAGAAGGTTTTGACTTTACAGAATAACCTATATATGAATTACTCTTGGTACTTATGATAACTTCTTCAATATTCTGAGATTCTCCAGTTACAGACCTCGATTTGCTCGTTCTTCCATCATGGAACTGAAATTCGTATGGAGCATATCCACATTTTCCAACTTCAAGCTCGTATTTTACATCTTGATTTCCACAATCATCGTAACGAACGTATTTTACCTTATTGCTGTTGCTATTGCTTCCACATCCAGCTTCTTGCCAAGAACCGTAAGATCCACAATTACAACAATTCCTACAATTTACAGAATATTGACGATCTACGCTACCAGAGCAACTATCACGATAAGCATTGTACTGAGTATGACCTACGCAGTCTCCTGTTCCGTAATAAGACCAGTCTGTACAAGATTCTCCACCTCCATTAACCCATCTTGTGTTGTTGTAAGAAGAAGAACATGGATTGGTGTCACGTTGTTGTTTCTGAGACGTGCAACCGTCGCAACGGGTGCTTCCGGTATCCGACCAAGAAGGAGTTGTGCTATCATCTACGCAATCACCGTTTTTGTTAGCTACTGCCTGACCTTGTGAATTTACAGCATCTTGAGCCTTCTTATTAGCATCAGCTTGACTGATATTGGATGTAAATGGACCACCTACTTGATCTTGGGTTACGGTAACAGACGAACCATGCTGACAGCTTCCGCAATTGTTTCTGGTGAAGACCTTACTTGCCTTACCGGTCCAGGTACAAGTTCCCTGCGCGTCAGCAAGAGCCTGTCCCTGCTGTTCGACGGCAGCCTGAGCCTTGCTATTTGCGTCTTCCTGACTTACGGTAGACGTGAAAGGACCTCCGGTTACATCATCTTGATCTATGGTAACCTTAGATCCTACACCGCCGTCAGCACACTGTTTTGTAAATTCCTTGCTATATGTTCCGGTCCAGACACATACCTTATCTCCACCTTCTACCCAGCGTTCATCTGCTCCACCATAGCATTCGTTGGTATTAACCTGTTTTTTATAGGATTTACCACCTTCGCATTTGGTTTCAAGTGGTTCCGAATCTTCCCATACAGGATCGGTGTTGTCTATTTCGCATGTCCCGTTCTTGTTAACATAAGCCTGACCTTGGGCTTCTACGGCTTCCTGAGCCAGCCTATTTGCCTCTTCCTGACTTTCATTGGAATAGAACGGTCCGCCTACCATATCTTGTGTTACACTCATCGGAACACCATGATGACATGATCCACAATTGTCTTTTGTAAACTGCTTGCTATATACGCCTACAAACCTACATTTACCTTTTTGGTTAGCAATATTCTGTCCTTGAGCCTTAACAGCTTCCTTAGCCTTATTATCAGCATCTTCTTGACTTACGAAAGAAATAAAAGGATTGCCCTCAACATCGGCTTCACTTACCCCTACTTCCGTTCCTGAATCCGGTATCTCACAATCGTTTTTCTGGAACGTTTCTGTATAATGACCGGTCCAACTACAAACCTTATTTCCGCCATCTACCCAACGTTCCTGATTGTGAGTTTCAGAACATTCATTGGTATCACGCTGTTTTTTCTGAGACTTACCTTCATTACATCTAAGTTCTTCCGGTTCTACGTCCTCCCATACAGGATCGGTGCTTAATGGTGTACAGTTACCGTTTTTATTAGCATAAGCCTGACCGCCTTCCTCTACAATCCTACGAGCTTCTGCGTCTGCTGCATCCTGGCTTTCTGTTGATGTAACAGGGCTACCGTTAACCATTTCGGCCGTAACCTCCATTTCTACACCCTTATGGCAAGCTTCACATTCAGGGACGAATTTATTGCTGTAATGACCGGCATAGACCGTCATATTCTCACAATTACCCTTACTGTTAGCAATAGCCTGTCCTTGTTCTTTGACAGCAGCTTGAGCCTTGTTATTGGCATCATCTTGACTTACGGTAGATGTGAAAGGAGCACCAACAACATCTTGTTCGGTTACGGTAATCTTAGACCCCACCTGGCCTTCATCGCAATCGTTTTTAGTAAATTCTTCACTGTATTTACCAGTCCACGTACAATGGCCGTCCCGGTTGGCTATGGCCTGGCCCTGCTGCTCGACGGCAGCCTGAGCGAGCGCGTTAGCCGCCTCCTGGCTTTCGTATGAAGTAAAAGGACCACCAGTTACATCGTCTTGGTCTACCGTTACCTGCGAACCTACGCCTTCTCCTTCACAATTGTCTTTTGTGAATACCTTGCTATATACACCAACAAATTGGTTTTTATCTATGCAAGTACCTTTCTTATTTGCAAGATCTTGTTTCTGTTCTTCCATAGCTGCTTCAGCCAGCGCATTAGCTGCCTCCTGGCTTTCCCTTGACACAAAAGCATCTGGGTATCCGGCAAGATCCTTTTCAGTCAAATCAACGAAGCTTCCGGTTTGAGATTCGGCATCGCAATCATTTTTCTGAACACGAGCCGAAGCCTTTCCTATAAAATAATTAGGATCCTCAACGCATTCACCATTAAGGTTGGCTTGTTCTTGACCGTTTTTCTCTATATCATCAAGAGCTTTCTTATCAGCATCTTCTTGACTTACGTCTGATGTATATTTACCGGCTTCTACTGTGTAAGTATAAGGTGCTCCGATAAACCCATCTTCGCAGTCATTTTTATAAAATACTTTTGACTTCTCTACGTTATACCATAAATTTGTTTCACATGTACCATGCTCATTAGCATAACCTGGACCTTCAGCTTCCAAGGCATCCAAAGCCTTCTGATTAGCATCCTCCTTAGAAACAGAAGAAGAGAAGCGGCCGGCTTCTACAACGTACTCTACCATAGATCCAACTTCAGTCACCTCACAATCTGTCTTTTGGAACATCTTGGATTTCCTGTCGTTGTACCATTTTATGGTATTGCAAGTACCATGAGAATTAGCATAGTCTTGACCTTTGGCATTCAACTCATCTTCAGCCTTACGGTCGGCATCTTCTTGGCTTATGGTAGAAGAAAATTGCCCGGCTTCGATCGTCATCGTAACCAAACTTCCTTCTTCGGTATCAGGATCACAATCGTTCTTTCTAAACGACTTTGATTTCTTGACATTGTACCATAATATGGTTATACAACGACCATGCTCATTAACCCAGTTCTGACCATTTTGTTCAATGTCTTTCATAGCCTTGTCATCAGCATCAGACTGAGATATGATAGATGTGTATTTTCCGGCCTCAACAACGTACTCAAGCTCTTCCCCTTTCTCTGTCTCAGAATTACATCCTTCTTTTGTGAAAAGAGCTGACTGTCTTTCATTTCTATAAACTACCTGTTCTTTCTTTTTATGAACTAACGTACATTCTTCAGATACGCTACCGTCCCTGGAAGACACCCTTATCTTGACACTTCTGTTGGCACCAGTATCATTTTCATCAAAGTAAATATTAACCTTACTGTTAAGACTGCCTTCTTTCTTATCTATGTTCGCCCAACAATTATCTACTTTCATTCCTAATCCTCCATCTTAAATTTTCAGGATTTGTACTTACGTTGATTACCTCCGGTGATCCATCAGAATCAAGATCAACAACATCCTTGTCCAGGTGAATTTCCTCCTTATCCACATACTCGCATTCAACTATTTCAATAACATAATCTTTTATATTACTTTCTATACTTAACTGCGTGCTTGTTTCATCACCCTCAATTTGTTCAAATTCCTTATCCAATTTAATGTAAGGAACGACCTTTCCAGGCTGATAAATAGGAATCAGTACACCATTTATAGTTATGTTCTCATTAACTTCATTCCCATCCTCATTGCCAGGCATGGAAACAATCATCGAAACCTGGAACGTGTCTTCAAGACCCGGATCACCAGGGAAACCATAATCAAGCCTAATATCATTGACGTCAATATTTAGACCGGAAGCGGTGGTAAATGCTTTTATGACACCCTTTATCTCTCTTTCCCCTGTAATAAGGGAATTAATAGAAGCAGCGTTGGTGGTAATAAGGATCTGCTTATCTCCACCAGATATAGGGAACTCCAGCCTGCTAACCGAGACTTCTGTGATCTTAATACCTTTTTGCCTGAAAGTAATAGCTTTCATACTTTCAGTATCGGATTTCTTCACAATTCGGATAGTGATCCTGTCTTCCCTTCCTTTCCAAGATGGAGCATCGAAATTCATTTTATCACGACCGACACCTTCCTTCTTGTCCGAGGTAAGCCAAAAACCGTCATCCATCTTATATATTCTTTCTTTGCTCATAATAACCCTCCTTCATTAAAGTGTCAGTTCCCATTCAACGCCATCATCGACAACCACCTGCACCGTAGCCGTACCTCCTGTGGCTTCAAATGTTATGTCAGTAGGAATAACATCAAATATCTCTTGTACCCCTACACATCCTAAGCCGCAAATAATGTCCTTAAACCATTCCTCTTTAGCATATTTTTTAAGAACTTCTTTAAAGAACTCACGAAGCCAATCCGAATCAATAGATTCCTTAAGTATGGTTTCTATTATTTCTTTAAGCCAAGATTCGTGCATTTCCTCTTTCAGAATCTCTTTAATAAGCTCGATAATAGTTTCTTTATCTAACTTATCAGAAGGCACAGAGCCATCAACGAGATTACCCCCACATATAAATCCTTTGCATTTTTCTGCCATTTCTCATCCTCCTAAATTAACAATGGAACCCATAAGAACTATTTGCCTCTTCTCGGTACACGACCCTCACTTCAGCAAATTCATCTTGTTGACACATATCCCGGCAGAACCTAACAGTACGACCCTGGACTTTATACATATCAGAAGGCACGACACCCCCGCAATAAGACACAAGCAAAATCTCTGCCGGATCTTTCTTTAGAACCACATGAGAAGTACCGTCAAACACTTCTGTATTGACAGATCCACTTACATTAATACCCCTTGAAACGTATTTGGCTAAATTAGCCAAAGCCCTGTCTAAAGGCATACCATGATACAAACCAGCTTCTTCTATAGTTTCTCCATCATAGAATATGTTAGAAGAAGGAATATTGCAATGATGCGGGCGTTCGCACCCACCATGACTGCCAAAACAACCGTTACCTGTTATTGCCATTGTTACTCAAAATATTTATTTTTTGTTTTAAAAATTCTATTTCCCTATCCTGATATTCCATACGGCATATCATTGCATTGATTAAAGCCGTAAGATCAGATTTCTGAGCCAGACCGAAGTAGCCAGCGTTGATGCCGTCAGCGCAGTACACGCAGTTCGTGCAGGTGTATCCGTCCGGACATGGCACCGGCGTCTCGTCCACATGTGGAACATATACGTGTTTACCACTTAAGTCCTCACCAATTTGTGCACTCTTTTCCATTTTGAAGTTGTTTTTCAAGTTGTTCAACCCTTTGTTTTAGAAGCGTATTTTCTTCAACCATCCTATCCAAAAACTTATCTATGTTTTCAAAAACCAGCTCTATATTATGCATAACCTCATTATAAGGCATACCTGGAGTTAATTTAGATATGAATGTCTTGCATCCTGTATAATGAATGCAATGATCGCTTAAATGACCATACGGGCAATCGCATTCTTTTGGAAGAATTTCGCAATTGTCCGTACAGTCATTACACGGATCAGGCCCGATACAGATATTAGATCTCAGAATATCAGGTCTGTCATCTTTACAAGTATTACAATTCATGACTTTCTTTTTTTTGGTGCAAGATAATAATTTTCATTCACACCATCACAATAAGAAGTCAATCAATGTATTCCAAGCGGTTAGTGCTGCCTTTAAAAACGTATCCGCATCTGTTTTCTATCTCTACATCGGTAATAGGGAGAATAGCATCTTTGCCATAAGTAAGTTCGCATTTTGAAATAAAATTTACTATACCTTGATAATTACCATGAAATTCCCTTGCGAGTTTCCTGCCAGTAGGAATCCCTTCTTTATTGGTTTCAGGAATACCTATCAAGCACTTTATCCAGTTTGGTCCATTCTTGTTATTGCTTCGTATTTCGTAGTTCACGATATCAAATACAATACCTTCAAGGTTCTTGACATCGATGCTGTCCGCATCCATTTTCTTATCAATACGAATCGTGCTTGTTAAATCTCGTAATTTCATGATATTTTCTATTTTTGACATTAATGAATAACTGTCACAGTGTTTTAAAAGACCGAAGTAAGAAGACCAGCTTTCATTTGTAATACACTTCTTCGCGTCTTTGGCTACCCTCTTCCTTATTGTCACATAACCTTTATTGTGTTCAGATACGCCTTTGTTATTACGGTGGAAAACATACCCGCAAAAATCAAGAGGTCTATCCATGTCTGTTATAATACAAGTATGCCTTTTAGATCTTATCTTAAGCTCATACCACCAATAATTCTTAATCCTCCATTTGGCAGTATTAGCATCCTCCTTAGTATAGAAAGCAAGGAAATTATCGTCGGCATATCTCAATGAAAAAGGAGCTATTCTTTTTGCAAGATCATCAAAATCTTTCATAAGGAGATGATGAATAAAAGGGCTTGTAGGGGTTCCTATAGGTAGCTCTCCAAATACGAAACTTACGTCTATTACAAAATCTATAAACTTTTTGTTTGAAATAAAGTTCTTAAGCACTTTTCTAAAAACTTTGTCTTTTACATGGTTATAACATTTACGTTGATCTATGACCAGGCAATACTTCAAATCAAGTCTATCATAATAAACATGCTTCATCTTTTTAATAAGAGACCTTGATTTAGACGATGCTGTTATGCCAAATCCCGGCTTACAATTAAGACCATTCATATTATCCTTCTTATAATACAAAGGACCTAACTTTACTAAAACAAGATGCTGATAGATTCTGGTGGTAAGATCCGGGCTGTTTATTTCACGAACCTTACCATTCTTGTTTTCTTTTACAAGTTTGCGATATTTGATTTTGCTAACATAAGTACCATCTAAATACCATTCATACAATTTTAACGAATTACCATCAAAATCAAAATTGAAATTAACAACATCATTCTTTTTAGAATGGTTTTTAAATGCTGCTTCGCATGCTTCTCTAATATCATCCAAACTTATATCTATATAGTTTGAAACTGATTTCAGTTGTGGGCTAATGACGGGCTTACGACCGTCGCGCATCTCTATCATATTTTTATCATATAACCTCATACGCTTGTCTTTTATTGATTCTCCACTCCTGGGAAAGATTAAAAAGAATATACCCAATTTTTTAGCCCACACAGGGCAAGGCCGCAATTGTTGCGATTCGTATTAGAAGTGGCGTTATTCGCATTCAGATTACGAGGCGAACAATTGCCATTGTTCGCATTACCGCCGAAACGAGCAGCCAATTCTTTTTAACCTTTTTCTCAACCGTTATTTGCTATTTCAGAGGTCAGATCCCAATGTAAGACTTGTTAGCAGACTAACGGATTTCATTGAATAAATTTTTATTGTTTATAATGTTAACTATCTCTGTTTTCTAATAACATTGCAAATGTATGTATAATATTTTATAGCTACAAAACAATTTGTATTAAATATTTTAAATTTTTGTTTTGTAGCTATAAAATATTATATTAACAAGATACGGCTGCGCCGTGATATAGTATATAAGGCTGCGCCTTAGCGCTGCGCTTATGATGGCTGCGCCATCAATGGGTTGCACCCATCAAACCTGCGGTTGACTGACGTCTAATAACAACTGGGCAAGGCCGCAATAGTTGCGATTCGTAATAGAAGTGGCGTCATGCGCATTCAGATAACGAGGCGAACAATTGCCAATGTGCGCATCACCGCCGAAACGAGCAGCCACTCTAGACTTTATACCAACAGATGAAGCCCAGTAGCAGTTGTCCCATGTATAAAAACATTCTCCTGAATTATAATTTCCTCCCTTTTTACCCTTCCATCCGGTATAAGGGATACGATGTAAAACATGACCATCTCCTAAATTTTGGGTAGTTGCTATCTTCTTATATTTGGATTCAAAATCAAAAACCTCACCATTATTTATAGTAGACCTTTTCTCATATGTCCATTTCTTTTGATCTGGCTCTATATAAATATCAATAGTATTACCTATTCGAGTGACATTAGGATCATTTAAACAAGTCCCTACCTGTTCGTATCCTCCTCCACAATACCTAAAGACATCTCCAGACAAATTCATGCCATCGTACAAAGACATCCTTAAAATAACTTCCAAATCAAATTCTGCTGGTTCGTCATTTTCGTTTAAGGCTGATATAGTACCGGTCATTTCCTTAAACACAATAACATTCATATGACCTTCAGCCATACTCTTGGCTCCCTGGACGTTTTTATACCAGTATTTTCCTCCATAAAAATCAAACTCTGATCCTTCTTCTACGCCTGTTTCAAATGCAAAAGAAGCCGCCATCTGGCTTTCCATGCACTGTTCTTTAGGATACTCTGAATTTATGAGGTAAGAGAAATGAGTTTTTTTAGTAGGTTCATAATGGATAATAGGAGAAGTTGTAGCCCATGCGCCATACAACCAGATCTCTTCTCCTTTTTTACGATATTTTACCCCTCCATATTTCCTATAATTAACATCATTACCTATTCCATTGTTGCTCGATATCCCACCCCCAAAAGTATCTGGATTAACCAAGTATTTAGTACCGTACAGCATTTCAAGGTATATGATATACGCATTCAAGGTCAAAAATCCACCTTCTGAAAAAGGATAAGAAGATTCTGGATCTACGTTATTTGCCCTCGAATACTTAGCTATATTGATCTGATTTACATCATCGCTTCTCGGATAAGTTCTTCCATTTAGAAACATTGTGCAGGCGTTACCAACTCCGGCTCCGGATTTACAATTTGTTTCTCCCTCATACAAGAAAAAGAAAGATCTTGCCTTGGAGTCTACTGTACATACCGGTCCAGGAGATAAGGCCGTGGGTGGCAGCACAGGGCACGTCTGGCGCAGGTCAAGTCCGTCCAGCATAGGAACCGTGTCTGCGTCGTACACCCCAGACCATATTTTCCCGCTTTTGCCAACTACCTTATCAACCACATACAGACTCTTGCTACATCCTAAGAATATGCTATAATTCTTTGAAGTAGTCTCCCAAGGTCTTAAAATCCTTACCTCTGATCCTGATACATTATAAAGTTTTTGACCAATACCATACTCTTCGTAAAAAGCCTTAGCGTCAAATGCTCCGGCATCACAATACTTATTTTTATGACCGTTATCCAAATACAGTTCCACATCGCATTCGGCTCTCATTTCCTCGGTTATGCCCACCGTAGGAGCAAAATCTCCGTTTTCAAATCTAAGGAGATTATTCTTACGAAGCTTTCCTACCGGACGCACTTTGTCTCCGGTATTTTGAGTCATATCTATAAGGTAAAAATCCCAAGAAGGGAGAAGGCTTTTGTCGCCAACTGATTCCGTGGCTTCTGGAGGAAGCTGGTCATCAGCCCAAGCGGATGCTGATCCTGAAGCACCTTCTTTAAGAACATTGAAAGTATTACCATCAGACAAAACAAAAGGCTCAGATTCCTCCCCTTTCTTCGATAAAAACTTTTCCCTTTTACCAACTTGATTAACGACGATGTTCTTCTTAGCCTTATTCCCTTCATCGGAAATAGTGTAATTCAAAGTCGTATCAAGACCTTCATTTATTTCAGAAAACACCGACACCAGTTTATCATTCTCACCTTCTGTCGGATTAAATTTTACGTTGCTCATTTTCAAAAATCAAATTTGCATTCATCAACAACAGGCTCGCATTTGGTATTTTCATTAACCCATTTCATGCCCTCTTCTTCCAGTATCTTCTTAGCCTTTTCATTGGCATCATCAACGCTAATGAAAGACGTTACGGTACCGGCGTATATCCTCCTGTATTTCTCAGGAGCCTTCCATCCTTCCTTACAACGTTTACTAAACCAACCATGTTGATCTTCGTTGTAATAAACGGTTTTACATACTCCAGATTCGTTAGCGGCAGCCTGCCCTTCTTGCTCAAGAATCTTCGCAGCTTCGTAGTTGGCTATTTCGGTACTGAACTTAGACCATACACGCCCGGCCTCTACCACGTGATGTGTGGGTTGTTCTTGTTTTTGACCATCAGGACAATCATTTTTAAAGAAATCTCCTTCCTGTCTTGTGTTATAATATACCTCGCAACAGCCACCTATTTTATTAGCATACAACGGACCTTCTTTCTCCGCAAACTCTTCCGCTTTCCTATCTGCATCATCCTGGCTTATATCCGAACAAAATTCAGCCTCATGAACGATAAACGTTTCTTCAGAACCAAGATCTTCCGGACAGTCCGATTTCTTGAAAGCTTTTCTGTATTCTTTGTTGTAATACATCTTTTTCATGACAAGATCTTATTAAGTTCTTCTTTGAATTTCTGAATCTCGTCCGGGCACAACCCGCATTCCCCCTCACATACGATTCTTCTCATACGATCTATTTTAAGAACCATATCCATATCAGGCTTAATACCTACCTTATACTTATGATATTGTAGATACTGATCAGCCTTACATGCTATAAAACGATCAGCACACTCACATAAGTAAGACGAAGGGAAAAGAATTTGCTGTGTACTTCCGGTAGCTGACATATCATTTCACGGTAAAATACCTGGCATATTCTTTGTTTATGTATTCAGAATAAGTAGCAAGATCATCAGGATCCGGGCACTCGTTCTTCAAATTAACGATCCAGCCTCTTACCAGCTTTTGAATATCAGCATACCTTTTACTTACACCTCCTACAAATCTGAACTTACGATGAAGATCTATAATCTTCTTATCCAAAACAGCAAGTTCATCATATTTCTGAATACAAGCCGCATTAGAATCAGCTTTAGGTGTCGTATTTGACTGAGGCTTTATAGCCCTATTTTTATTAACAGAAGTAATATTACTTCTTCCACATCCACATCCCATAACTTATTTATATTTAATTAATTACATTTTGCAACCACAATTCTCACAATTATTGAGAACATAAATCAATTTAGATGCCTTTTCGTATAATTGTTTTACGTTTTCAAAATTCCCTAATCTCATATTGGCTTCAGCCGCAGCCAGCAGAAACTCTATTTCTTTTATTTTGTCAATAACGTCATCATCCTCATGATCGCATAACACAGTTGACCTGGCCCATATCTTATCTATGTTAAGACGGATCAGATCTGTTTTTAAATACTTTCTATTAAATGAATAAGAGGAAGGACTGCCTTTTATGGTAATATCGTATATACCATCTTTTAGGTTTTCAAAATCATTTCCGCGACCTGGATTTATGCCAAGAGTCTTACTGTTGAATACATTCAACTGATTCTTACCAAGATAATAAACATACTTATTCTCGTCTTCAGGTGGCACGATCTCTATAATAGCCGGTCTGTCTGCAAGTATCCCCCATTCCGACTGATCGGCTATGCGAAGCGTTTTAGGGTTGTTGGTGCTTATAACCTCAAAATCAAGATGAATGTTGTTCATACTCTCCTCCCATCCCATTCTGGTAAGGGAATCATCGTATCTGGCTGTTATATCAGCCCCCTCTACTTCAGTGCTATTAACACGTACCTCGGTACCATTTATCTTGACTCCTACTATTTGGGCCACCAATGACTTAGCCATACCAAACATAGGAACAATGATTTCTCCGTTGTAATCAGTTCCTTCATTTGGATACTGTACTACTTCCGTCTTGTACAAACCGTCATTTCTTCTGGCTACTATTCTAATAACCATCTGATTTTCCACATCGTAGTCGGTCATTACTATCCTGACATAGAAAATGTTATTTCTTATCTGTGGTAAAATATCGATATAATTCATAACTTACCTTTTTCCACAAAGATAAGTAAATGGGGTGATAAAAGTTTAAAATGTTGTGTATTAAATAAAATAGGACGTGATTATTACCATATCCGATAATAGATTCCAGCGCCTAAGTAGGGGGAGAAGCCCTCGCGCCCAACCCCATACCCTGCCGTCAGTCCTATGCCCCAGCGCCGGCTCTTTTCGTATATTATTTCTTTTTTGTGGTAGATGATCATCGTATCCAAATTAGGTCTGTATCCGCTTATAACAGCCCGATAATCATCTGTGTTGTATGTTTTTCTTTGTATAGGAATATTGATATAAACAGTGTCTTTTATCGTATCTTTTTCAACTATAGCATCCATAGGGAAAGGTATTTCTACCTCCCCTACGTCAACTATATACTGAGGAACAGGAACAGGTTGGATAATGGTATCTATTACAGTATCTATTTCTATATCGTGTATTATTTCTTGTTTCTTGCATGTTTTACCAAACAAGAAAGATATAAAACACAGTAGAAGAGCTCCTAACACATTCCTGGCTCTCATTTTTTGCAAACACATCTTTTACCCTCCTTATCTTCGTCTAAAAGCTCTTGTATATCACCGTTGTTAATACCTTCTTTAAGCTCTTCTCCGAATGGAACTTTTTGCCACCAACTTACTTTGCTAAAGAAATACTTAACACCTTTTACTATCATCAAATCAGGTGCAAGGTCACCGAGGCGTTTGAATGCCATTCCACCGTATAATATTAAGGCGAATATCGTAATCCACTGAAGAAGCATGTCTATAAACTCTGGGGATTTATGTCCTTCCATAGACATAATAAGATCCATTCCGGATATGGTAAACAGCCCGAAAGAGCAGGCCGCGAACTCAAGAAGGATTTTCAAAACTCCAATTTCGCTTATGCATGTCAATATCTTAAAAGGCCTCTTTCTCTTTCTTCGGATATAGCAGTGTTTGATACTTTTTATAGTAGCTAACAAAAGATTTATAGCTAATATAAACAATATAGAATATATAAGGTGGTGAATCTCCTGGAAATTCATCCACAATGCTGATAATCCGGAAATGAGAAAAGCCCAGAAACTTTCTAAATTCATCCTTCCTACAAATCTGTAAGCCATATTAGAACATAGTTACTTTCTTGCTACTTCCAAGAGAGTCATATACGTCAATATGGACCCAATTGGTACCTGATTCTAATCTAATGGGACAAGGAAGTAGATCCTGCGACTGAATTATTTTATTCCTTGTCTCTTCTGCCGTCATACCCTTGGCATCAAAATCAATGGCTGCCCCAAGCATATGAGGACTGATATACAAAGACCCTGATACGGTCTTGGATTTTACTATGTCTGAGATATTGTTCCTAAACCCACGTTCATCAAACCTTCCACCCGACTTCCAGGTATTAACTGTCATCGGAGTTTTCAAGATGTCTTTCCTTAAAACCAGTATCGTGTGAAGCAATTCAGTTCTTAAATACCTCCAGCAAAGATCTTTGTCTCTACCGTACTCTTTAGGACCAACTAATTCAACAATACTAAAATACTGACTCAATTCTTTTATAATATCACTTCTTTCCATAACTTAACCTTTTTCACAAAGATAATCAGAACCTTACCAAATATTAAAATAAGTAGAGTCTGGATTAAAGAAAAACCCCTGCATAAATAAATATACAGGGGTTATCCATAACATTAACAACAAATCACGACCTAAACAACCCTTACATATCCTGCTGATACAAGATCAGAAAGGTTCTCGTAAGCCAAAGGGATGCCTGAATCTCTTATGCAAAGATACTTAATTTCTTTGTCAATGTAATACTTTCCATTCTCTAAAATAGAATTATATACCCAAGGAATAGGATCGTCTATCGTACCTAAATGCTTTTCCAGAACAACCATATACAGGCTTTCAGCTCCACCTCCCTGACCAGGAACCCAGTCGGCTTGGAGATTGTGATTTTGCCTTACTTCAAACAGAGTCCAATCCAAATCCGAAGGTTTGTTTTTGCTACGGAAACGCTGCCCTTTTACAACAGCCGTGCCCATAGGAAGACCTTTGTCGCCGTAAACTCCATCTTTGTCCCAGATAGGGTACAACCCCTTTATCTTAAGAGCAAGATTTTGGTCGGTGTTTTCCAACATAGCCGGCGTGTTGATCATCGCCCTCATATACATAGCTGTAACCTTCTCCGGATCGTTAGCTTCAAGGATCTTATTTTTTTCTATGATCTGATCCTTTGTCCTTACCAACTTTTCAGGATAGCCTTCATCTACTTTCATAGACTCAACTTCACTCCTGTTGGTTTTAGAAGCTATTTCCTTTTCTATAGCAGCAGTACGATCGTTGCACTCAGATTCATATACATGCATTTCATTCATTGCCGTATTAGCAATATCAAGCTCGTATTCTGAATCTGCTACAGATACGGTGTATATCCCGCTTCCTTTTGCTACATCAATATCGTTTTTAACCTTCTGCCTCATGCTGCTGTTATACCATATCTGTTTACCATCCAGACTATAAGAACGGACAGCATCAGAATAAGCATATTCCCTGGCCTCAGAAACTTTCTTGTCCTTAGCCTTGGCAAGCAACTCCTCTTCAGTTGGTCCAGGAGGCTCCGGGTCAAGTTGCATGGCAATAACTTCTTTCACACTCGCATCAGGATTGTCTTGATGGAACTTTTCTTGATCGGAGTCAAGTTGAACCCATTTACCATCTAAGAAATCTTGGTAAGAATACCCTACTTCGTAAGAAGAGGAGTCCAACTCGTATCCTTTCCAGTAAAAACCTTTTACGTTTTTATTTACATAAAGCATACTTTATCCTTTCTATTAAGCTTGTTCACCTACTCTGATAACCAACTTATCATTGATATACCAGATACTTAATTCTATAAAACTATTTTTAGGTACTACTACGCTATCGCCTGACATGCTCTGGAACTGGCCAGAGGTAGGAAGCGGCTGCGTGATGTCTGTGCCGGTAGTGTTGTTGACCCGCACCTGCCACTCCCTCCCAACATACTCAGAAGATACGGTCATAGACAGATTCGTAGCAGAAGCGACGTTGGCTATGATATTATGAGCACCTTTTGGTAAATTTGCCAATGTTGTAACAACCTTAGGGGGCATAGCCATAAAATTCAAATAAGACAATATCGTATTAGACAACGTAACCATATTGTTCATAGCCTCATATGTCTTATCTTGAATAACAACAAAAGTCCCCACCTGAATTTCTATATCATATTCAGATGCGCCTACCGCTGAGTCGGTATTAGCAAATGAGGCAAATACTATTTTTAATTTAAAATTATTTTCAAAATCATTACCTTCTAAAAAATAATTCAAATAATAATAATCACCATCTAACTTACCTAATGTGATATTATTATTGTATGCATCCAAAACTTTTGCAAACGAACCTTCATCAAGAGATCCGGAATTACCAGAAAATATGGATAAATCAAGATAGCCAGAATCTACTCCGGTACTTACCATACCAAGTGATTCAAGCACCTTAGTTCCACCTTCTTCAGTAACCAAAATATATTCGTTATACACGTTTTTAGTTTCTGTAGATGCCACATTGTCTTTTACAAGATACATGACATTATCCTTCGCTTCTTCAACAGTAGGAAGTTTGCTAACAATTTGCTTCTTCCACCCTGCCGCCGAAACAGCATCATCTATGTACTGTTTTGTTACATGATCTCCCCATGTCATATTACTAAGAAGAGTCTTGCTACCGTCTTGACTTCCGGCAGGGGGAGCCGGGATAAGGCCTCCTTTGCCCGACTCTGAGCCCGTCCCAGGAGCGGCCTGCACCACATTCTCAAGTCTGGAATCAACCTCCAGACCTTCGAATTTACTGTTATAACCTACTTCTGCCATTTTTTATTTTTTGTTAATTTTATCCAACAACTTCTTGATCTGGTCTACGATGTCCATCACCGCGCCAACCTTGTTTTTTACGTCCTCAACCTTCTGATCAATCTTAGAATCCAAAGCCTTTAAATGGTCTTCGTTTTTACGATACACTAAATACAGGGCTAAACCGATGATTGCTATCGTAAGGATATTAGCCAAAACGCATCCGATTATTATCTGAAACATGATGATTATATGGTAGATAACGCTACCACACGCTTTAATTATTCAACTTTTTACAAATATAGCAATTGTCCCAACCATAACAAGATCAAAGATGTTCGTTATTAACATCGGACACCCATTCTTTAGATGAAAGAATAGATTCAAACTCAGAAGAAGAGCTGTCATATACCGGATACGGGTATTGAGGTTCGTCATCAGCCTGCATATCTAAAGACTTGAATAGATGATCATAATGTTCTATATGTAAAATAACTTTAGAACCATCTACACTCGCTCTTGGGCTTCCTGTTCCTAATTCACGCCTCTTTTCTTCAGATACGGAATCATATACTTCTATTGGTATGATAATGAATTTCATATTATTTTGATTTTAGGGTTTGTAAATAGTTATATGCTTTGATACAGTCGTCTTTGGATAAAGCACTACTATAAATTCCAGCTAATTTAGTTGCCGACTCAGCAAATTGATTACTTCCATCAAAGCCTAAATTTACCATTGTATAATTTGATGATATATTGCCAGGCACAATATTGTATTCATTCCAATTTTCATCATATACTTTACCCTCTGAAGTTACGGCTCTCACTACATTTGATGGTATCAAGGTTTTATTTCCCTTTAATACGACATACACACCACTACCTTGAAGATTTTGGATTCTAACCTTTGATGATAAGTCAAAACCACAATAAGATATCTTTTTAACGGGGAATTTAAAATCTAATATAACAGTAAAATTTTCGCCAAATTTAAACTGTTTACTAACCGCTTTATCATCCACCCCATCAGTAACCAGGTATCCTTCGTATTCGGGGATTTGCTCAATGGTGACAACATGATCAGGATCAAAATCTTCTGCAAATTCTACAATCAATTGTCTAATTTGAGATGCGGGTTTATTTAACATGTGTATCCCATCTGTTGTTATATCTATGTATCCTGTTGTACCAATCCACCCCCATTTAAATTTTACACCATCCTTTAATCCTGTTACTTTGACTTTTATATCATAGCTTAAATCATTTTGTTTTGGTGCAATTATTAAATTGTGATCCCCTAATGCAAACTTTGAAAAAGACAAACTATATTTAGACGAATGCTGAACTGATGGATATAATTCAAATGGAGTTTTATACAACCCATACCCACTCCCTTCTGCAAACCCAAAATTCGACAGCACAAGATTATTACCATTGCCCGTAATGTTGGCAATAGTAGCACGATCTTCGTCCTCGTTGGTTTTGCCTACCACTGTCCATGCCTGGTAGGGGAAGAGCCAGGGATAGGTTTTGACGAAGTAGTCTTTGATCTTGGTCAGTTCTTCTTCGGTGGCATCGTGATCGAGAAATACAAGTTCCCAAATGGCAGCATTGGCATAAAATTGGTCTCCACCACAACCTACAGTAAAAAAGTTACCTCCATCATTACTACCAATCCTTAATATTGAACCGTTATAAGAATTGGAAATTTGATATGAAAAGAGATGGTTGTTGTTTAATGTAATATTATTCCCAATCCCAAAGCTATCTGTTTGAACTTTTTTAGAGACATTATACTTAACCTCAAACTGGAAAGCACCCAAATTAGCACTTATCCATATTGGATTATTCTTGAAATTTCCTAATAGAACCTCATTAATAGTTTTAGTTTCTGGTGTCAACCACTTTCTCAACGCTACAACCGTATATCCTTTTTCCTTAGTCAGAATAGGGAAATTGTTACAGGTACCGTAATCATCTACACCATCAAAGACAAGTGCACCAGGGTAGAGAGGTAGTTGTTCGATGGTAAACGAACCTACTTTGCCGCTAACATTAATATAAACAGCTAAAAAATCATCTTCTTTTATTGCAGGAATTTCAGTGACGCCATTAGGGTTTAATGATACCGTTACTGTTGTTGCTGTTGATGTAGAAGGCGCATAAAATGATAAAGCCATATCACCTTCATCGTATCCTTCACTTGATATTTTTATGAAATAAGATTTATTAAATTGGTAAATATTCTTTGGTATATAAATAGCATTACCAATTCCTGTAGTTAAAATGGTTACTTTAATAGAATTGCTACCCTGCTCATCAATTCTTATTTTATCTACAGTAGCATTATTTCTAAAATCATTAAAATCCTGAACATATCCCCCAACCCCTGACATTCCCTTCCAAGAGAAGTTTTTCAACTGTATATCGTGTCCGTTACCCGTTTTATCAACCCATACAGGATTGGCAGCCATCTGTTCATTAGTAAGACCTAATGCTGAATAACGAGCTACAATTCCTTCTATATCAGGAAAAGAATCCACTCTACATGGTAAGTCCGATATCATTTTAGCATACTCTTTAAAAGGTATGGAAGTAGGTACATCATACCCTTTGGATATAAGGGCTTGCCTTATATCCTCTTTGGTATTTATAATCCTCATTAACTTATCTGATATGGTTCCCATCACACTTCCTCCCCGTTTATGTAATCCAATACCGAACCTATATCTCCGATGTCCGATTTTATTGACTCTCCTTGAGAATGTATTTCAATAAGTTTCTGATATAAAGTGTTATCCCCTATACGATTCTTATCTGTAGCTTGTTCTTCGATTTTGGCTATCGTATCAGGATCTTCGTACTTAACACCATCAGGACCATACCATTCGTCTGTTAAATTCGTGTATTTATGACGAACTGGAGTCGATTTAGACTCCAGTGTTACTAAAAAATATTCGTTACAGCTCATGACAATAAGATTTAGTGGTTGCAACAATTACATCTACAAACTGTTCTCACGTAGCCAGAGGGAATGGCAGCCAGCTCCGTCCCTACGGCGATCGCCGGGTCAGTGCTTTCCATGACCGTCAGCGCCATCTTGTCCACGTCAAGGTCATTGTCGTAAACGATTTCTCCCTCAACGTAGATGCTCCCTGCATCAGAAACGTAGCAGTTTTTGACCTGTCTTATATGGCGCTGTGTAGCAGACGCAAAATCACACTCGATACTTAACCACCCTACCGGTATCTGATCGATATTGGATCCGATATTGTAATCAGGGTCGGTTGTTTTAAGAACCATATGTCTCAATTCCCTTGTATTTCCGTATCCGTCCATTGTCATGTATGTCCGGATCTGAACCTTGCCCTTTTCCGTCTTATAACAGTTTTCTACTATTTCTGTGTCGGATGTAGTAGCATCAGGGAAATCACAAACAATACGCTGCCATCCTTCTTGTATTTTGCTGAATGTGGCGCTTCTTTGTATATCAGGGTCGGTAGTTTCTAAAACAATAAGATACTCGTCCCGGACACCTATTATGCTATCTACCGACCTGTATCCACCAAGATGTATTTTACCACCAGGAGTAGTATAACATTCATCTACGGACATAATATGTCTTTCCGTAAGATCAGGGAAATCGCATTCGGTTTTCGTCCATTCGTTAGGTATCTTATCTATTCTCATCCACTGAGGATAGGCGGCATCCGTTGTCTTAACAATATAATAATACTGTTCCCTTACACCAAGAACGGCATCAATAGCTTGATAGCCTTTTATATTGACCTTGCCACCATCAGTCTTATAACATTCGTCCACTTCAACAATTTCCCTGTCCGTCATGTCAGGAAAATCGCAGACCATCCTCACCCAATCTTCGGGAATGGAATCCAGCACGGTTCCTACCTTAATATCAGGATCAGTTGACTGAAAGACGGTGTAAACCTCTTCCCTGGTCCCAAGAATATTATCTATGGCTACCAAACCTTCTACTTGAACTTTTCCTTTTTTAGTAGTGTAACATTCAAGAACGTAAGTTACATCTCGTTCTGTCATGTCAGGAAAGTCACAAACCATTCGAACCCAATTCTCTGGAATTAGTTTAAAAACATGGCCGGCAGGGAAATTATCGTCCGTCGATTGAATAACGGTATAAATAGATTCCCTGATATTTATCTTATCATCTATGGCCTCCAATCCTTCTATTTCAACCTTACCATCCGGAGTCTTATAACATCTGTTGACGAACGTAATGTCGCGTTCTGTCATATCAGGAAGATCGCAGTCGATCATAACCCACTCGTCCGGTATTTTAGTAAGAACTTTACCTACCGGATTATCCATATCGGTACTGTCGGTAATTCTATGGGTTTCTTTAAGAACATCCATCTGATCGTTAAGAAGATACCAACTCCATACTTCAACCTTTCCGCCAGGTGTACGGTAACAGGTTTTGAAATCTTTGATAACCTTCTCAGCTATGTTAATCCACTCCCATTCGGTTGTGGCCGGAATACCAGAAACAGGATGCTTCTTGCCTTCTTCGTCAAGATACCAATAACAGCCATTTAAGGACACAACCACTTGGTAGATTTTGTCCCCTATTTTTATACCGGATTTGCTGTCATCTACCGGTTGGGAGGAACCCCATTTTCCAACTATGTTGGTTATTTTATCAATGCCCCTACCAAAGGCACCGGATAAAAAATCCACGCCATTCATATGAAACTAACTTATTTCAAATTGTTTTATTACAAAAAAGGGGGTGGAGGACCAGCCTCCTCCCCCTTGGGATATATAGAAAAAAGGAAAATCAAATCTTGCAGGGCTTGATATTTGCCGAAGCAGCTAACAAGTCCATAAGGTCTTGAATACCTTCGTGAGCGCCATACGGTACATGGAAGTGTACTGTAATATGATCATCAATTACCCTACCGAAGCCGTTAGAATAACGTGCCGGCTTCAACGTTACTGAATAATCAGCATACGGAGCCAACAGGTCTAAGCGGGTTTCTTCATTGGTAAACATCCGTTCCATAAGTTCTTGGTGAGTCTTACGGAAATCGAAGAACATACGTTGTTCGCGTTCCTTATCCAGCAATTCAGCGCCGAGGTGAGTACGCGGAGCCCAGTGCTGTTTGTATTCGGTATGGATCGGGTTAAAGTACGTGCTGATAGCCTCTCGCTGTTCATCCGGATAACCGCCATTTACAGCAATACGAACAGATCCTTCTTGGAATGTCAGACGGTCAATCAAACAGTCAGACGGAGAAATCATGTAGTCAATACCACGGAACAAGATACCGCATTTGCAGTTCTTAGGAAGCGGATCGGCGATAATGGACTGATCTCCTGCTACGGCACCCAAACGTTTCCAGTTACGTCCACGATAAGATTCGGGAGCTTTAGATACGAAGAAGTCTTTGAAGATTTTATCGCATTCGTCGCAAACCATGTTAGTAACGACCATTGTTTTGAATTTGTGTTGACATCCACCAGGTGTACCGTAATCTTCGATTGTCAGATACGGGAATGCTGCCTGCAATTCTTCTTTAGCACTGTTACCACATTCATCGTCCGGCAACGTGATTTCATAAGCTTCTTTCGAAATCTTACAAGAACCACATGCTTCCCAGCTAACGGTAGTAACAGCAGGATTGCTACACATATCTGCTGTTTTAGCAACGAACGTTACTGTAGCAGTCGGATTAGTTTCTACAAATGCATCGATATCAGCCTTCGTCAGTTTCTTGCTTACGGCCACAGTGTACATACCTACGCCGCCATCTTGGGCTGCTGTTTTCTCGGCAGTGCTACTAACGGCATTCTTAATGCTTTCTACTACAGTAGACTGATCAACCCCATCATCCTCTAACGTTACGGCATAAATCAAACCTCCGTCTACCTTAGTATATCCATCAGGGCACTCTTCGCATCCTTTCATGATAGAAGACAGCTTTTGAGTATAATCAGAAGGCTTACCACCTTCTTTCATCACCTGATATTTAGATGTAGAAAGATGACGTCCGACTCTCTTGATATCCAAACCAGGATAAGCAGCCTTAAGCTGAGCCAGGGCATAAGCATCACCGGTATCACACATTTCCATGCAATAGAAATTCATGTCGGTTTCCACCGGAGTTTTTTCCAGTTCATTGCAAGAATGGATAGGATGGATTTCTACAAAATCACCTACCTTGCCACCACCTGCAATCGGCTGATTCTTGATACGTTCGATTGTTTTCAAAATAGCAGCCAAAATATCAACATCTTCGCAAGGATCACATTCTGAGCACATATCCTCACGACCCGGACAGTTTTCGAAAATGATGTAATCATCGATATTCACCTCACCCATCGGATAACCACGAAGCTCGAACAAACGGCCTGTCAACTTAATATGGATAGGGATACGATCACCTTTTCTTGCTGTAATAGCGGTACTGTCGTCAATTCCGTTATAACCGAAAATAACCTCATCTACTTTAATTTCTTTGCTCTTCGGAGCAGAAGCGTACACTTCTATAATTTCATCAATAGCAAACGTAGGTGTAGAGAATGATTTATCATCAGATACACGGTCGTTCACCATCTCATTACGTCCGATTCTGATCTGGAAACGCTGTTCGTCCTTACGATAACCTTTCAAATCTTTCAACGCTTTCAAACCATCTTTAGTCTGCTCACCATCCAAATCATAGATAGCGATCTGACCTTCTTGAAGCAACAAAGAATCTACGTCCGCCAACTTAGCGTGCGGAGGACAGATAATGTGTCTGTCATACGGTTTATGGATAGCCATAGCCTTATAATATTTTAAAAATTAATATTCTGTTATCTGTCTCAAAAATAGTGATAGTCATATAAGCAACAAAAAGCATTATGAATTAATTAATTCTTAATGCTTTTTGATAATCTTTAATTTAGGATATGCCTTTCTTCTGCTACAAAGGAGATTGGACGTTGTTTGAATCTATTTGATAACGTCCGTATTCGCTTTCATTCAAAGCAAATTGCTTTTCAATCATGTTAAGGATAATACCAATTAATTTATCATCTAATTCAGGATCTATATCGGTTGAATTAGAACCATCGGATTTAATATATCCTTCGATGTCAACTTCCTTCGGATAGCGGTAATATGTAAGGTAAACGGTGTCTACGTCAAAACCAGACTTATACACCCTTACCGAATCTTCTCCTATTGTATAGAATGTTTCCCTAAAATCAAAATCAGGTTTGTTAAAAGAGTCGGCAAGAAGCTCATGCGGATTTTCGTTCTTAGCCTCCCACATGGTAAAATCAGTGACCGTGCATTCACCTTTGGTAAATACGCCTGATATGTTTGAAAAAGAGAAGAAATCAGAAGGCAATGAAAACAAAGTGCTTTCCGGATTATCTTTATCTCCTTTCTCATCAAGTTCTTTCGAATACACAACCAGCTTTTGGATATAACGTATATCCTCTTCATTTTTCTTATCAAGGATATAACGAACAAGGCGGTTTTGTTCGTCATTAAAAAGCTGAACAAAACGTGCCTTGTCAAGTTTTATACCACCGTTGGTCATGTTTTCTTCAGCCTTCTGTAAGGCCCGGAGATAACAATCAACGATTCTCATAAATTATTATTTTTTGTCAGCGTATTGATCAACATCGAAACCTTTCTCATCTTCCTTTTTCTTCTTGTCAGACTTAGTGCCTTCTATTTTTTTATGCTTGTTCTTTAAAGCGTTATACGCTTCCAGGACACGTGACTTGGTTTCTAACATCGACTTATTGGAAGCAAGAGCCATAGATGCAGAGATGGCGTCGGCGCCCAGGAGCTCGCCATTCAGATACAGTCCGTCGGTGTTGACGGTGACAGCCAAGCCCTCAATCATTTCCCTGATCATACGATGGAATTTAATCACCTGCATCCCTTCGGAAGATTCGTCGTCAGATAAAAACCTTGAGCTTGCTTCTTTATACATGTCAACGTTCGTATTCTTGGCGTCAATCCAATTAGTGAATATGTATTGAACCATGCTCTGATCAAGCTCTACGCTGTATATGATGTCAAGATACAAAAGCAGATCGTAGATGCTTTTTCTTTCAACCTCAGATCCTTTCAGCTTGTTCATAAACTCGTATAAAATATCAGCCTTGTCAATCTGACGTTGTTTCCTGATATCTACGGCCGTAGTCTTGTCTTCTACACAATAATAAGATTCGACATACATCGGATTACCGTCTTCCTCTTTAGGAGTAAGAGACTTGGACAAAATAGCTATATACAACTCAAATAAATCACGAACGTCATTAGTGTAGAACAAACGACCATCATACAAGTCAATTCTGTAAGAATCCCAGAAATCGAAGTTCTTTTGGTCCAGGTCCTCATTGACAGTTTCTTCAAACGGATACCGAATATTCTTAATACGCATATCCATTTCATTCTTCTTGTCTTCAAGTGAGTAACCTTTATAACATGCTGAATTGATGAAGAAACCGGTATCATACACCCTAAGATCCTTATCCCATCCACAACAAGATACTGTCTTGTTCCCAGGGAAAGGAGTCTTGGAAATACCTCTTTCCTGATATCCGGAAGGAGCTTCTTCATCCATCTTACCTGTTATAACATAAATAGAGTCGGAATATATCTTCATTCCTCCTACGGTAGCCAGCAGTTTCTTAGACTCATGGCTTTCTTCAAAAATCTTTTTTCCCATTTTTTTATATACCCTACGTCTTTTCATATATGAAAAGACTATGTTAGAAACAAAATTTGCGGCCGGTTTTAAAGCCGACCGCAAGTTAATATTAAAAGTTATGATTACAAAGAGCTTGGTAACAATTCAATTGTTACAAACCGGCTGGTATCTTTTACCCAACAAGCCGATACAGAGTGGCACCAGAATTGTTCTGACATACGAGGATGGCTGGATACAATTTCTTGAGCCGATACTCTGGACGACCATCTACCTTGTTCGTAACCCCACCACATAGAACCGATATCAGGCTTAACGTAGAATACGTTGCTGTTGATATTACCAATACGAGCTTCGGCTGAAGCAGGGATGCCGGCGAATGCATTAGAGTATTCAGGAGCGGTCAAGTCTTCCATAATACATGAATATGATGTGATAGGAGTCATGCCGTCTACCAACTGGCTTCTATCTACCATATCAACGTAATCCAAAGAAGGTTCGTGTTCTACAATAACCTTACCAATACCCGGAATAGTAACGCCCTTGATCTTTACAGTTCCTAATTCAAGAGCATCATTTGATCCTGTTACCGGGTTATTGATGATACGTTCTGTACCCATAAGCGGAGCTAAGGCGCCTAATTGAGAGAAGAACTCATCACGGAAAATCTCAACGATATTCTTGTAAGCCATAGCACCTACCTTGAATTTCATTACACGATTTTCAATCGGCATATCGCTACGGCCACGGAAAATATAGTCAGCAGCAGCCAGGAAGTGTTCGCGCTTGATACCACCCGGACGAGCGTAGGAAATAACGAAACCACGGCGCAATTGGTGATACAGGCCTTCGTTTTTCATCAAAACACCATTATGGCCCTTGACTCTACCACCGCGCATGAACATAAGTTCGTATGCTTCCATCTTAGCCAACTCAGCCAAACAGAACAGAGATACTGTATTGGCTACACGAGCCGTACGCATATCAATGCTTCCATCACCAAGACGAGAACCGATGATAGCATAACTTGCATCACCTCCTCTGATTTCAGAAAGCTGACGAACTTTCTGGTAAGCTTTGTCGATGAAATTCTGTGTGCGTTCGTCCGCATAAGCCAAAGACTTAATACCGGCGTACATAGTCGTTTCACCTTCAACACCACGATGTCCACCAAGCGTAAATTCACAAGTCATAGAACCGGCCTTAGAAGCACCTCCTACGCCAGAGAACTGAGTAGAGAACTCACCAAGAACGTTTGTCACCTTCCAGTATTTAATACCGGCACGAAGCATGTCTTTCGGGAAGTATTTAGCACGAGAACGGCCCCACAACTTACACCAGTATCTCCAGTTTTCACCTTCTTGTTTCGGAGGACGCTCTGTAGAGATAAGAGCCTGGCAACCATTAATCACATCGTAAGTAATAACATCTCCTTGTTTGAATTGTGCATTCAACACAATTTCGAAGAAGCTTTCATCAATACCAGGTTTTGCATATTTCAAAGACGTGTCTTCTACTGTAACCACCTCATACGTTTCTGATACCGGAAGATCATAACGGAATGAACCATTGATACCATTTACGGTAATAGTAGCATCCTGTTTAATCATACCCATATACATAGGCAGAGGATAGTTTGTAATGTTAGAAAACAACTCAAGCATACCCAGATGATTCTTATCCGGATCTTCGTAGTACCAATCTTCTAAAGAGCTAAGATCGTGTTCTACGATACTTTGCTTAACGACTTTAGCGTCGGTATATCCAATCACCGTGTCACCATTCATGGTGGCCGGGAAATTTTTTGTTAAAAGTACATTAGCCATGAACGAAAAAATGTTTTAATTTTTAATCTATACTGATTTCATCGAACTTCACACCTTGAACTTGATCACCTTTATCATCTACCGGAGCCACCCTCTTGTCTTTATTTGTATGGCTGATGAGCTTATAAATTTTTTTCTTCTCATCAACTACAGCTTGATTCGACTTCTGTTTTATGAACTCTCCTGGGTTCATAAGAAACATAATCAAATCTGGTGCTTCTTCCGGATTCATCATCATCTCCCTTACCCTATTAAATGCTTTGGTGATTCCGGGATTCGATTCAGAAGGTTTTAGGGCAAAATCAAGAGCTTTAGATACCATAGTGTCATTTAGCTGATACTTTTCCTGGATAGAAGACTTAAGGTCTTTCTTATACCTTCTAAAATCTTCTGCATCCTTCGCCTTCTTTTCGGCAGCCTCTTTAGTACGTTGCTGGATAATATCATCCATTCTCTTATCAAGCTCAGCCTTGTACTTTATAGCCTTTGCTTCAACATACTCTTCTCCTTTATTGATAATGCCTTTGAAAAACTCATCAGCTTCATCTTTAGGCAACCCAAGAAGATCAACATAATGGCGAACGATCTTTATCTGATCTGCTTTGTTTTCAATGTCAAGCTTTTCTATCGGAGCGACATTCGTATCATATTGCTTAAGAATATCAACGATATTAGCGCCGGCCTTATCAGCCTGGATAAGCTTCTTAGTAATATCAGAAACAGAGGTAACATCTATCTTATCCTTAACAATGTCCTCTTTCTGGCTTTCAAGGACTGTAGATAGTATGTCACACAACGAATCTTCTTTACTAAAATCAAGATCATTGATAGTAATCTCTTCACCATTTTCACCGCTAAACACCACATCTTTCAAATCGGGAATGATTCCCCTTGAAGAAAGGGCATCCAATACTTTTCTGTAATTGACAACCGGGGTCTCTACCTGATCCTGATTAACGTCAACTACATTCTCTTCTCCTTTTTTATCCTCTTTAGGATCAGGAGTAGGATCAATAACCAGCTCTTCTTTAATTTGAGAACCTTCTTCTACAGGCTTCTCATCTTTTTTAGCCGGTTCATTACCATTAATAGGCAGAATATCTTCTTCCCTATTATAAACATCATCAATCGGACCGATACTAAAAATATCGTCCAATTCTACTATTCCATTTTTTTCTAATTTTCCCATACTGCAAAAATATTTAAATACCTATATTTCAGATAAAAAACCTATAAGTGTTTAATCTTCACTAAAAATTAAATATCCCCAAATTTTATTAGAGATTTTCTAATGAAATTTGGGGATATTTAATCCTTAATTCTTATTGATTCCGGCTACATACCTTTTAGTGGCGTCTTCCCTCGCTCGTTGAGCAAGCTCTTTGGATTTTAATTTTAACTCTTCCATTTTCATTCTCATTTCATCATCATGAAGTTTGGAATCGTTTTCGATCTTCTTATCCTCTATCCTTTCCTTGCTTTCTATATCAGCTTGCCTTACGGTCTGATCTGAAACAGAAGCCAGGAAGTTGAGGGAGGTGGCGTCGCTCTTGGCGTCTGCCGCCCTGCCTGCCGCCTGGATCTTCTCTTGAAGTATCCTGTATTGACCTTTCTTGTCTTCTAAAGCAAGTTCATGCTGACGTTGCTTATCCTTCTCAGCAGCTTCAGCTTGTATCTGTTGCTGGTTAAGCTGCATCTGATTCTGTTGTTGCTGCTGCATCTGACGCTCGTTGTATGCGCGAGTATTCCTTGCATTCTGTATAAGTTCCACCATAGAATCTGATGTGAAGATAGATGCAAGATCGTAAATGTCTCCTCCGGCCGTATTTAGCTGCAACATAAAGGTCTTGAACTTTTCAAGCTCATCCCTTTTCTTCGAGTTGGATAAAGCTTGAACACCAAGATGCCTTAGGCTAAGACCGTCGGTTCCTATAGATAAAAACGCTCTGGTAAGGTCACTTTTTGTGTACATTACAGAAATATCCTTTCCTTCTTCCTGGCATTGTTGAGCGACAGCCAGATGAAGATCCAAAGCGCGTTTCTTGAAGTAACCGAAGTTATCAAAGTATATCTGTGTTTGTAACATAGATGCTGTAACGCCCTGCTGGACCCCGGTGGCAGTCTCATACCTGTTGGGACCGTTAATTACTTGAGGCGTGATGCCAACCATTTCAAAACACTTCATCCTTGACCATTCAGCAAGCTCCATTCTTGTTTTAAGCTGCTCTGTCTGCGACAAATCATAGACGGCAAACTGGTTGAAAGGAACACCGCCTTTCGTGTTTTGAGATGAGGTATCTAATGTCAGAGCTCCTACAGACTTAGCCACATCAAGAAGGTTAGCCCATATATCAGCCACATCTTCACCCAAATCCTTGTATTCACTTGGAACCAGATTTATATCCCCTAAGAAGAATTTACCGATCTCCTTTTCAAGAATATTGTTTATCTGATTTATGGAGAAATTATAAAATATTTGATATGGCTGAATCCTGTTGGCCATAGAAGTACCGATATATCCGGCAACGGGTAGAACAAAGTCATAGATGTTACTATCCCCTTTTATCTGGTGATCGATAGGTTCTCCATCCAGATACAGGTTATCCTGAGCGAGAGCCCCGCCACTGATCTTAACCCCGTACCTTACCTGTGGAACGTAATCTACGAAATAGGTATTAATCTCCGGGTTCTCCATTCCCTTACTCATGGTCCTGGTAATTTTCTTAATACCATTTTCCTGTAAAAAGTCCTGAAGAAGCTCGTCGGTTACCATTTCGGTAGTTACTAATCCGGTTTCAGTTTGGTAGGTAATTACATACACCTGAGCTGGGGATACCCAATATGATTCAGTTACCTGATACAAATCACTACGAACATGCTCGTCGCTCAAACTCTGGGCACGGTTATAGTAATTACCATGCTCTAAATTTGGCATGAATCTGGTTCTGTGATATTCGTTGCCATTACTATCGTATCCGGTATATGTGCCGGCTGGAATACCGTAATAATCTTCATAAGCTTTTATAGAGGCATAATCATTATATCCTTTCCAAGGTATTACCTTATTCTGATATAACATCCCTACACTCGCCAATTTGGATAAACTTACATAGCTCCCATTATCACCATTATGATAAGTACCATTGAAATTATCAGCACCCCCTATAAGCTTCTGCTTATCTTTCGCCGTAAGAAGATGCCCCCACCTTACTATAATATCATTGGCAGTATAATAATGAACACGACCAATATAATCACCGTACTGCGGATACTTGCTATCTAATGTCTTAGAGTAAAATGTATTCAACGGAGACCACCTCTCAGGCTTATAATAGTCGTATCCTACATGATAGTTTCTAAAGCAACGACCGGTAAGGAGATAGTCAATGAAATTCTCGGTATCTATCTCATCCATGTAAAAGCGCCCCCTGTCCGCTTCAAGCGTATGAGAACCCCATATAACCTCGGCAGTCTTCCATTTTGTATTCATGAAATTCTCTATCTCAGGAGGGGTCATAGATGCTTTCACCTCTTGTATCTGTTGAGCATAAGCCTGCTTTTCTTCTTCGCTGGCAAAATTATTATAATCCGGATCCAATCCTCTATTTAATAACTCTTGCCTAACCCTTCTGTCCAATTCCTCTCTAATGTAATTATAAAGAAGATTTTCCTTCGTGGCAGAATACTGATTCACTTCAGATTCGTCCAATCCAACTACATTATACTTGTCAGAAAGATTGCCCAACCATCCTACAAAAGCGTTTACGATCGTACCTATTATATCATAATGACGTAAGAATGATGGAATGTTTACGTTGTCCCTTATAGACTGAACATCCTTAAGATAAGGAATTACATCTTTCAGCTCCATAAATGACAGCTTGCCTTCCATCATCCTATAAAAATCCTTGAACTTTTGGTTCTCATCAAGCTGCTTCAAACCAATCAATTCAAGAGAATCCATAGTGGCTTTAAACCACTCCTTGGTTTTTCTCTTGGTAGGTATAGCCTGTACCGGCAACCCTGAAAATACTCCTCTGGCCGGAAAAGCCTGATCTCTGTTAAAATACTCCATGAGCTATATGTTTTTTCACAAAGATAGGTAAATTGTTCTACCTATCTCATTTTGTAAGGGTTATGTCTTCTTACCGTAAATCCTTTGACCTGTTCCATCTTTTTACGTTCTCTCTTCTTTTGATTCTCCTTCTGAGTCGTACTTTCAGGCATGTAACCCATATCATCATAATACTTAGCCAGAAGAAGAGCGTGGCCGAAGGCTATGATACGGTCGGTGTTGGTCCCAGGACCGAAGGCTATGATCTCATCAAGAAGTTCTATATCAGGGATACGGTAAATACCTTTCTGTGTTATTTCATTACCATCATCATCATACCCAACAACAACATCCTCCCAGCAATATTGAATAACGGTATTGAAAAGCATGCGCTGATTGGGAACCGTAGGAGCCAAACCGAGCTTGTTGTTCTGACGGGCGCCAGCACGGATAATCTTACCGGCAAGACGTTCGCCATCTTCCAGCAACATAAGCTGCTTATTTCGTCTCGTAAGATAAAATTCATACATTCGGTCGGCATTCTCCATAAGACACTTGGCCCCATACGCTTCTTGAAGTATTTCACAATTCCTACAAAAATCATCAGAAGATGGAGGACGTGATGCGTATGATGCTACTATGCAATAAGCAAATGGATCGTTGATTTTTACATATCTTTTAAGTACATAAAACGAACCAACAGAATCAGTATCAGCCTTGTCAGATTTATAGGGGTCAAGCGATGAAACATAAGTGTAATCAAAAACACCTCCTTCTTCTGGTGGATCCTCATATATAACAACAGGAGAATCTATGTTACCACCTTGAAACGGATAATCAGCAAGCTGCTTATCACTAAAATTATACCCCATTTTCATGCCGTCTATCTGATAAATATCCACTGTTTTACCAGGCCTACCTTCTTCAAGAAGACGGCTTTTGTGCTTCAACGCATCTTCTACAGGGAACCTATTTACGTTCGTATTAAGGAAACAATCATCTATAGACAAAGGGAATGCCATTCGTTCTTGGACGTATAAAGCCCTATCCTTTTTGACAAGTTCGTCAAGACGTGATTTTATTATTCCAGTATTTTTATCAAAATCTGAAACTTTTATTTTTATCTTCTTAAGACCGGGAGCATTCTCTACTCCAAGATACTTATCAAGAGTCGTTTCTTTCTTTTCATACGCATGAGACATCTGGGCCGGAACAAAGCATCCAGATTTACATATACGCCATGTTGGTTTAATAACTCTCTTATTTAGAATATCATAATTCATTATAATGAATCCATATTCGTCCGGAGAGTTCATGATTTTCTGGGCATCTTGAGACTTTTCTACATTACCGCCAGTTCCCGCCATCAAACAAACGCCCCTCATTCTACCATGCATCATATGCGCCGGCCTACCGGCAAGCCATGCTCCAAGCACCGGAAATTTACCTACCTCATCATATATAGACGTATATGGAGTTCCGCCTGCGGTCTTCAATGAGCCTCGCGTCTTTCCATCATCAACGTTGGTGATTCTTATTCTGGCATGAACATCACGTTGGTTGTTGATGTTTCTTGTACCTAAAACAACTTCTTTAGTCCAGTCGTTACCGGTCCTGTTTATAGTAAGATAAGGAGGAAGATTATCAAGTCCAAACTCAAGATACTCTCCCATATTGGCAAGGTCTTCTTTACTTGCTCCAATAACATTATGCGTCAAATTGTACGTCATTGTAGCATTACGAGCCAGAAGAGAGCTCATTATGGCCGTATTATGAGTAACGATGTAATTGGTGGTCAAAAATAAATGAGAGTCATTATCAACGGTTATACAAGTGGCATGCTCCTTTCCGTATATCGATATGGATCTTATTTTTAATTCCTTACGATTCCTTGATAGTATAAGTTTGTTCCCCTCCAATTTAGCATACCAACCTGAAGCCCAAAACATACGTTGTACAAAATTTATGACATCCATGTCAATATGAGACAACATAAGCTCTTCTTCTCCGGTTACTACGTTTCTGAAAGAACGAATGAAGTTTTCTATAAAATCTTTTTTTTGATCTATGGACGATCTTAAAAACTTCTTACAAACGTATTTATCAAAAAACATATCCCCTCCATAGCCACCGAGATAAGCCGCCAGCATCGAGGCGTAGGCCGACGGCGGAACCGGCAGCTTTGCCGTAGGGTAGTTCAGGGCCTCACCTACTGGAATAGACATACTCTTATAATCTAATCCAGCTATGGATCTAAGACTCCTAACATGCCATTTTCCGCCATGATTGACACGCCATTGGTGATTTCCGCAACAAATAACGTTACGACCGTCTTCGAATACGACTCTGTAGGTGGTTACTTTCCCTTGAGGGTAGACACCTACGACCTCTACCAAATTCCCTTTATCGTCATATATCTTATCCCCTACAACGATATTTCCTATCATCTTTTCCCGGTCCTCAAGATAAAGTATCTCAGAATCAAGAAGGGCTTTTCCAAAACGACGGCACCCGAACATGAATATTCCTTTATTCTCTTCTTCAGCCTGCTTTAGAAATTCGGCAAACATCCATTCATTATCACGAAGCTGCGAATTTCCAGGAATACGATCATCTCCTACGTCAATCATCATCTTCCAGAAATTGATATGCCAGTATAGCCAAGGATGGATAAATACCCCATTTATGGTAACACCGTTAAGGAGTTTCATAGCCTCATTCTCCCAGAATTGCTTGACATCATCGTCTTGCTCTTCATAAGAATAAAGGTCATTCCATAACGGAATATCGTTACCCATATTTATATAAAGTTCTTTACTGTTAAAATTCATGACAAAACTACTTATAAATTCATGACAAAACTACTTATCGAGCTTGCTCTTAGCTTCATTCTTAACAAAAGACTGAATACCCGATACTGTTTGTCCTCCTTTTAGGCTTTTCTTGTTTTTGGCAGCCTCAAGCTGATTATAGACATCCATTATCCCACACATCTTAATATAAGATTCAGTCCATTGCATTAAGCTATCAGACAAGCTTTTTTGAAACCTAAATTCTTTCTCCCTCTTATCGGAATCTTCTATTTTATCCCAAGGGTTTTCAGATAGATAACGTTCAGCCTTATCTATCTGATCCCTTAGCACAAGAAGTTTCCGATCTACGTAAGAGACATCATCGTTAGTCGGCTTTCTTACCTTCATTATTAATAATTTTTAAAAAATCCTCATACTGAGACTTAAGCATATTAAACCTGTCTTCAAGAGAAGATGGATCAACACGATACTTACACATGTTTTTTATTCCTTCCTCAACAGATTCGTCTTTGAATACAACAGAACCAGTATTATTATCAACGTACATAATAAAATCTGATTCTCCGTCATTTACTATCCTATCAAGAACCTTCTTACTGTCATCATCTACATTGAGATCATGACCGGCGTTAATAGATAACCTGTAAACGGCCTTTATAGAAGAAGATACTTTCAGCATCTCTTGTTGATACAAGTTGGTCATAAACGACTTTTCCTCCAAATCAATAAAGTCTTCTAACTCTATGTTGTTTTCCTCATCCTTCTTCCTAATAATATCCTTAGTTATCTCTTCCATCTCCTCTCCCACCTTATCTTGCGCAGACAGTAGATGGTTGTAATAAGAAATAAGATGTTTTATATCTGAATCAAAATCAATCTTCTTCATTATCAAGAACCTTTTTATCATGAATAATAACGTCCATCAACTCCATTGATAAATTATAATCAGCCACTTCAAAAAGCTCGCTGTCTGTCAACGTCCTTAAAAAAGAAACAGACAATCCTCTTTTCTTTGCAAAAGATCTAAGTACGGCATAGAGAATGTCCCCGGCAGAATAATCGGGGAAATCGTCACAAGATGCCTGCAACATAGAAAATAAGGACTTCCTTTTATCCTCGCATTGTAAATGCCTTGCTTTACCACATCCGCCCATAATTTAACTTTTTTGAATTATAGTACCTTCAAAATTAAACGGAATCTTTTCCTCTTTTTGAGACCCATCTTTTTGATAGTGAATAGTCATGTGCTTTACGAATCTTCCTATTCCAAATCCTGCTGTATGTATCTCTATATTGAACTTAAAGTGACGTGAGTCAATGATATTCAAATTAGATGACGTACAACCACAAGATGTCTCTGATGCTGTTATTTTCATATCATGCTTCGACTCAAGAACGAATGAAAACCTTATACTGTTCCCTTTTTCTACCGGTTCGAAAATGATTTCAAATGATTTACCGTCTTTAGAGAGGTCAATATTGTATTGCTTGTCATCTGTAGAAATAACATTAAATTCATCAGAATCCATTGTAATAAGTTCTAACCTGTTCCATCTTGACTTCTCATCATAAAAATCAATAGAATACTGACGGTCCATCCACGAAGGACGGGGAAGCCCCTCCCCAAGCGCACATTCCTCTGTCTTGCTCCAGGCCTTCTGCTTGATGAAGCACGTACATACCGAACAACGATTTTTACCTATTTTCTTGCTTACGTACAAAGAAAGAGGAAGCATAGAGTTAGGGACGTTCTTGGTATTGAATTTACATCCTTCACACTTTTCAAGACGTTCCTTGTACCAATCAGGATAATCTTCTTTTTTTCTTGGAAGTTTTTTTAATATCGTATCCATAAAAGCATCGTATATAACTTCCGCTTGCAAAATCTTTTTCATAACTTATCTGTTAAATTCCTGTTCTTGAATATTTTGTATTTCACTAAAACTATGACCCTTACGAGATTTAAAGATAGATAATTTGTTGTGTTTTATCAACATATCCCCACCTTTTATCTCACCTGAATCATAAGCATCCTTTATCATCCTTATCTTAATATCAAGGCACTGAAGTTCTTTTTCCTGATACTTAGATAATTTTTCTACCTTGGATTTAAGACGCTCAAGGTTGTTTTTTCGCCTCTCCATCTCATGAAGGTTACAAACCATATCACCCACATACGGGAACGATACAGACACGTTATCTGTGTACGTACATAAGTTATTGGCATAAGAAATACTGGCTCTGAAAACGTCACGTATTTGGTTTCGGTCGTAAACGCCCCCGGTCTTATCCATCACATCATCTATAATATGTGACTCAAATGATATAGGGAAATTATTCTTCGCCATCGGCTTCAAAAGTTTTCTTTCTGTAAAATAAAGAAACCAACGCACATTGATCTCTGGAACCCTCCAATACAAAAAGACGGCGCATGTTCTCTATATCCGGGCACAAACACCTGGTCCTGTAATTCCCTTCACGGTCAATCAAAATACCACGCTTCTTCATCTCCGTATCCAAAACCGATACATATTGAAGATCGGTACTGAAACAATGAGAAAACTTCTTCTTCGTCTCATACGAATATCCAAACACAAAATAATAGGCAAGAAGATTTAAATGCCTCGCATCTATGACATTCTTCTCATTGCCGGAAGCCATTAAGTATCCGTTATAAAACAGAAGTATCTTCTTCGCCATATCTACCGTATTGGAATAAGGTACTAAAAGCCTATAAGCTCTATTACTAACATCTTTATTATCACTTTCTTTCATGAGATTATCGTTTTGATACAAAGATAAGGATTAAAGATTTATAAATTTAAAATTAACGTATTTTATGACAATGGATTCAGAATTTGTCCCGATATTTGCACTGTAACATTAAAAAAAATAAGTTCTTGTTGTTTGATTCTCGAATTTTATTTCTACATTTGTAGCACGTTACGGATTTGAAGTTAATTCAAATAAAACAACAAGAATATAAAATATTAAGTGTCTTGTTGTTTTTCTACTTGGATTGATTCAAATTTGTAACGGGATTTTGGAGTTTTCCGGACGAAAAAAAAAGACATGAATCGGATGGATATCCCCAAAAATCCATCCGATTTTTTTTTTGTTACAGATTATGAATCTACAATTAGGTAGAAATATTAACATAAGTCTCAGACTTTTGGAACAGTGGTCATCAGATTCGCTGTTCATGGAACTGTACGCTTTATACTGTATGATAAAAATCTCCCGCCGGGATTCGAGAATAAGATTCAAAAACCAGAAAGATCTTCTTCATAAGCTTGGGATCGGGTATTCGAAATTCAAGAACATGACAGGACATCCGATGTTTGACGAACTGTTCCGTATGACGGATAGTACGTTCGTTGCAAGAAGGTATCGTGTTAATGGCGTACAACTTACTCTCGGATGTGGAAAAGTGAGTCTTCCAAAGAATAGGATTTTAATTAAGATAAGGAAAAATGAAATAACAAACCATGAAAAGGTCCTTGACAGGATAAGAGAGGCGATGTTTGTTAATTTAGTCAGGAACAATGAGTCTGTACTGAACAGTGGAGAGACAAACTCTCAGGCGGAGGTCGTAGACGGAAGCCACTCGTATTATGGATTAATTGATTCGACGATAAGTAACAAAACAATTGCCTTGTACTTGAATGTAGGACTAACAAAAGCGAAAGAGATTGTCGGTATGGCGATACAAGACAAGCTCGTAAAAAGGTTCGAAAACGTACAATTTATAACATACGTAGATAATCCTCGTGCTTACATTGAAGCAAACGAACATAACTACCCAATAGGTAAGCTGATTCCGGTATATAGGCACGGGGCAGTTTTCTGGCAAATAGCAAATACCTGGACCTTGTATAAAAAAGGAGCAACAAACAGATGGTATTTTGGAGAGAAGGATATAGAGAAAGGAGAAAAAGAAAAAGTGAGTAAGAAAGACGATTTCAATTTCTTCTTAAAAGACAATACTCATATCCTACGTTTCCTAAACGCAGAAGAAGTTGTTTCCGAAGATGGGGAGATCCTTGGCATAGATCGTAAAAAGACAAAAGAAGAAGAAGCAAGATCATTGGCTTCTGTTATGGCTAAAGAAGCGCACAAAGACTTCTGGGACGGATATGAGCGAAGTACACAAAACCAGATTGTAAGAAAGTACTATCGCGCTATCATAGCAGAAGATAAGAAGCGAAGAATGGACATGTTCTTAAACTGTCTTAAACAATCATACGACAAGGTTAGTGGATGGAGTAAGGAGAAGGTAGCCACAGTAAAAGCAGGCATGGCTGATGCGGAAGCCTGCTGTGCTGAGGTGGGGACGTCCGTTGCCGGTGTCTGCGGTAGAGTAAGTAGGAGAATGAAAACCTATAACAATACCGCTCCTGACAAAAAGGCAGGTTTTAATGAGGTACGGGATATGTATGCTGAGTTCGCCGGCGAGATGGCTAAAGCGGTTGGATCGGTAAGCGAAGATATCTATACGTATGTTAAGGCAGAACAGTTTAAGGAAAAGATAGAGAATATGGATATATCTGCCCAATCATTACCTAATATTGGTACAACAGTAGATAATGATAAAGAATTAGATGGTGAATCTGTATTCAAGGATATACCATTTGAAGAGCTATCATTCTATAATGATACCTATCTTTATCCTATATCTCAGTATTCATCATTGTAATGTTTGGTACTTGAGAGAGGGTCTGTTCTTAGTAGTCGCCGACAGAGCCGAAAAACGATAATCTCGTAGAACATCGACGGAAACACCCGTTAGCCACCACTATGCCATAACCATATCTATACGAAATCATATTACTGTCTGATCTAAAACTACTTATCCAACTTATTATTTCTTTTTAATCCTAATTAATTCATTTTATATTTTAGGTTTTATTTTATTTTCATACTTTTGTTTTGTAGAACAAAATCAGAAAAAAGATGGCTATAAGTTACGACAAAAAAATCATGGAGTGCGTTCTTCGTTCAGTTATGTCCGAAGGTAATGTCGCACAAGGAAAGGCTATTAAGTCTATTTGTAAGTCACCAAAACCGCTGTTTATAACCGGTAAAGGAGGAAGTGGAAAAGCACAGCCTTTGTATGCTAAAATTTTAACGCCAGATGGTTTTAAGAATATGGGGGATATAAAGGTTGGTGATAAAGTTATGGGCGCAGATGGTAAACAACAGACTGTATTGGGTGTGTATCCACAGGGAATTAGACCTGTATATAAGGTAACTATGAATGATGGTTATTTTACATATTGCGATGAAGAGCATTTGTGGTCATATAGATTATCCAGTCATTATGGTAAAACTCCATTTTCGAGATGCAGTACACTAAAAGAAATTATAAGTACAGGTATCAGGAAGAATGTTAAAATAAAAAATGGTGAAAAACAGCCGTTAAGATATGAAATTCCAGTGTGCCGACCTATAGAATATGAAGAAAAGAAATTTTCTATACATCCGTATGTATTGGGAGTTCTTATAGGTGATGGGAGTTTAAATGGTAATATGGCTATTTTTTCTTGTTCTGATTCTGATGTAGAAATAAGAAATAGAGTAGAGTCATTTCTTGGAGAAGATTTTCTATTGAGTAAAAAAAAGGAACATCCAGCCATCACATGTCCTCAATACAGTGTGATTCAAAAAAATCATACAAAAGGTGGTGGGTTTATAAATAGGATAAAGGATTTAGGACTAAATGTTACGTCTGGGTATAAATTTATACCAGAAGAATATAAACTTGGCAGTATCGATCAGAGAATGCATTTGTTAAATGGTTTAATGGACACCGATGGAACATGCTCGAAAGAAAGAAATAGATTGACGTATTCTACTACAAGCAAGAGATTGGCTGAAGACATTGTTGATCTTGTACAGTCGTTAGGTGGAATAGCTAAGATAAATACGCTTTTTAGACCTGATAAGAAATACGTGTATGAATATACCGTAAGAATAAAAATGTACGATAATGTATTTACATTAAAAAGAAAAAAAGAAAGATATGTTCCTAATCCGGCAAGAGTTTCAAGGTATATAGAAAGCGTGGAAAAGGTAGATGATTCTGAATGCGTATGTATAAAAGTATCAAATAAAGACGAGTTGTATATAACAGATAATTATATTGTAACTCATAATACTACTTTCCTTAAGCGTATTATACCGGCATTAAAAAATGCGGTTGTTGTAGCTCCTACAGGTGTTGCTGCTGTTAATGCAGGTGGTCAAACCATTCATTCATTTTTTAGAATAGGAATGCAGCCGTATATACCTGAAATACGAAAAGGTGCGTTTATGGATAACTGCGAATATAAATTCAACGGAGGTTCGGAAAAGATTTTACAGAATATAAAGTATCTTATCATAGACGAGATTTCTATGGTTCGCCCTGATCTTCTTGACAACGTAGCTGATATACTTCGTCATGCAAGAGGAGACAAGGACCCGTTTGGCGGCGTGAAACTTATTATGGTAGGTGATTTATTTCAACTTCCGCCAGTAATTAAGGAGGATTTTTTTAGAGAAATATACGATACATCTTACTTCTTTAGCTCCAAGTCTCTAATGGCTTCTGGTATGGAAATGGTTTCTTTTGAAAAAATATACCGTCAGAAAGATGAGAAGTTTATTAGTGTCCTTAATAAGGTGCGTGAAGGGCAGATGGATGATGATGTATTTGATACAATAAACAGCAGATGTATTCAGTCTGATAATAATCAAGGATATGTTGAGATTGTAACTACCAACTCAAAAGCTACGGCTATTAACGAAATGAGAATATCATCGTTACCAGGCTCTTTAATAAAATTAGAAGCTGTTATAAACGGTGATTATCCTAAAGATGCTCCGGTTGAAAAAACTCTTTTCTTGAAAGAAGGATCAAGAGTTATGATAACAAGAAACGGAGGAGAGTACTTCAATGGCTCTCTTGGTACTGTATTATCTATAAAAAAGGGGGAGATTGAAGTAGTCCTTGATAAACCAAAGGATGATGAGCATACTAAGGTTGTTATAACACCATGTTCGTTTGAGAAAGTAAAATACGTCAGAAACGGATATAAGATAGAATCTGAAGTAGTAGGAGCTATTATTCAGTATCCTATAAAAATAGGTTATTCTATCACGATCCATAAAGCTCAAGGCCTGACATTGGATGCGGCTATGATGGATGTATCTAATTCTTTTGAAACAGGACAGCTATATACGGCTCTTTCAAGAGTAAAGTCTCTTGATGGATTATATCTTCGTCAACCTATTCCTAAGACGGTAAAAACCATCGATCAGGTGGTGATAAACTTCTATAAAAAGACTCTTGGTAATGGAGGTATTGTGAAACCGGTTCCAATGGAAGAGCTTGAAAAGTCAATGATTAATTTGTCAACCGGATCTGAAATAGATTTTGCAGAGTTTAATTTATAAAAAAATGTAGTTATGAAAACAAAAGAAGAAAAACAAAAGAAATTTGTGACAGAATTTGAAATCAATGGAGAAAAGTATGGTTGATATATTTATGCTACAACTTTTTCAGAAGCTGAAGATTTTGTTAGACAAAGAAAAGCGACAGAGAAAGTTGTAGGTGGTCCGTGTTTAGAACAAGAAGAAATTAATCGTCTTTATAACCATTCCTCTTAGAATTTTTAATGATTCTTGTTTGTTGGCATAACCTTGAGATGGTGATACTATAGTATATAAGTACCTAATAAGAATATGGCAAGAGTAGATAAAATATTTCAAGACAATTTGGCTCTTATAATGAGCCAGCCGTGGGAAGAGGTAAAGCGACCGGTCTACGGTGACGGGACAGGCGTCAAGGTGAAGCGCATCCTACAAGTATGTAACCAGTACGATCTTCGTCGGGAATTTCCTCTTGGTTCACTTAGACCTACTAATCTTAAAAACTCCATAAAAGAAATATTGTGGATTTGGCAAAAAAGATCGGTAGACGTCAAAGATCTTGGTCTTCATATCTGGGATCAGTGGGCTGATGATAATGGAAAGATAGAAGGATGTTATGGAGATATGGTGAACAGACATGTTTATATGGGAACCGGAAAAGCTCCAGATGGTATGACAGATATCCATGATGGTCTTTACGGTTTTCTTAACCAAACAGATTTAATTCTTTGGTCACTCAAGAATGATCGTTCGTCAAGAAGAATAGTAGCATCCATGTTCGATCCTGAAACCAATGGACTAAAACCTCTTCAAGAATGCGCGTTCCAGATTAATTTATCTGTTAAAGGAGATGAGTTGTATATGACGCTTTATCAGCGCAGCCAGGATATGATTACAGCTTCTTACTGGAATGTAGCTCAATATGCGGCGTTGATGATGATGTTTGCTCATGACGCCGGGTTAAGGCCCGCAGTTTTCACTCATTTCATCCAAGATATGCATGTGTATGACCGTCACGAAGAACAGGCAAACGAGCTCCTCCGTCGCTCTCTTTTCGGCCCGGTTCCGCAGGTTACTATCTCGTCTCGTATGGAAGGGAAAGGATTTTATGATTTTGTAGCTGATGATTTTGAGGTATGGAATTATGAACCAAAGGAGCAAATCAAATTTGAGGTTGCGAAATGAAAATAAGCATAGATAGAAGAGCCAAAATGATTCCTATTATGGAAATCAGTTCCGGCGATGAAGTTAATATCGGAGGTTTTGATTATGTTGTTGAAAACATACTTCCGTGTAGGAAAGGATCTTATGATGCGTATGGAATTAGGTTGGTCATGTCTTCTTACAAACATGGCCAACTTGTAAGAAAAGTAGATAGTGTTTTTTCTATCGATTCTATTTTAGTATTTCTCCCTAAAGGAGATTCTGTTGTAGTAGAGTGCTCTTATAGAGAACTTGAAGAATATTTCCCTAAAATATAGTGTAATGACAGGCGAAGAAAAATGTAATAGATGTGAGCAGTTTGGACCAAATGGTCTAACTGATTATCCATGTAAAAGGATTCCATCAAGGAACTGTCCTTGGTTTATAAAAATATCGGATAAGAAATATAAGAAGATTCTTGCCGATAGGGTGAAAAGAATTAAGGAGAATGAGAAACTTAAGCAGGAAATGATGAAAGATCAGGATCTTGTTGAAGAAGTAAAACAAAACACAAAAAAATTAATGCAATGAAAAAGAAAAATATAAAACCAGAAGAAGTGGAAGTCGTTATTCCTAAAGAAGTAGAGGCTATTAACATATGTGGAGATATCAATAGTTTTATAAAACATATTATATATGTCAGCTTGGATAAGGTGAGTAGTGATAGGGCGTTTGTTAATAACGATGTTCTGTATATGGTTACATACGCATCTATAAAAGGTGAAAATATACCTGTTGGGGTATTAGCAAAACAAAAAGAAGCTGAAACAGAAGATATCGCTATGCCGTTTGAGGATATTGGAAGGGACGTAAATGTCGTGTATCCTATTGAGATAGGAAAGATGTTTAAAGGATTTTACATTCTTGGTAACGGTGCTGTGGCTATTGATTACGAACTTACAGACAATGGCGGTTTTGACAATGATGACGGCATTGGTAAAATTGACATGAATCTAAATTGATATATTATGGTATTATATATAGCAGCAGACCCGGGAAAAGATGGAGCCATAGCCTGCATCGATCAGGATAGCAAACTAATATCAAGAATCTCCACTCCAAGAATATCAGTTTCAGGACCAGTAGACTTGACTAAAGAATATGTTTTTTGCCGGGATACGATCGTAGAAAACAATCCTGATAGGGTAGTATTTGTCATAGAGGACGTCCACGCACTGTACGGGGTCAGCACATCCTCTACAGCCTCCCTCATGGAGAACAAAGGCCAACTGCATGGGCTGTTCCTCTCCCTCTGCATGGCATTTACGGACATAAGTTGCTCCGTTAATTTCATAGCCCCTAAAACATGGCAGAAATTGGTTTGGACGCATTCTGATAAGGTTATGGAAGCCAGTAAGGTAAATACTAAGAAAACGTCATTGGCTTGCGCTAAAAGGCTGTGGCCAAACGATACGTTCGTTAAAAACGAAAGATGTAAGACAGCCCATGACGGTATAGTTGATGCGATGCTTATAGCAGAAGCAGCAAGAAGAACAATTTAATCTATTTTAAATCATTTTAAATCCAATTAATTCAAAATTAGATTTTAAAATAATACATTTGCAGTGTTAGATAATCATAATCGTAGGTTTTAAAAAATGAAAGTAAGAGTTCCTGGCATACTAATGAATGAGAAACTTTCAAACATTTCAAAGATGTTTGATAAGGTTCTAAAGGATTGTGTCACATCGAATATAAAAATTACTTTATATTTTGATCATATCCGGATACAAGCCATGAACGAACGTATAACATATACGGATGATATTTTCGATGTGAATACTGATATTTCTTGTGACCATAAGTTTTCTCTTTTAGTAGATGCCGGGACTCTTATTTCGTTTTTTAAAAATCATAACCAGGATATAGAGATAGAGATTAAAAACGATTACAGTATCGTTTTTAAATACGATAGAGGATCTTTTTCTTCTACTTGGATTGAGGATAAGGCTTTCCCTGATTTCTTTTATCCTGTAGGTGACGGTATTCGTGTTATGAGCTCGTCTTTCATTCAGTCTATGAAAAGATCTTTTGCGTTTGTTGGATCGGATGAATTTAGACCGGCTATATGCTCGATTCTTCTTAATGTGAAGAAGGACTATATTGACATTGTTTCTACTGATATGTTCCGTCTGTTTATAAACAGGAAAGAGTATGCTAATGCAGTAGAAGAAAGGTCGATTATGTTAAGTGAGGTCGCGGCTTCCATCTTATACCGCTTTCTGTCTGATAAGGATACGGAGATCAGTATTTCCACAGATGGTGTTAGGACGTTCTTATGTTTTGATAATGTGATTATATCGGATATGAACGTAGAACAACAGTATCCTAACTACGAATACGTATGTAATAAATTCGAAAAATCGTCGAGGGTTAAGTTTGATAGGGATTTGCTTATATCTGTTCTTAATTCCATGACTTTAGTGGATAATGTTGTCAATGTTAAGGTAGATGAAGAAAACGGCATAACGGTAATGTCTGAGGATTTTGGAAATAGAAAAAAGATAATAGAATCAATGCCTTTGAATGCGCTTGAAGGCCCGTGTTTTAATTTTTCTATCGGTAAGGAAAATATACTGTCTTCCGTAAAATCACTTATAAAAGGAGATGTTGTCATGGATTGGTCTGATCAGTATAAGATGATAAAGATGTTCAATCCTAAATACGAATCAACATACGTCTTAAATCAAACATTGTATAATCTATAAACAATTAATAATATGGCTTTTAGAGAAAACAGAAGTTTTGGTACAACTTATTATTTGTATATTAATTCAGATGGTAACTTGTATGAAAAAAGTAACGAACCAAAAGAAGGTTTTGTTCAGCACATAAATCCTAATAGCGGTCAGCCGGCGGGATATTGGAAAGAGTATTATAATGGAGTAGTTGGATACATTAACTACATCGGGTTAAAGTCAAGCTCTTTCTCTAATGGAAATACTGTTACTAATTTCCTTATCGTATTAAAAGATTACGAGCTTAATGAAAACTATTGTATTTCCATACCTCTCGTCAATCAAAAAGGAAATATCAAGGGCTTTGTTAAGAGCTTCGTAAAATACTACGAAAACATCGATTTCAGTCGTGAAATTTATTTCAATGTCTTTAAGAAGAAGAAAGATGACGAGTTTGGATCTTCGGAGCTTATTATCGCATATGCCGGAGTAGACGGAGAAAAAGATCAGCTTGTTGAACGTTTTTATAAAAAAGGCGTAAATGGTTGGCCTGACCCTGTTGAAGTTACAGGATTTGATGGCAAGAAAAGCCTCGATTATTCAGCTCAAAACAACTTTACTTATCAGAAGATTACTGAATATTCAAACAGGTTCAATGCTTCTATTAAAGATATAAGAGCAGGTATAATGGCTAAATTAGGTTTAGGAGGAAATACTCAGCAAGAGCCTACAGCTCCTCAGACTTATCCCCAGCAGCCGGCAGAGCCTCAACAGGTTCAACAACCTCAGTCTGTTCCGAGTGCTATTCCGTATCAGAATTACCAACAGCCTGCTCAACAGCCTGCTCAGTATCAGGCCCCGGCTCAGCCGGCTGCACCTGCCCCGGCACCTACCACAAGGAGCACTAAGCCTCAGCATCAGACGCAGCCGCAGCCGCAAGCGCAGATGCCGAACTTCCCTCCTATGGAAGAAGATGACCTTCCATTTTAATATAAACATCAGCCCAGGAGAATAACATCTCTTGGGCTTTTAAAGATTGTGTAGAATGATGGTAGAAATAGTTACAAGATTTCCCCTTATTAAACTTCGTAGGAAAGTGACAGAAGAAAGGATTATGGCGAAGCATGGGGATAAATTATGTATGATCTACTCAGAAACCAGAGAAAAATATAAGCAAGGAGATGAGTGGGTCGATGATCCTAATGATGCAGACATAAGTACTTTTCGTGAGTGCTATGAATCAACGAAGGACATAAAAAAAGAAGGTATTGTTTATTGTACTATAAAAATATGATCATGGACAAGTTAGAAGACATTGAAAGACTTCTTTCTGAAAAAGAAGATAACAAGAAGGATGCTGTTTCTGAAAAGAACAACAAACATAAAAAAGAAGATAAGGTCGTTAATAAAATACCTGAATCGTATTTGACTCCAGGTTATCAGAAGACTATTCAGGTAGGTATTAAGAAACTGTATCCTGATGTCGTTGCACCTGAATACAAACATGATGGTGATGCATGTTGTGATATTCGTGCATATAGAGTGGTGAAGATGGTGAATGACATGGGAGTGGAAATAGATGTTCCTTCCGATTTTGAATCAATCACCTTATATCAAGGTGATTCTGTTAGAATCGGAACCGGCTTCAAGTTGAATATCCCAGAAGGATGGTGTGTGAATGTGGAAGGAAGATCAGGATTCTCTTTTGACGAGGGGGTGGTAGTTACTAACGCGCCCGGTAAATGCGAATTTACTTACAAAGGAGAGTATATGGTCAATCTTACTAAAGTCAATAAAAAACCGACCGTAATCCATAAAAACGATCGAATAGCTCAGATGGAAATCGTTCCACAATACAAAATGGTATTGGAAGAAGTGACAGATATTGAGGTAGAAGACGGAAATGAACGTGGAGAAAAAGGTCTTGGTAGTTCTGGAGTTAAGTAATGTTTAAATATTTTGAAAATGAGCATGTTAGGTTTTACATTCATCACAGACAGCAAGCTGTCAATGTACAGGGAGAAAGCTATTAAATCCGAAAATCTTGCAAAAGAAATTGAGGAAATGCAGGATAAGGCTGATTTTTACAAGGAAAGGATTTCCGAACTTAAGTCAGATATCGCTTCAAAGGATAAAGAGATTTTATCTATTGGCAAAGATCTTTCTGAGTCTAAGGAAAAGATTGACGCCTTGAAGGAAAATCAGAAAAAGCTGATAAAAAGCGTCAAGAAGAAAACGGAAGAACTTGATGCGGCCAAGGCTGATCTTGACAAAGCTAAGTTCGATCTTGATGAGGCTAATTACAAAATCAGTAACTTGGAAGAAAAGAAAAACAGTATATCATTTGAATTAAAAAAGAAATCAAATGCATTGATTGAAGCCAGGATCAGAATCGGAGATTTGGAAAATGAGGTTTCGGTTGGAGCCAAGGCAATACAGGAGTTAGAATCGAAGTTGAAATTAATGCAAGTAGAATTAAGAGGCTACCAGATAGGTATAATCGGTAAAGACAAAAACGATGTCGCTGAGCCGGAATTGGATAAAGATGAGGAGTCAGATAAGGATGTGGCAGAATCGGAGAAATTTGATGAAAATAAAGAAGTGAAATACAATACGCTTCTTGATACAGATGTGATTCAGGAAGAAGCCGGTGACATTGTGGAGCCCGAAAACGAAGCTGAACGAGTAAAAGACACTAAAAAGAAGAAGAAAAAAAAGAAGTAGGTATTTTAATCCTTTTTATATTTTAATGTTTGCCATATTATGGGTTAGTACTTAACTTTGCGTTGAGAGAGTTTTTAGGATAATTATTGGTTAATATTTAGCTGTTATATGCAGGCGTCTGTGAAGGCTCCTGCATATTTTTAAGGTCCTGTAGCTTAGTGGTGAAAGCAAGATGCTCATAACATCGAGATCGTGGGTTCAAATCCCTCCGGGACCACTGTCCAATGGTGTAGTGGTAGCACAACAGATTTTGGTTCTGTTAGCGGAGGTTCGAATCCTCCTTGGATAACGATTAAGTTTTTGTGGAAATGTTAATTATCTCAGTGTTTGCGGTGTGTGAACATAGCAAACATTAAATGGCCCATTAGTTTAATGGATAAAACCTTTGAGTCCTAATCAAAAGTTGCCTGTTCGATTCAGGCATGGGCTACATGGCTTGTTGGATGAGTGGTTTAGTCAGGGGTCCGCAAAACCTCGTATGGCGGTTCGATTCCGCCACAAGCCTCTAAAAAAAGTAAGACAATGAACTACCCAGAGCAACAAATGCTTAAGATCCTTAATAGGGATCTGTTAAGTAATCCGATGTATGTTATCAACAATCTTCATATATACGATTGGGAATCTGACTTCCTGGCTATAACAAGATCGTTGTACGCTTATGAAGTAGAGGTCAAGATGTCTAAACAAGATTTCTTTAACGACTTCAAAAAGGATAAAAAACATAAGGTTCTTAAAGACGGCATTATTAAGGTAGGTGGTGTCATAAGCTATCCTCCAAACTATTTCTACTACGCCTGTCCGCCTAATATGATTGACGTAAGTGAAGTTCCGTCTTATGCCGGGCTGATTTATGTCGATGTTAGTAAAAATAGGAAGAACGTCGTTAAGGTCGCACCTTTAATTCATAGACAGAAGTTTGATGTAGTGGGTAGGAAACTGGTGGATAAGTTTTACTACAATATGCTCACTTGGAAGAAAAGAGCTATTTCAAACGTGTATGCTGACCCGGCCAAGGAAAGAGAGAAGGGCGTTCGTGCCGGGGCTGAGGCTGTGAGGAAGTCGGCCTGGGATGCGTTCAGGGCGCAGTGCCCGCACATTGCTTTCCCCTATGGAAAAGAATTTCCGATGTGCGACGATCACGAACAAGATCATCCCATGAGAGACTGCATACTTCAGTGTGAAAAAGGTAGAATATTTAAAAACAGATTGAAATGAGCACCCCACGTGAATTAAGTAGAATAGCTAATAGGATAGCCGGTAAGATGACTGATGATGGATGGGTTAGCCCCGGTAGAAAGAATCTCGTTTCCGATAAGAAGGTTATGGAGTTAATAGATTCGATTTTTAATGAAATATGGAGGGAATTAGATGACGGTAAAAGAGTCCATATCAGGAAACAGATGATTTTCAAAAAGATTTTTGTCAGTAGGCAAAAAGATAAATACTACATACAATGCATAGAAAAAAGGGACGCCAAATAGACGCCCCTTTTCTTTTTCTGTAAGTAATTGTTATTTCATTACTTTCCTTACCAACTTAGAAACAGCTTGTGTGATAGTCCACCTGATGTTAGAATTAACATTGATAGTCTGAGGAGTACCGTTTGCATCCAAGTTAATTACCTCCTTGTCTATTTCCAAGAACGGATCACCTGCTGTCTGGGTAATAACTGTATTAGCTGTCTGACCACCAGCGGCCGTAACCTTAAGAGTATTTACCAGATCGTTTATATTAGTGTTCGCTGCAATACCGGAAAATACGATACTGAAAGTGAAAGATCCTGTTGCGCCAGGGTCGTTGGCAATAACAGCGCCGTTGTTGGTAGCCTTGCCTGCTGCTTGATAGGAGGCTGGTATTTCCAGCGTCAGAGGATGAGTCTCGTCCGGAGTTAAGGAGAACGTTAATTTAGTTGAGTTACTTGTACCGTTGATTGTTACAGTACCACCTCCTTTTCCTACTGATGCAGTAGGATCTATTTTTACAAACTCAGCTGCCGCAGCTTGGTTGATGGTAGCAGCTTTCTTAACACCGCCTGATTCGGCACCAAATTCTACTTGTTGCGTGCGCTGTACACGACCTTCGTATTTTTCACCTGATACGGTGACTGCCTGATCACCGTCACCTGATCCCGGATTGAAGGTTACAAAACCTATTTTCAATTCTGCCATGACATAAATAATTTTGTAGTTAATTAACATCTTGACAAATATAGGTTTATTATACGAAAATCATATTATTCATATTCATAAATTAAAAGTTATCTTTATCCCAAAATAAGACAATCATGAGAAGAAGATTTTTTAACAAAATAGGGGGGGGTAATCTCCCTACTGATAATTTTATGGTTTTTGATAAATCAGTATCAGATCCGGCTAATATAACAATAAGCGAAGACGGCGATTTTTTATATAGGTTGATTACCAGTGGCTTTTATAGAGTTCTTTGCAAGAGTGCTATGGGAGGAGGAGAGGTTTTTGTATGTAGATTAAAAGATAACGACAGTAACTTCTATATTGATGGTAGTCCGGCTGTTCTTACCGGAGAAGAAGGTGATGTGATGGTCGTTTTCTTAGAATTTTGGTATAAGTGGTATAAGGTGGATGATAATAGATTTCTTTATCATTTTGCTGATCATGATATCGACGGTACTTACATTCATGTCCCGCAATCTCTTGTTGGAGCATATAAAGGATATGTGTCTTCAAATAGACTATATAGCTGGAGTGATGTTACTCCTACGACGAACGTATCATTATCTGATTTCAGAAGTTACGCAAAAGCGCGTGGCACCGGGTTCCAGGTGATAGATTTTCAACAACATTGTGTAATTGCTATGATGTTGTATGCTAAGTATAAAACACGTAACCTACAAGGCGTATTAGGACCCGGTGGCGCAGGAAGTAGCCCGGCTACAACAACGGGAAGCAGCAACGCAACCGGCGGTGCGGATACCAAAAACGAAAGTTCAAAGTATGTTTGCGGCTTAGGACTTGAAGGTGTATTTGGCGGTATCTGTGAATGGGTTGAAGGTGTAGAAATAAACAACCGAGTTTGGAAAATCACCGACCCGGACGGTTCGACTCGCAATGTGAACGCCGAGACTTTCAGCGGTTGGATAATAAATATAGCAGCCGAAAATGGTCCGTTTTTTGATGTGGTGCCGACACAAGTTGGCGGTAGCGATTCCACGCATTATTCAGATTACTATAGTCGGACATCAGACAGCTCCCTTGTTTTGGCGCGCTCCGGTTACCGCTCGTATCCGACTGGCGGCGTGGCGTATACGGATGCGGCTTATGATGCGTCGGACATGGATTCGAGCTACGGTTCTCGTCTTGCTTTCCACGGAACCATATCCGAATTGGCTCCAAGGCAATTCAAAAGATTACCCGTATTATAATATCATATTTTAATTGTTTTTAAATTGTATTGTTAATATTATTACGTATATTTGCGATACAATTTAAAAACATTATATCATGAAGATAAACTTTTTAAGCAGTAAGGTCTATGTAGGATCTAAGACAAAAGAAGCTAAAATCAGAAAGCTTTCTATTAGCAAAGATCGGATTATGACCATATCGGTAGATAACCTGAAATGGATGGGGGTCGAAGATGCGGTTCTGATTGGTATGGAAGAAGGAGCTGAGTTTAAAGGGGTATTGGATTCTAATTTGTATATAGCTCCTTCTAAGGTAGAAGACGAGAGATCGTTTTTATTAAATAAACAAGGTGAGAAATATAGACGTATTTACCTCCGTGATGTACTGTCTTCGCTGGGTTGGGATATCGGTGATAATCAGTATGCGGTTTATGATATTGTGAAGATTAAGGACGAAGATGGTGTGTTCTGCCTGGTTCCGAGAGAGATTAAGAAAAGCAAGTTTGAAAAAGGAGAATGATATGGTACAAGATATTGATATAAAATCCAAACGAATATTATTGTTTGATTTTGATGGAACGCTTATAGAAACCGCTTCTGGGAATACGTTCGCTACAGACTTGACAGATATGAGGATTAAGATGGATGTGGTGAATAAGGCTCTTGACCTCATGCAGGAGAACGGTGTTAAGGTATTTGCTATCGTAAGCAATCAAGGAGGAGTAGAAGCTGGGTTTGTTTCTGGAGCTGATATTGAAGCTAAGATAGAATACGTACTGAGGTCCGTACATGATCTGGCGGTAAAGAGAGGCATAAGAGGCGTCCTATATGAAAAAAGGTTGTGTTATTCAAATGACGAACAAAATCCGATGAGGAAGCCTAACACGGGCATGATTGATGATATTCTTATGAAGTGTAAAGACGCGGTAATGCGCGGTATGAATTTCAGTCAACTTAAGGGATGTTCGTTGATGGTCGGGGACGCCAGTGGTCTGCCAGGTCAGTTCTCTGATTCGGATAAGGTATGTGCTGAGAATGCCGGCATTGACTATATGGACGTTATCACGTTTGTTGGTAAATAATTTTAGGTAGTTATGTGCAATATTATGAAGGTGAATAAAACGGCGATAGTTTATCATAAATCGGATTTGGATGGCGTTGTATCGGCAGCCATCGTAACCATGTACGAAAACAGTAAAAACAAGGATGTTATTTATATCCCGTATTCGTATGAAGATGATGTTAAGAAAGTTACCAGCAAGGTGCGTGACTTAGATGCTGTTTATGTTCTTGACGTGTCTTTCGGAGCCGATTCTAAAACTATTTTCAAAGAGTGGCTTGATGAAGGGAAGAGCCTGATGTGGATAGATCATCACAAGGGAATTATTGAGGACAGTAAGACATGGGGATTTACTGTTCCAGGGTTGAGAAGAGTCGGTGTCGGTGCGTGCGCTCTGGCCTCGGACCTGCTGATGGGGAAGGTGCCGGCGATCGTCCGGTGCTTGTCAGACTACGATGTGTGGAATAAAGAATCCGGTTTAGGCTGGGATACGGTAGTGGCTGTCCAGTATGCCTTGAGATCAAAAATAAGACTCAATGTATTGATTGCATTGTCGTATTTATATGATCATTTTAAAGAAAATATGAAAGACAATGAAATTGATCTTATTTTTTATGATCTTGCTAAAGAAGGACGTGCTATAATTAACTACGTAGCTGGTAAAAACGAAGATGAGGTAAGTAGGTACTCGTTCGAAGCGCACGTCGATGAGGTGAAGGTTGTAGCGATGAATACCGCTGAATCAGGTTCTAAGGTATTTGATTCTCTTACACCGGACTGGTTAGACGGTAGAAAAATTAAAGCCCTGATGCCATTTTGTATCATGCCAGGTGGTAAAGTTAGGTTCTCTCTTTATGAATGCGTAGAAGACGGCGTAGATTGCTGTGAGGTAAGTAAGAGATTCGGTGGTGGAGGACATGCTGGTGCTGCTGGATTCGTTATAGACGTATCAAGTGACCAATTTAAGGACTTCCTTGAAAAGCACAAACTTACTTCAATTCAATAGATAAATAAGGTTATATTTTAAATAGGATTGGTTAATATCAATCCTATTTTTTTGTGTTGTGTAGAGAGGTATGTGTGATGGGAGAGAGATAAAAAAGGGTTTGTGTGATGGGGGAGAGGTATCAGAAAAAATGTTTATGTAAGGTGGGAGAGGTATCAGAAAAAATGTTTATGTAAGGTGGGAGAGGTATCAGAAAAAATGTTTATGTAAGGTGGGAGAGGTATCAGAAAAAATGTTTATGTAAGGTGGGAGAGGTATCAGAAAAAATGTTTATGTAAGGTGGGAGAGAGGGGGTACCTATCACGAACCTCCCGCCCCCGAAACGCGTTTTCTCCCCCACACCCCCTTCGCTGGAAAACCGGAAACGCGTTTTTATCTTAAACCCACAAACTCGCTGATTATCAATATTTTATTTAATTATCTGTAAACCAATGTGTTGTAGATAAACTATTGATTATAAGCCACTTAAATAAATATATATTTTACATATTAATGTACGCGCATAACGTCTTGTCTGTGTGTTTTGTAACTCACTGATAATCAGATAATAGAATCGAAATTAATACAAATTAACAAAAAAAAGATAGCATATATATTTGTAGTATTGATAAATGTCGTATATTTGCGTCGTGATCAAGAGAGATCTCGAGTTGACATGATGAACTTATATAGTGTACCCGTTGGGCTAACTATATTTGTATCTGTTAATTGCCTGCGTTGTGGGCTATTAAATTGAATATCATTTGTTTAACAATTAAAATATATTGGAATTATGATTACAAAAAAGAATGTAAACAAGCTGCAAAACGCTGTTATTAAAGAGAATGCCTCTAATTTGGTAGGTGCGGTAAAATTGTACAACGCTTTATTTGCAAATGGTGCAGACCTGAAGGCTGTTTGCAAATCATTGGAAATACCTTTAGAGTATGCCACAAAAGTGGCAGCACTCGCAAAGGATAAAAAACGTTTAGTTACTGTATGTAGTCAAATGTTACCTAAAGTTGGTGACACCTTTATTAAGTTTACGCTTTACTCTAAAGTGTATAAAGATAATAAGATAGACAAAGAGAAAGGAATTGAGGCAAAAACGGCTGATTGGTGCGCTGATAATGTGGTTTATGGCAGTGAATATAAACCTTTCGGATTTGCAACCGCGGAAACGTTGGAAACGAAAAGTAGTGCAAAATGGATCGTTAAAGAGACGGACGAGTATAAATCTACTTATGTGGCCGTTAAGATCAAATCTTATTCGATTCGTACCGTTGCAAAGTGTGTATCTGAGTATTTAGCACACGAAAGCAATCAGCAGTGAAAAAACAAGGTTGGGCGCGTACCTTAACGCGCCTGTACGCCGTTGTCGGTGGGTGCACGTCCCGCGTATGCTTTAGACTGAAGCCGGCAAAACAGAGAGTTATTTTACATATTGGGGATAAATATACCGTTGCCCTTGCCGTTGGCAATTAAAGGGCCGGTATTACTGCATGGACTATCCGAATAGGTATAGTTCATGTTAGGTATGTGAGTATAGTTTAGAAAACATACCGTTGTACGAGGTTTGTCTCCGTTCGGGAACGTGTCTTACTGATCTACACGTAAAATAGGATTGGGCTGTAGATTAAATTACAGGGTATGAGCATGTAACCTATCATGTAGGAGCATCTTATATCAAAACGCAAGGACACAATCGCCTTTATGTGTGGCTAAGTTGTGTGGCAGACGGAAAATATAATAACAACATAGTACGGGCCTGTACACAAGAACTACGTACTAATTACGGGCTGTTGGTTGTAGCATAAAATTCGTACAGGATAGGAATGCGTGTCCGGTTCGATTCCGGAGCAACCTCTAAATTATAAACAATATAATAACATGGAAAGGAAATTTAAATCTTATATGGTAGACGTCCGCGGTCTGTCCAGGAAAGAAGCTAAAGAAAAGCGGAAAAGAGCGTATCGTGAATTTATGTTGTATCGTGATCTCAAAGAAGCGTATCATGCCGATACGGGAAAGGACAAATGCAAACGCAAAGTCCATACATCACGAACATACGTGAAGGAAAACATAAACAGTATTTAAACAGGAGTAGGGTTGTTCCGAATATCGGAGCAGCCCTATTTTTGTATCCTACTCTTTCTATTTACGGGTAGGATATTCTGAGAGTGAACGGCGGATGTGAGCTATATTGGTCTAAAACGAAACTAAAATATGATAGTTTGGATATAATGCCGGTATTTTGTCTATATCATGTCGTTAAAATTGGTCTAAAACGAAACTTTAGGCGGTTTTCTGACCCAAAATAGGGTGTCGGATGCCGCCTTTTTCGTCTCTATGGATTGAAAATTAAGCTTATTGTATTTTTCTCAAAAATGAGGTATGCTTGATTATCAATTAGTTAGGTTTTATAATACCCGTATTTTCGGACACACTTATTGTATTTTTTTATTTTATGTGGTGGTTTTTATTAGTAGCTGACTTGTATTTTCTGTCGGTTGGTATTCGTTCTATGTTGGAGTACGGACCGGATCAGTATAATATTGTAATGGTCTTTTGCTTTTCTTTATTGGCTTTGATTATAGGTTTAAATATCTATTTTGATAGGAGGAGCAGACGGTAGGGCGTGGGCTGAAGGCTCTCTATTCTCTCTATGGAATGATATTATCTCTAAATACCCCATACTTCATGCCAGAGTATAAGCCTGTATCGCTCTCCGTATGCCGGTAGTGAGGCTGAGAGCGCAGGTTCTATGCGGAAAGCCGGAGAGTTAGCCGGGGTTGGAGAGGGGGGAGAGGGAGGGCACTCT